CCCCCTTTATTCTCGAGAAACAAAAAAAATACAGCTTTAATATATAAGAGAGATATAGATTGCGTGATGAAAACAAAACCCTTTGTAAATCAAGTTGGAAACAAGACGGGGAGTCTGTTGTCTTTTCTGTTAATGATTTTGTGTGTGTTATTAATTCTTGCAGTCGGTGGACACTTGTCATCCAAATATTTTCAAGGCTTGGGGACAGACGGAGCCGCACCGATCATGTATCCTCCCCGCCAGATGCCAATGATGTTTTCCGGCGTGGACGAGAATGGCATGGGGGGTGCACTCTACGGTGGTGGAATGGGTGGGGGGATGTTTGGGCTCAGTGGGAATGGGATGGCCTGGCCCCCCGATGTGTTACGTAACCCTTACGCAGCACCCATGAAAGATGATCGATATCTTGTGGGACCCCCCATGTTCCCTATCAACGTTTCCACCAACCCTGGGGCAGTAGATACGTCCTACCGACAAGTTGGAACATTGTCTCCAGATTGGGGTCGTGGGGGAGATTGCTTAGGGTGCAAGAAGGGAACCTGTGATGGCAACAATTGCAAAGGGGGAAATCAACCAGATGGAGATCTGTTGATTCTCATGGGACGTCCGTTGTTTACCAACCGAGACATGTGGCAATATTACGCGATCAGTAACCAGCGCAATGGGGTGAAATTACCCGTTCGGGTGAGTGGGAAGAATGCCACCAACGAATACGGCGTGCGTGAATTAAATGGTGGGGAAGTAATTACAGTAGATGGTTACAATAAGCGTTACCAAGTCGGCTTGTATGAGTCAGATACGATCCGGTATTTGCCATCTTTTTGAAAAAAAAACAAACAAACAAACAAAAATAGGAAATGTTTTGTCAAAAAAAAAAATGTCTTCTGTTAGTATAAAATGCCCACCCAAACAATCTCACAATTCTGTAATAAACTCTACAAATCTGCAGATATCCAATCTCAAATTCACGACACCTGGGAAACGATTGGTGCTCCAAACTACATCAGTATAAGGGGTAAACAGCCCACCAAGACTTATTACAAAGATTACATCAGACATGTCAGACGGGAATTCTTACAAAAGTGTAAGAACCAATACTTAAATAGGGTTCAAATTGCGGGAGCTTCTCGACATCGTAAATCAAGACGGAAACGTAACAAATCTAAAACTGTTAGACGCCGTTAGTCTGGATGGAGGGAACTTAAGGTTCATCTCTCTTCTAGACATTTCGCCCCTCCTTTTCTCCCGCATTCATTCCTTTCGTTGTTTTTTTTTTTATATTTTAGTATGATATAGAACAAAAAAAAAATGCTTCTTCCAAATGTTTCGTTTGAAATGAATATGCTTTTTCATTCGGTTGTGATTGCCTTTCTTCTGTATATGATCCTTCACTGCTTTATGAATTACCCCCGACCTGTTGCACAAAAGTATAGTTTGGTGGTGGGATTCTTGGTGTTAATTTACATGTTGGTGTTTGGTCATCAGTTGCCGAGGTTTGGGGTGATGTACTATTAGATTGGGGTGGCGACCCTCGTCCTCCGGACATTCTGCGGAGCAGAATAAAACGCCGCTGAGGGAGGGTGGTGGCGTTGGTAGCAGGGCGTGTGAGGGCAGTCATCATTTTTTTGGAAAGAGGTTTATAATGTGTTTGATTTATCTTCTCAAATAAATTATAATGGATTTCTCGAGATATTCTGAAATACTAGGCAAACCTGGGAAAGGGATCCATACCCATGTGTGTGGGATCGCGATCGCCGATGTCTTCATGACGGTCTTGGCGGCATGGTTGTTCCACCGGGTGTGGCCTCGGTATCCATTCTGGGTCTGGTTGCTTGGGTTGTTTGTGTTGGGGATTTTGTTACACCGGTTGTTTGGTGTTCGCACGGTAGTCGATCGATGGTTGTTTGGGAAAAGGACTTAAACCTTTGGTTCGAAGTCTTAGTATTTTGTAAAATCATTAAAAAAAAGAAAAACACCGATGCACTACTTACCCCTGCAATGCATCCTCCGAAAATCCTTAATTGTTCCTCTTAGTAGAAGGTTCGACGAAGTCATTCTTCTAAGAGATCTTTCCAAGTCGGCTTGGTCACTTCACGGACGTCCTCGTCTCCGGATTCTTCCTACCCAAAGCTTTGCTCTCGACCGGTCCCAGTGGGAGGTGCATGTGCGACAACATCTCATGCCACATAACGGAGAATTGGCCACCACAATTCAGACCTCCTGTTACAACCATGTGGGACGGATGCTGCAATTTGAAAGTATTACTTATTTGACGACTCCCTGGAAGGATTTGTATCAAGCTAGCTATCTGTTGCAGCAAACCTGGAGAACATGTTACCAGATTCCATTGACTGAACCACGCCCCATCGAATGGCATCGTTTTCATTTGTTACAAGATTCTATTCTCGAGAACTGAGAACCAAAGAGAAATAGAGAGAGAGAGAGACAGAGCGAGATATTGTTACACATAATTAAGTTGATTGCTGTTGTTGTTGTTGTTTTTGTTGTTTACTATGTTGGAAGTAGACGAGGGAGAGAGATAGGGAAAATAAACAGACGGCTTGGGTGAAGAGGGGGGAGGGAGGATTGCCGGGGAAACTGCGGGCGTCTGTACCAGGGGTGAGGGTGTGCGAATGTTCACGATCAGCTTGTCAAAATCATCCAATTCCCCATCGAAGTTGTTGTAATTTTTATTGAACGGATCCAACAGTTTGTCGACAAAGGGATTGAGGGAAGTAAATGTCACTCGTCGAGGGGTACATCCCACACCTGTCTGCAACCACTTGATCCAGGTAAACTGGCGATCTTTTTCTCCTTCTTCCAACTCCTTTTCGATCATTTGATCTATGATACAAAAGGCGGATTTCATCATCAGCACCTCGTTCGTCAATCTTCGTTTCAGAGAAAATAAGTAATTGATACGATCTTTGTATTCCGGTGTCGTCAAGTCCAGGTTGGACATCTTTTGCGTGTGGTTGAGGTAGCGAATCTCATTGATGACAATCTTCAAATTGGAAATTGTCTTCTTGCGGTAATCGTCGATCTTCTTTATTATCGAGAAGATGTTGGTGTTGTAAATCAGGGGATAGCGCAGACGGATCACCCGTGGGATGAGAAATTGGTTCGTCTCTTTGATCTCCCCAATCTTCTTCTCGACATCTCGCAATTTGTTCATCATCGTTTCTTCCAAGGAAGTCTTTTTGTCATCGTAGGTCTTGAAGAGGAGGACACTTCCAGACATGAATTCCACCGAATTCTGCAACTTGTCGTATTGATGCGCCGAGATCTTGTGGGCTTCTGAAGCCGCATCCAGTTTAAAGTAATTCACCAACGCCAGCAGGACAGAGATGATGGCATTGACACAAGAGATAATAAAAGGGCCGTTTCCTTTGGCAATGTTCGAAGTGGAAGAAAGAAAAGAGGACAGGACTGTTGCAGAAGTGGAAAGCACAATCGAGGGCATCATCAATTTGTTGAGTTGTTGATCACAGTAATACTTGCTCTCCATGTAAATAATCTTATGACCCTTGAGGTAACTTGCCAAGATATCGAGAGCCGAGGAATATTTGTGATTGACGTCGTTGTATTGTTTGTCGAGAGCTTTTTCCAAGGTTTCGTAACTTACCTTGTTGTAATTCTCGTTGTTTTCCGAACTGTAACTGTCACTTAAATCACTTCCCAGATCATGGGGGACTTCCACATTGTTGTGAATGATGTGAAGGGTTTCTTCTTTGTGGGAAAGTCCTCCGCCCCCGCCGCCGCCTCCTCCTCCAGATAGTCCACGAATTAACCTTAGATCTTGAGGTGTCGACGGAGAAGGAACTTCCTTGTCTTCTTCTCTTTGTCCTTCTTCTGTTTTTCGATTGACTGACATGTTGGATACACGGGAGAGAGATTTTTTGTTTCCCTCTTTAAACGAAGTTATTGTCGGAGGTATTCTTTCTCCACTTAGTGTAAGTGATCAAATTACAAACAACAACAACAAACAACAAAAAATTACAACAAAAAAATGGTGAAACGATTGAAATATTTCTCGAGAAAAAACGGAGTACTTGCCCTGGTTGTGTTAGGGCTTCTTGGAATAGTCTTGTATTTGATTCGATGGGTAGGTTGTGCCAGAGTTGTCGAACCCGTTGAAACCCAAGAGGACAACGATTACAACAACAACAACAATCGACGGATCTTGTTACTTGGGGATAGTATTCTCGATAATCGTATGTATGTTTCTTCTGGAAAGAGTGTGGCGGATTTATTACAGAAGGCAACGCAGGCCAAAGGTTACCAGGTGGGACTCTTTGCAGTAGATGGTGCAACAATTCGAGATGTCGGTTCTCAATTGAACCAAATTCCCATGGAATACAACACCCCAGAGACGGTCATTGTCTTGTCCGTGGGGGGGAATGATTTCTTGTCCGGATCGGAGTATGGTGCTGCAGAGCAAGGTTATGTGTCTTTGGTGGAACGTATCCGAAAAGTCTTTGGGGAATGTAAGATTTATTTGGTAAACCTCTACAGACCGGTGGATCCATTGTTTCTCATTTATTACAGAATCATTGACAAATGGAATCTCTTTTTGGAAAGAATTGTCGAGAAGGGATTTGCCGATGGAGTGGTGGATGTCTTTTCTGTGATAAGTGATCCGGAAGATCTCGTTGTCAAGATCGAACCTTCTGTAGTGGGTGGAGAGAAAATTGTCACGGCGATTGTGGATCAAATGGAGGGATGAAGCTGCAGGGAAGTTGTCTGGGATGGGCGGTGTACACTGGCTTCCCCTTCCCCCCTCGGGGGATTTTTTTTCCCGTGCGGGTTCGGTCCAACCCGCATAAAAACACCAGCGGATCGAAATTAGAAATAAATTACAAATTACAATGTCTGAATACTTAGTTCTTACTCCTATCAACAAAAACAAAAAGTCAAATAGCAATAGGGACTACCGCGAACAATTTGATCGCGTATCTTCTGGGGAAAACATTTGGTGCTGGGATGACAGCCACCTCAACAACGCAAATGCCGGAGAATACTTTGGTTTTTACTTCTATGGAATCAAGGTGGTTATTCACAAGATCAATGCAGTCAAATCTGCAAATGAACGCTTGCCCAGTTGGTCTGACAATGTTGGACAAGGTAATCGCAAGGTCCTTGAGTTGTCTGATCCGATTAAGGTGATCGATTGGAATACTTGGATTTCTGTTGGTGGTGCAAAAAGATGCATGGGAACCTATCGAACTACCAACTTGCAAAGAAATCATACAGAAATGTTTTACTATTTGATGGATTAAATTTAATTTTTTGCACCACTTGAATACTTTAATTTAGAAAAAAATGGAAAAAATACTTTTGTTTTGTTTTGTTTTGTTTCTGTTCTCTGTATTTCGGATCATCGCAACCTGGAACGCACAAATCGCTCAATCGCTTCTCGATGTTCCACGATCAATTGGATAATATCCCTGTAATAAGGACGAAACAAATGTTTGCTTGCCACCAACTCCTGCAACGAAAACCAACGCATCTCCGACTTTTCAAAAAACTTTTCTTTCTTGTAGACGGACTTGGGCAAATGCTTCTGCAAAAAGCGTTGGTTGTTGTTGTAATAAAACACTACCGATTCGTTGTATTCCATCGGAAGAATATGGGTACGGTACGTTCCAAAACGCTTCGTCGGTGGCACGTAATCAATCGGATAGACCCCTGTCTTTTTAACATACGCACGAAGACTTGCGATCGAACCAAAAAAACCAGTCGTCTCTTCTGTGAATTCTCTCAATGCTGTCTCGAGAAAAGCTTCCTTGTTGTCTGTCCCTCCACCAAAATCTGCATATCCTGGAGTCGTGGCATATTTGTTTTCCTTTCCAAAGAGAAAATATAATTTCCCATTGTGAATTGCTACTGGTAAAAAACCTGCTCCCATCTTTTTTTTCTTTTGTTTTGTTTTTTGTTTCTTGATGTATAAACTCTCGAGAAAGAAAAATAAAAAAATTATTAGACAAAACTAAATTGAGAATCATAAAATCCTTGGTTGGATTGGTAGATCTCCTTGCAGGCGGGAATGAGCTCAATGAGGCTCCGCAGACGAGAAAGGACGGCGGGTGCATTCTCTCGATCGGCGTAATAACTCGCCACATAGAGCGTAAACAAGAATTGGAACCAGTGTTGGTAATTGATGGACACTTCAAAGTTTTCATATCTTGCGATCACCTTGGAACAACAATCAATACATTCTTTGTAATATTGGTAATTCAAATACTTTGTTGCAATCATCTGGATGTAATCAAACCCAACCGAGGGATCGGCAAAGTTGTGTAACAGATGGTGATAATCCCCATACGATCGGTGAATGTCGTCGTAATGGCGTTCCAGAATCGGCAAGTAAAACATCTCTTCCCCATGTCCATAACCGGCGACAGTATGTTGCACAAAGGTCGCGTGCAGATCAGTGAGAATGCGTTCGCCAACATGTTTCCCAGTCAAAAACAAACAACCACAAACAACCCATTGGTAAGTGGAATAATATTCTTTCAGGTTATTCTCGAGAATATATCTTTTGTCACACACATTCAGAATTTGAAGGTGAAATTTGTCTGGGCTTGCTTGATGGAGGAGGTTGAGGAGGAGTTGGCTTTTGTATGCCATCGAAATCTTCGAAAAGTTCGGCCCCACATTCGCATCGATCCATCCAAACTTGGACGTGTGGAAAGGATTGAGACGAATGGATTGCAGGACAAGATCGAATTTGCTACAACACACCAAATGGCTTTCTGGACAAGTGCGTTCATCCCGGGTCGGGTGGTAGTGTTTGCGATTTTCTGTGACAATGTCCCGATAGGCAAAGGAAGCAAGAGATTCCACTTCCATGACGATGTAATGCGTAAGGTGCGCCAGGTGGGCTTGATCATTGCGGATAGCTTGAATGTGTGGAGCCAGGACAGGATCAGTGTAAATGATTAAATAACAGGGCACCTGTAACAGAGGGGTCATGTTGGTGAGGGTTGTCTCGAGATCTCTGCAATGAGGGTTGTATTTCGTGAGGTCAAAACAGGCAGTTGTCAGTGTACAGTCGGGGATCATTGTTTTTTTCTTTAAATGGTTTTTAAAGGATTAGATTTAAGTTATTTTCTTTTTTTTGTCTGTTTTGTCTGTTTTGTTTTTTTTGTTTTCTATGTTACAGAAAGGATGTGGGTGAAAAAAATTAAAACTCTATCTTTTTTAATGATGAATAAATGTTTTTTCTAATAAGGCTCTGAATTTCTCTGTAAGGTACGTCACAGGAGGACCAGACTCCTCCTCTTCTATCAAGACCTCTCCTGAGGGAGTGCGTTTGGCAAGAGCAAGCAAGATACGTTCGAATTCGACGGAGACATTCCTAGAGACAAGGGAAACTGTTCTTGTTTCGTTTTTGCAAATGAATTTAAAGAAACCAGCCTTCCAGTGGATGTTGGAACATTGTTCGAGCAGGTCTTCCGTAGAATGCACAACCCTTTCCATTTGCCGAGTGTATTTGTAAAGAATCGAAAGACAGGTTGCCGAGTCGGGGGCAGACAAAAGATTCAGCTGCTCCAAGAGACAACCAAAGGTTTCTTTCATTTGGTCGACGTACTGTTGCAAGAGGGGATTTGTTTCTGTATGGTATTCCAAGTCTCGGTAGGCTTTTCCAATCAAAAAATGATAGTCCGTTTCTGGCAAGTTGCCTCGTAAATAATTCTCTCGTAATTCATTCGTCTCGAACTCAAAGCGGGTAATGTGGATGGCAGAATATAGAATGGTTTCCAACGACACCACTCCGTTACAGAGGCTAAGGTAAAAGTCCATGATCGGATGGCGTTGTGTCTTTTCCAAGTGTTTTTTCAAGTGCTCACGAATTTGTAAAAACATACCACGACCAAAGGGGACCGACGGAGAGGATTGGGTCGCGGCGGAGGCGGCGGCGGTTTCACGGGCACGAGATTCCAACCATTCCTGATGATGTGGATTGTGGAATTTTTGTATCGGGTTGCCTGTTTTCCAGGAAAAGGCGGTATGACATTGGACACACCACATGTGGATACAACCTTCGGTTTTGTAAATGGGAACGTGACACGTGGGGCAAGGTTTGGTTTCTTGGGAAATGGTTTGAATAGATTTCACAACAGAGGAGTCACACTGATGGGGCGCTTCAGAACGATTCACCACTTCGTGACAATCCGGACACACTTGGACATGACAAATTCCACACTGGTATTCCGGTGTAATCAGTCCCCGGCAATCAGCAGAAGGACACTTGAGATGATATTGGTGAGCGTATTCTTTGAACGAGGATTGGAGAACTTGTTCTGGATCATAGAAATGGATATGGTGGTCCAGTTCTTCGTGAGAGGTAATCGGTTCTTGTGGTTCCGTGGTTTCATCTGCGTAGAGATGATGGGTAGCAATGGCGGAGTAAAACTGGTCCAGGAAAGAAAGGGCAACGTTCTCGGGGTTTTGTTGCAGTTGGAGGCGAATCGCTTTTTGTCTCTTGTGGTGTCTGTCTTTAAGACCAATGAGTTGTTGGGTTTGGGGTAATTTCGGCCTTTCTTGGTGTACGGCAAGAGTATTCAAGTGTTGGAGGTATTGTGTCTGAAGATAACGGAGTTTGAAATGATCATTCAGGAATTTTCTGGAGAACTCGTGATGACAAGAGGGTTCCATGCATCTCGCGCGATGGGATGGATGATCGGCAATGTATTGCATGTAACATGTTTCACATCCTTGGAAAGAACATTGCGGGCAGCAGATGGATTTGTTGTTTGGTGTGAGGGTTGTTACACAGATCGTGCAAGTGTTGTCTTGTTCGATGGTTTCCATTGGGAGCACTGTTGCAGGGGTTGGAAAAGTGTTCATTTTTGAAAAGTATTTTAATTTATTTGTGAGTAAATATTGAAATGTGTGTGGAGGGACCGTTGCAGCGGAAGTTCCGTGGAAGTTTCTTTGGAGGGAGGGGCGGTTTTTTTGGTACTGGCTAACCCTACCTCCCACCCTAACCCTAAAATAAATGCAACCCTAACCCTAATTTTTTGCCCCTGTTTCCAAGAATCCAGAAATCGGTGATGTTTCGGGAAATCGGTATTGTTTTTGCAGGGCAGTATACCGGGGAGTATACCGGAGGAGTATACCGGGGAAGTATACCGGGGAGTATACCGGGGGAGTATACCGGGGGAGTATACCGGGGAAGTATACCGGGGAGTATACCGGGGAGTATACCGGGGAGTATACCGGGGGAGTATACCGGGAGTATACCGGGGAGTATACCGGAGAAGTATACCGGGGAGTATACCGGGGAAGTATACCGGGGAGTATACCAGGGAAGTATACCGGGGAAGTATACCGGGTGTGTTACAGGGTGTAAGTAACTTAGTCAAGGAATTTACAAAAATCTTATCTTATTTAAATTCTGTGCTTCTTGGTAAGGTGATCCTCTTCCGTTTCATCGTCGACATCAAACCCGAAAAAGTCCGGTTCCAGATCCTTGAAGCGGCGGATGTTGCGGGGATGCCAGACATGGGCCATGAGCTCATCCCTGAGGTCACTTGTCAAGAACCAGTCTTGCAGGCGGGCGCGAATAAGCGATTCGAAGGCGGGAAAGGTTCCCACAGTCATTTTCTTGTAGCAAATAGCCTCCCAATCGTAAAAGGCGTTGTCTGGATCTTCCATGATCATCTGCCAGGTGAGGGTGGGGGTCAGACAGGCGAAGTGCCGTTCCCAATCCATGTTGGGGAAAGCCATGAAAATGTCCCACGTCATGTTTGGGTTTTGGCTGAGTCCAAAGTAGCACAAGGGCAGATCGGGATGCGCTTGGACAATCTCCCAAGTCACGTTTGGGTTGAGACTCACCTGACTCCAGACCCAAGGCAGCTCGGGATGCGCCTGTATAATCTCCCAGGTGATGTTGGGGTTTCTACTCAATCCAAAGTATTGCCATGGGAAAGTTGGATGAGCTTGAACAATCTCCCAGGTGATGTTGGCATTTTGGGAGATCCCGATCCAATCCCAATAAAAGTCGAAGTTATCTTGGATGAGTTCCACGGTAACGAAACTCAGTCTGCTAACTTGCCAATAATCCCAATTCAGGGAGGGATTGGCTTGAATGATCTCCCACGTGAGGTTAGGGTTGCTGGTGAATCGAAAAAAATCCCAGTGGTATTGGCGATGAGCTAGGATGATCTCCCAAGTGATGGCTGGATGGGAGCTGAGGTTAGACCAACTCCAAGGCTTGTCAAGATTCCCTTGCACGATGTCCCAGGTAATGTTTGGGTTACGACTGAGTCCATCGTAGTCCCAGGGCAAATCGGAATATTCTTGAACCATGTCCCACGTGATGGAGGCGTTGGCGCTGAGGTTGTTCCAGTTCCATGGCTTGTCGGGTCTGTCGCGGATGAATTGGAGGCATACCTCTTTCCACTGTTTCTCTGCATCTGTTGTTGCTTGTTTTAGGACGAGGTTGTATGGAAGACTGGAAGGTTCAAACATATTGCTTGCACAAGAAGATATTTGTTTTTTATGACCTACCCTACTCTAGCTCAAAAACTTGTGCGAGTTGTGCAAGTTGTGCAACACCCGTGGGGATAACCACCCGTGGGACGTACCTAACCCCTACCACCCGTGGGACGTACCCTAACCCCTACCACCCGTGGAACGTACCCTAACCCCTACCACCCGTGGGACGTACCCTAACCCTACCACCCGTGGGGAAAATCCAGAAATCGGTTATGTTCCAGGAAATCGGTATTTTTTTGTAGGGCTAAACCCCGAACCCCCCCTAACCCGAAGTTTTCTTATTTATGAAAAATTAAAAATTAAAAATTAAAATTAATCAAAAAAAGATTAAACAGCTCTAATGAGGCGGGCGCGACACAGTGGGCAAGAGAGAGGACCGTTGCCCAAAGAGCGGTGCATCTTATACATACAAAATTGGCAGATGTAGTGCGTGCAGATAAATACACGATAATGAGAACGTGCTAAGTTATCTGTATGGTCCCTAAGACAGACCGGACATTTCAGATCATTTTTCTTTGTTTCTTCAAATTTCCGTTTTGCAAGAGCGGATGCTTGATGGTCATAGACGGGAGGAAAAGGAAGAGGAGGAGGCAGAGAAGAAGCAGAAGAAGCAGGAGAACGAGGAGGAGAAGGAGGAGGAGAAGGAGGAGGAGAAGGAGAAGGAGGAGGAGAACGACGAGGAGGAGAAGGAGGAGGAGAAGGAGGAGGGGTAGAAGGAGAATACGGAGTGAAAGCAGGACGAGAAGAAGCAGCAGCACGAAGAGAAGAAAGAAAAGAAGATGAAGAATATTTTGGCTTGTCTTCTTCATCATCATCAGCATCATCTTCGCTCTCGTCTGAGTTATCGCTGCTGCTCTCGTCTGAGTTATCGCTGCTGCTCTCGTCTGAGTTATCGCTGCTGCTTTCGTCCGAGTTATCGCGGCTGCTCTCGTCTGAGTTATCGCTGCTCTCGTCTGAGTTATCGCTGTTCTCGTCCGAGTTATAGCTGCTCTCGTCCGAGTGTTCGCTGCCTTCGTCGTTATCGCCGGCTTCGTCGTAGTCGTTGTCGTCCACATTACCTTCCTCGTGGTAAACGTATTCTTCTTCTTCTTCCACACCAACAATAGCATGCTCAATGTTTTGGGTCGACATTATCTATAAATACGTGATGAAGTGAAAGGATAAGACGATAAATGAACTCTAACCAGCTTGTAAGAGATAAATTTATTTTTGATTCTTTCCACGAAGGAGGAAAAACTTGCGCAACTTGTACCGCGGAAATTCCGCAGGAACCACATTCCACAGGAACCAAAAATCGGTTATATTTGGGTGACTCGGCTCCAATAAAACCTGGACCGGCAACTTCTTAAGTTAGGAGATGTTGCACAAGTCGTCCAGAATCTCGTGAGGTGGTTGATTTGAAATAAGAGGAAGACTCTCCTCCTTTGAAAAAAACAGTTATAAGTCTGAATAATTTAATTTGATGTAATTTAAACAATCTGTTACAGAGGGTGTGTGTTACTTAAAGATTAAAAAAATTAAAACAAAAGAATTAAGAAAAAGACTTAAAGGTCAGTAATATCGATCACATCAGATATAATTGGATCTCTGCACTTCACCGATAAAGTGTAGAAAGGACGAGAGAGATCCAACTTGAAGACGTCGCCCCCCCCCAAACGCTCAAGCATTCTCCCATCCGAAACTTCTTCCCATCCGTTCACGTTTTCTTCGAAGTCTGGCTCAGCTTGCCACTTGACAGCTTCCCTGGTCACACAGTGTTCTTGAATTAAACGGCCACTGATATAGCGCGCTTTCTTCGCATACAAGGTGCCACGACCCATGAAGAGCTGGCCCTCGGAATCTCTTTTAAAGTGATAAGTCATAAGATTTCTTAAGCGCCCCTCCGTCTCAAGCAAGGTGACATAAACTTGGACTCCATTCGAGAGATTAAAATCTTGGTCGGAACGAAGATGCGATGGGTTGAAGGCCGGAATGCTAGAGATCAGATGATGGCCAGGAGATACGACTTTCCGGACAGTCTCTTGAAAGAAGTAGACCGATTCATTTTGGATTCTCACACCTGGCTTATGTCGGTTATCCATCAGATAAAGATGGTGGTTGATTGTTTGGCGGTAGCACCTCAACTCTAGGTTGATGCTCAGTTTCCCGTAATCGATTAAGTAAGATTTAATCGTTTCCCAAACAATTGGAAATCGGTTTACTTCTTTCACTTTCCCGGCTCCTGCTCCTCCTCCTCCTCCTGCTCCTGCTCCTGCTCCTGCTCCTGCTCCTGCTCCTCCTCCTCCCCCTCCTCCCAGAAAGTCTTGTTCTTCTATTCCGCCTCCAATCATCTTCCAACAAGATTTCCATCCATCGTCATAATTCCACTTCCCTTTCCACACTTGTTCCCTCCATTCAAGAGGACCGGAACGTTCAGAAAAAGACAAAGACGAAGACGAAGACGAAGACGAAGACCCAGCAGATACAAGTCTTGTGCGTTTAATGTCGTTCTCATCCTCAGAGTCACATTCAATAACCTCTCTAAGAGGCACCTTTTTATTCACAGATTGTTGTCGTCTCATTCTAAAAAAAAGTTATTGAATTTTTTTTGTTATTAAATTGGAAAGACCTTTTAAAAATTAGAGGTTTTTCGCTTTTTTAGCTTTGTTTTATTTGTGATAGAAAAAGAAACGGCACAATAACTTGTGCAACTTGTGTGACCCGACTCCAATAAAAACTGGCCCGGCAACTTTTTTAGTTAAGGGGTGGGGGGAGTATACTAGCATTTCCTGCACAAGTTGCACAAGTTTTGAGCAACCGTAAAGTTTTTCATAAATCAATTACTTAAAAAACCCCAGAGAGAATGGAACAAATTCGCTTAACCCAAGAGGAGATTTTTATTTTGGCAGAGATGTATATGACTGGAGAGATCAGCAAGGAGGATGCCGATTTAATTAAAGAAGTTACAGGTGTTGAGCTCCTTGGGCCACTTCCCGACACACGACGTAATAAGAAACGCTCTCTCAGAGAAGTGGTGGATTTATCTTCTTCTGTTCTCCCAGAAGGTCCTCCTCAAAACCTCCAACGTGTAATGCCCGTGCATGGAATGCGTGGCAGTGAGATCTGACTCATAGTTGCCCGGATCACCTATTTTGAAATATACGAATAAAAACTTTAAATTTAACTAAGTCTTTTAATTTAAGATACCAGACAAAATGAATGTATTCCCCCTCTTAAAATAAAATACATTATTACACAGTATAAGTTATGCTGTATTTGTTGCCAAGAGGAGAGTGTTCCAGAGAGAGAGATAGAGAAGATTTGGTTTAACACAAGAGAAATATTTCAGAATTATTTAACTTAGAGTTTTAGAAAAAAAATAAAACTTAAAGGTGTGTAAGATCCACAATCACAGGAGCTTTGCTTTCCTTGCACTCTACAATATAGGTGCAGAAAGGACGGGAGGGATCAATTTGTGCGGTGAGCTCGTCGCCGATCGCACACATAATTGCAGTGCGATCGATCTCGCTCCATTCGGATTCCTCGGCCTCCTCGGCCTCCTCCTCGGCCTCCTCGGCATTCTCCTCGGCCTCCTCGGCATTCTCCTCGGCCTCCTCGGCATTCTCCTCGGCCTCCTCGGCATCCTGAAGAAGTTGCCATTTAATCGACTTTCTGTTGACAAGGAAGGGGTCGTTTTCCTTATGTCTCCGGCCGAGTTCGGTTGAATCCTCCACGGCGTTCCAGACCTCACACTTGATGACCATCTCTCCGCTGGGGGATCGTTTCAAGTGGATCACCCTCATAGGGTCGGTCCCATATTGAACCCTGTAGTTCATGAGAGCAAAAGAACGGTCTCCAATGAAATCGAAATCCAAACAGTTAACCCTTTCGACAGGAAGACTTGATATGAGGCGGTCCTCCGGAGATATCTTGTTTTGAGTTGTCTCTTGGAAGACAAACCATTGTGTTTTTGGGGTTTCGTTCCATTCTTCGCGGAGATTGAAGAGCATAGGGCGGAGGCTTAGACGAAGGTACCGGGTGGCCAAGTTCGCGCGGAGCTTGGAATAGTCGATTAAGTAAGACTTAATCTTCCACCAAAGATGTTTGAGGTTGGGTTTGCCTATTTTGAGCTCTTGATCCACCTCTTCGTTTTCGTCGTCTCCCCCAAAGGCTTCCCAGATCTCAGGGTCCAAGTCGCCCCACGCCGAGGCTCTTGCACAGGTATTCAGCAAGGGAGGGTGAGATCCAGTTGGGGTATCTTTCCAAAGAGCCCTTCGGCGTGGGACAAGAGAAGACTTTAAATCAAGAGAATATGCCAAAAGTCTTGCACGTTTTTTGTTCATAGAAGTGTCCTCGTTATCAGACTCCTCGAAATCAGCTTCATAGAACGGGTCCGATGCATGAGAAGAAGACGAAGAAGAAGAAGAAAATGTTTCAATGCGTTTAGTTCGGTTCATTTCTAAGGAAAAAGTAATTGAAATTTATGTGTTATTAGATTGGGGGAGAGACCTTTGGGGAAAAGGGTTTTTAAGCTTTTTTTGATTTATGAGAAACAGAACAGTTCCCGAAAAACTTGCGCAACTTGCGCAACTTGTACCGCGGAAATTCCGCAGGAACCTTGCGGAACCGAAAATTCGGTAATGTTTTGCAGGGGTGTACTGTATGGGAAGTACGGTATGGTCTGTACTGTATGGGAAGTACGGTATGGTTTGTACTGTATGGGATGTACGGTATGGTCTGTACTGTATGGGAAGTACGGTATGGTTTGTACTGGCCCGGCAACTCCTTTAGTTAAGAGAAGTTGCACAAGTTGCGCAAGTTTCTCGGGAACTTTTCCGTTTCTCATAAAACAAAAATCCAAAGCTAAGAATGGAACGCATTGTTGAAAGCATTATTGAGGAAACGGAATTTGATCGCTGGTATCGCATCTTTGAAGACAGATATGAAACTTATCTGGAGTTAAGGGGCTTCATCGATGAAGAAGAGTTCATAAGAAAGTATCCGGATGCATGTGAATTGGGTTTTAAAGAATTCGTTGAAAAATATCGGTTGGACGAGGACGAGGACGAGGACGAGGACGAGGACGAGGACGAGGAGGCTAAGCCACAGGAGGCTAAGGAAGAGGAGGCTCCGCTACCTCAGCCGGCTAAGGAAGAGGAAGAGGAAGACGAAGAGGATGATGCTCTCCCCTTGAAAAAACATTTCAAGTATAACTAATTTAATTTAATTTAAATCTACTTGAATTTAATTTAATTTGATGTAATTTAAATGGATGTAATTACAGCAGAACATTCCGCAGGAACCATTGCGGACCGAAAAATAGGTTATGTTTGTGATGGGTACATTGGTATATTACAGGGTGTTATACTTGGATGAATTATTTATTAATGGATTGATTTAAGACTTAGATTAAGCGATGATGGCCTTTAGGGTAGATAGTTTCAAAATTTTTGAACCGGTGAGGGACCGGCTTGGAAATCCTTGTGGAGCGTCGCGGATGATTCTCATCCGGCGGAGGATTCACCACCGGCGGAGGAGGATTCACCACCGGAGGAGGAGGATTCACCACCGGAGGAGGAGGATTCACCACCGGAGGAGGAGGATTCACCACCGGAGGAGGAGGCTCATCCTCCGACTCATCATCCGAGTCATCCTCCGACTCATCATCCGAGTCATTAGTGAGGTCAATAACCTCATTAGTGAGGTCAATAACCTCGGAGGCTGGAGCCGGAGCTGGAGCCGGAGTTGGAGCCGCAGCTGGAGCCGGAGTTGGAGCCGGAGTTGGAGCCGGAGCTGGAGCCGGAGTTGGAGCCGGAGCAGGTGTTGGAGCCGGAGCTGGAGTTGGAGCCGGGGCTGGAGTTGGAGCCGGGGCTGGAGCCCGAGCAGATGTCCTACGCTTTTTAGCAGGAGGAGGAGAAAAAAGCTGAAGTATCTCTTGAGCAAGTTCTTCATCCATTTCTTGAGAAAATACTTCATCCATGGAGGTGATGTTATCTGGCAATTTTCGGCCAAATAACTCATAATATTTTCCGATCATTGGATCGGTTAAATATTGTTCCTTATAGAAGGGATCTCTCCATAGGCGATTCAAGGGGCCCTTCAGGTTAGCTATTTTTGGCAAGATAACCGCCGGCACTTCCTCATTCTCCTCCTCCTCCTCGAAGACCGCAAGATCTTCGATAGTAAATTCGTTTTCATCCAAAAAATTATCCATTTTAGGTTTTTCCCAACTGGATTTGATTTATGAGAAACAGAAAAGTTCCTGAAAAACTTGTGCAAGTTGCGCAAGTTCCGTTTGTTAGGAAAAAGTTCCGCGGGTCAGCCAAAGAGTACCGATTTTTCGGTACCACGGAACAAGTTGCACAAGTTGCACAAGTATTTCGGGAACTGTTCTGTTTGTCATAAAATTACCTTTGAGTTTAAAATGCTTCCTCAGGTTTGTACTTGCACAGAGTTCGAAGAGTGCTTTCCGTGCTGGATTATCCATTATGCGGAAGACCTCAATTCATTTCATATCTACGTTAATGAGACTCTGGATTCCCACGAATATCAGCCGGAGATTATTGATCTGACTGAGGATGAGCCGCAAGAGGAGCCGGAAGTGGAGCCTGAAGTGGAAATAGAAGACGAATCTGAAGAGGAGCAAAAAGAGAACTCGGAAGATGAGTCGGATGAGGACTCGGAAGAGGACTCGGAAGAGGAGAAAGAGGAGGATTCTCCTCCTATTTACAAACGTTTAAGACAATAAATCTTTTTAAATCATGTTTTTAAATTATGTTACCGACGAAAAAAAAAATACACCCACTCATTCCTGTAATACATCATAACTTATACTGTGGAATAATCTATGATATTTCAACGGAGTACATTCGTTTCGTTTTGTCTTGTCTTGTAATAAAATTAAACAAAAACTTAGTTAGATTTTAAAAGTGTTTATTCTTCCATTAATGTGTAAATGCAAACATCATCCTCGGTCAGATCATGGAGCCACTGAGTGGGTGTGGGGATGACCGGAAGAGGGGCTTCGTCGTTGTCGTCTTCGTCGTCGTCGTCCAACAACTCGTGTACCACCTGTTGCGGAAGAGGGGCGGCTTCGACCGGTTGCGGAGGGGCACTTAGGGCTGCTGGAAGAGGGGCGGCTTCGACCGGTTGCGGAGGGGCGCTTGGGGCTGGAAGAGGAGAAGGGAGTTCAATCCCCATAACTTCTTTGAGGATATCCACGTCCTCCTGGCTGATCTCTCCATCCACAAACATCTGTGCAAGCGAATTAATCTCCGCTGGAGTAAAGTTCATTTCTTTCATTCTTTGAGAGGACATCTTGGCGTGAGAGATTACTTAATTTGATTTGTGAGAAACAGAACAGTTCCCGAAAAACTTGTGCAACTTGTGCAACTTGTTCCGTGGAGAACCGAAAAATCGGTATGTTATTTGATACTCCTCTGTCTCTTATACAGGGTAGTCTATTCTATTTCAAGGGGGGGAGTATGTTACAGTGGAGAAGTACATGAGTTTGTCTGATGTTAAATTTAAAGACTTAATTAATCAGAAAAATGAGGTGAAAAAAATAGTTTAATTCTTTCGGCGTTTGACGTGACCAGTCTTCTTGGTGGCGCCTTTGAGGGCCTGTCTGTCCGCGATGTCTTGCTGCAGCTTCTCGTTGCAGCGCTGAGCACATTTTTGGACTTTCAGGAGATCTTTATCCACGGAAACCTTGCGTCTCTCCAATTGTCGCAAGATGGACCGGAGTTCTGCTTCGGTGGTCGCTGCCTCTTCACGCCTCACTTTTTTGGGGCGTTTAGCTTCCTCCAACGCTATGCGGTCCGCCTGGGCGAGCTCTTCCAACTGCAACTGCCACTCCAAGGGGTCATCATTCTCGTCTTCGTCATCCGAATGCCATCCTCCAGCACATTCGGCTTCGTCAATGAAAAAATTTCTGACGTCTGTCCAGTCTCTTGCTTTGTCTTTTTTCTTTGAGAGTATTCTCTCTTCGCGACGGACGAGTTCTTCTTCCCTTGCGTAAATTTCGTCTTTTTCTTTTTGGTCTAACTCACCAACAAAGTTAGAATAACTAGAAAAACTAGAAGAGAAAGAGGAAGATGAAGACATTCCGGAAGAAGAAGAGGAAGACACTCTGGAAGTAGAGGAGTGATACACAGAAGAAGTAAACATTTTAGTTCTTTTGGAAAGTGAAAATTATGAGAGACGTAACAATTACCAAAAAACTTGCGCAACTTGTGCAACACGTGCAAGTAATGCAACTTGCGGAACTTGTTCCGGAACCGAAAAATCGGTATGCTTATTGACCCCAGGAACTTATTCCTGTGAATCTTCCAGAACTTCCAGAACTTTCGGAACTTGCGGAACTTGCGGAAATTGCACAAGTTTTTGGGAACAAATCCGTTTCTCTCATAAACAATTAAATTTGCAAAATGGCAACTTCGAAGTGGCACTTTAGCGAAGAAGAGCTCCTCGGCGGAGATGAATTAGATTACTCCCAAGCCCCGAAGAAGGAGCCACCAAAGCGCCGCATCCCGACTATCATCATCTCGGAGCCGCACCATCCGAATGCCAACGAGGTGGAGTATTTCTCGGATAGTGAGATAGTCCGTCGCACGGACAAAATGGAATTCTACGGGGCCGAATTTGAAAGGTTGTCTAAGGAGAGCAGGACCTTGGCAAAACGGATCCGATGGATCAAGCAGCGTCTCTCTGAAATTTCTACCAAGAAAGAGATTTAAAATAATTTTTTTTTTCAATCTTTTAACGCCTAAGTCTTTTAATTTATGACCAGACAAACTCATTTTACTTTACTCTGTAACGTACTCCCCCCGATCCTCTTTCCCCCACTTTCCATTTAAATATAATAGACTATTACACAGTATAAGTTAGAATTTATTACAAGGGATGGTATAACATGGTGTATTTATTAATTAACATAATTTAAAAAAATGATTTAAAAATTATTTAAGAAAAAGATTTATTTTTTGTGACGTTTGTTTGGAGGAATAGTCTCCTCCTCGTCGTCCTCCTCCTCTCCCTCGCCCAGCTCCTCCTCGTTCTCTTCCTCCTCGTTCTCTTCCTCCTCTCCCTCGCCCAGCTCCTCCTCGTTCTCTTCCTCCTCGTTCTCTTCCTCCTCGTTCTCTTCCTCCTCGTCATCTTCCTCATGAGTGAGATCAATCACTCCCTCCGCCTCGTCATCAGCACCATGAGTGAGATCAATCACTCCCTCTTCCACGTACTCATCCCATTCCTCGTTCTCTTCCTCGTCCTCTTCCTCGTTATCTGCATCGTTAGCTTCATCGTGATCTTCCTCGTGATCTTCCTCGTCCTCCTCCTCCTCCTCCTCATTTTCCTCTGTCAAATCAATGACAATCTCTTGAGGGGCATCTTGTTGCGGGAGATCTGGTGTGAGCGGGCTGAAAGTAACGAAAGACATTTTTACCTCAAAAGTAATTTTATGACAAACAAAAAAGTTCCCCAAAAACTTGCGCAACTTGTGCAAGTTCCGATTCCAAAAAATCGGTACTCTTTGTTTGACCCTCCTCCAAAATACTGGATACTCCGCGGAACAAGTTGCACAAGTTGCGCAAGTTCTTGGGAAGATTTTTTTTGTTCTCATAATCAATTCACTTTGGAAACCTTACTTCACAAATGAGCCAATTTACATCCGAGAATGAACAACTGATGCTGGAGCCGGAGCAACAGCCCGAGGAGGAGCACGAAGATGAGCCCACTTCTGAGCCTGATAATTTATTTTGCGAGGATTATGAATGCTATAGTCCAATTCACGACGCAGAATCAATTTTCTTATTCCGTGAAAAAATGCAGGCGGAGCTGGGAGATGCGTGGTGGCGCTGGGACCCCCCGTGTCTTGGCACTGAGGAGGAGGAAACAGAGAGGAAGAAGCTAGCTTCTATCATTGACTCCCTGTTTGGCACGGATGAAGAGGACAAGAAGATGCAAGATGGCAAGCGTTCTGGAGGCGGTGGGGCTGGAGCTTCTGATGAGGAAGAAGAGGAATCTAGCATGCCCTGGAAACGTGTGAGAGATCGCAAAGGCTAGGAGAAAAAACATAAGCTTAATTTTGTTTTGTCTCTTTCAGATAATTAATTAATTTACATTTGATCGAAAAATATATACACTACATTCCTGTAACAACTACCCCCCTCCCTTTTCCCAGCAATGTTATATACCACCCTATAATATAGACCTCTATACAAAAGGGACTCCCCTATTTTACTCGTATTTGAGAGACATTAAATTAGAATTAAAATTAAAATTAAAATGAAATGAAATTATTTAGACTCAAAATGTTTTTTCAAAGGGGGAGCATCCTCCTCCTCCTCCTCCTCCTCCAGGCGAGAGTCGACCACCTCAGGAAGTGCAGAACGCTTTCTTCCGGGAGTGCGCACGGGCTCCTCCTCCTCCTCCTCCTCCAGGCGAGAGTCGACCACGTCAGGAAGTGCAGAACGCTTTCTTCCGGGAGTGCGCACGGGCTCCTCCTCCTCCTCCTCCAGGCGAGAATCGACCACGTCAGGAAGTGCAGAGCTCTTTCTTCCGGGAACGGGCTCCTCCTCCTCTTCCTCGTATTCGTGCTCGTATTCGTCATCGGAATGCGCCCCGTATTCCGCATAGTATTCTTCGTCAGTCCTGCACGTCTCCCAGCTCCCATCCGGACGGTATTCTTGCCCTATCCAATCAAACCAGGCTCGTAGCAGCACGGCCTCTTCCACATCATCATCACTATCGTATCTCACCCTTGGAGTGGAAACATCCGAATCATCCCCCCATGCCAACCTTGGAGAATCGTTCTCCCCAAGAGTTACCAAATCATCCTCGGCAGCAGCAGGGATTTCCAAAGAGTAAATTGTAGGTTCTTGTTCTTGGCTCATTCTGAAAAAAGGTTATGTGAGTTTTTAAACCGATTTTTAATTTTATGAGAAAGGTCCAATCTCCCGAAAAACTTGCGCAACTTGTGCAACTTCCGCCGGAATGTTCCAGAGTACACTGGTACAAATTTGCGATCGGTATTTTGGAGGAGGATCAAATACCACCCCGATTTTGGGATCCGGGTTCCTGTGGCTCTTCCGCGGAACAAGTTGCGCAAGTTGCGCAAGTTCTTGGGAAGATTTGTTTGTTCTCAAAAAACAATTTATCAAAAGCTTTGTTAAAATGATGTCCTGCAGTTCTACAAACAATGTTGAGATTGATTCCACTCTTGTTCAATCCTTGATTGAACGTGTTGCGCAATTGGAACGGTGTGTGAAGCCGTCTCATTCTGGAGGTGGAGGTGCCGCGAAGAAGCCTGGAGAGTTATCTCCAAATGCCATCGGACGTGTTGTTACAGCGGTCATCCTTGACCTGGAAATTGAAGACCTGGATTTCGAAATCCGCCTGAGACGTGCGTTGGAGCGTGCACTTATGCGACAACAAGAAATTCAAGATTCGGAGAATTTTGATTTATTGAACAACGAAAGGGAGGAGGAGGAGGAGGATCCCACTCCGAAAAAAGCTGCTTCCAAACGCAAGGCGCCTCTAACTCAGGAGGAAAAAGATGCCAGAGCTCTTGCTGCAAAGACAAAAAAAGTTCAAGAAGAGGCTGCAAAGAATGAGCGTGCCCGATTGGCTCAAGAAAAAAAATTGCAAATGGCAGAGAGAGAACAAATGGCAGAAGAAGATAGGATTATCAAGAAAATGATTCTGGATGACAAGAAGGCCAAACTTGAAGAGAAACGCAAAGGAGAGGCTCGCCTCAAAGAAGAAAGGCGCGAAGAAGCTCGTCGCAAAAGAGAAGAGCGCGAAGCAGCTCGTCTCAAAAAACAACAGGAGCGTGAAAAAGCTGCAAAAAGACGTCTGGAGGAAAAGGAGTCCAACCCCAAGAAAAACAAAAAGGCCAAGACCGTTACCGTTGTTGAGTTGGAAGATGAGGAGGATGAAGCTGAGCGAGTTCTCTTTCTTCCAGCGAACGCTGTTTCTTCTTCTTCTTCTTCTTCTTCCTCTTCTTCCTCTTTTACCCCGGTAACCCCTTTTGTTGGAAAACGTATCCCCCCTTTTATTGGAAAACGTATCCCCCCTTTTATTGGAAAACGGGTGCCTCTAGAGGAGGAGGAAGCCGAGGAGGAGGAAGCCGAGGAGGAAGCCGAGGAGGAGGAAGCCGAGGAGGAGGAAGCCGAGGAGGAAGCCGAGGAGGAAGCCGAGGAGGAGGAAGCCGAGGAGGAGGAAGCCGAGGAGGAAGCCGAGGAGGAAGCCGAGGAGGAAGCCGAGGAGGAAGCCGAGGTGGAGGAGCAAGCCGAGGTGGAGGACTGGGTTTCCACTATGTTTTCTCATCTTGATGAGGAATTAGAGTTTTAAAACACTTAATTAATTTACTCTCTTTCGTGTAATAAACATTGTATAAACAATATAAATACATCTGTATATGTTTAAGTTTACATCCCCCACCGGTGGGGATTCCCGGAAAGTTCTTCCTACGGAATATTCTCCGGAACATTCCACAAATTGCGCCACAGGAACCCCACCCATCTCTCACAAATTAATTATCTTTTTTCTTTCCAAACAAACAAATGTGCTTGAGAAATTTTTCTATCTCCAATCTTGAAACAACTGAATTCCTTCAGTCTTTGTTACATAACTGGTTGGTTGATCATTCCAGGGAAATCACTCAACATTTTTCTGTCTCTTACTTTGGAGGAGTCCTCATCTGTATGTATGCTCTCGTTTTCTTTGTGTATGTTGCCGGAATAGCCATCATCGGCTTGCTTTCCATTATGTATGAAGACAACAAACGACAACTTCAAACACTGCGACAATTGCTGGAAACACAAGACACAAAGATCAACTCTATGGAGAAAGAACTTGAAAAACAAAAGCTGGATACTCAAACCATGTACAGCACATTTGTGTATGATTTGGGAGATCGTGAAACCATCCTCCGGGGACATGGACAACACCTGACTGACCATGCAAACAACATCTTGAAGATCATGCGCTCCGTCCAGAGTAACACTGCCACTTGTTCCAATCATTCTGAAATTTTGCAACGGTTGATTCATCACATGAATGAACAAAACAAGGCAATTCAAACAACCCATTTGGAAGTGGATCAACATACACAACAATTAAAACAAATGGAACCCCTCCTCGACAATTTTGACGGATTGTCCCAACAAGTCTCCAACTGCATGTCTTACATTGATGCCGTGGATGAATCGTTTGAAGAATTCGCACAGCAAATGTCCCAGGATCACTGCCAACTGGAGATGAAATTGGACGATGCCCTGGCTCATTTCAACTCTACCACGGAAAAACTTGCAGATCAGTTGGAGGAACATGAGAATGAGTTGTATTCCGTGGAAGAGGAAATGTTTCATCGTATTGGAGCATTCTCTTGCGTCTCTCTCTTGCATAATGTCGAGACCTCCACGAAGTCTGATTAAAGAAAGGAAGATCTTGTAGCGTTAAATTAAAGTAAATTATTATTTTCTGTACCACTTATGTTACAGTGTGATACCATATCTCGTCGCAGTGTTGGAGTATGCAGTTTGTTACCTGTGGTAGCACACTCCCCCCTATAATCAAGAATCCAGAAATCGGTGATGTTTCGGGAAATCGGTAATGTTTCGGGAAACCAGGAGACACACTAACTCATAGACCATAGGAATACCACTGCAACAGACTCCATCGAACGGGAAAACGTTACAGAATTAGACAGTTAATTTATTTTTCTTATTCAGGTTATGGTTCGTTGAAACTAATTAATCCTCTCTCTTGTATTGCAATCGCGGTTCCATTTTTTATTCCAATACGTATTATTTCCTTATCTATTCCCTCTCGGATCTTTGCATTAATTACTTCATTCCTTGCTCTTTCCCTTTCTTCAGCTTTCCTTCTTTGTTCTTCTTCTGCTTCTTGTCTTCGTTTTTCTTCCTGTCTTTGTTGTTCTTCTTGTTTTTGTCTTTCTTCTAACTTCCGAATCCACTGAGCCTCAACTCGCACCCATTCGGCCTTAACTCTCGCTCGAGCCAGTTCTTCCTGTCTTTGTTTTTCTTCTTCTTGTCTTTGCCTTTCTTGTTGCTTCCGAATCCAGTCAGCTTCCGATTGCGCGCGAGCTCGTTCTTCTGCTTGCTGCACCCAAAGTCTTTCAGCTATTTGTTTCAAACGAAGGCTTTCACTCAGTTGTTGTACACGAAGTCTTTCTGTTATTTGATGTTGCACACGGAGCCTTTCTGGGTCTTGATGCACTCGAGCCCATGAGTCGTTGAGTTGTTGTTGCATGCGAACCCATCCGCAACCATTATGTTGCACCAGATACCATGCGGTATTCATTCGGTGTTGCACTTTGATCCACGCCTCTTTTTCTTTATATTGTTTGTCTTGTTGCTCCGTCGCCCATACAGACAGTGAGGGTGCTTGTTTGCAAGCGGTGAAAGCCGTAAACATCCTTTTGTAATTAGTAATTGATTTATGATTTTTAAAACAGTACTGTATAACTTGTGCAACTTGTGCAACGGGGTGCAAGTTCCCCGAATTTGGGATATAGCCGTTACACGTTCTGGACCAACGGTCATCTCTTTCACAAAACAATTACCAAAAAGTATTTGATTCACCCACCCTGTAACAAAGATGCCAAGAACCTCTGAACCCATCCCTCTCGATAATTTGCCTCAAGATATTCTTACACGATTGCTTCCTGTTATTATTCGGCTACGATCTGTGCAATACAAAAAGAGATTCTTATCATACTTAATAAAAGCTAGACAACGACTTCAAACACCGGCCGTTGCTGCATAGACTTCCTTCCGCCTTAGATATTTTTACAAAAAGAACTTAAAACAACTAATTTTTTTTTTATCTGTGAATAATTACAAAGTTAAAAAAAAGTTATTTACATGAGAAGAGAAATAAGAAAAGTTTAATAATTTTCATAAAAGCCCACGGTAACCATCACGATCGGAAGGCTGCGATCGATCTTAGTCCACTCGTGAGGAGGCACTCCAAAGGGGTCAGATAAATGCTCGGAGATGTCCTTCCACTCTCCTTCAGGGATCTCCGGGTCAACGAACCATTCCTTCGTCTCTCTGCAGGCGGTAAAACCATCCATCGGGATGTGCTCTGGAGTTTTAAACTCAACCCTAGAGACTTCGTCGCGGAGGAAGAACAGTGCTCCATTGACAGATCTTAGGTGGAAAATTTCGAGGTTGCGGGGCGTATAACAGTCGATTGTGATCGGAGGGTCAATGAGGTGAACGAACGAGACAATACCATCCGATTCCTTGATATTGTTAATATTACCACGAAGCTCATCAAAGGGTGTGACTCTTCCAGTGTGTGGTTCTTGTTGGAAGAGTGTGGCGAATATATGGTAATCCACCTGACACTTCAAGACTGAATCCCCGGTTAGCCAAGGCCAAGCCCTGATTGACTGGCGCGTTTGGTAGAGCATGGCGAATTCTTGCAGCGAAACATCGAAACACTGCAAGTCCAGGTTGAGGTTGGAGGCTGAGGTGGTTCTTTGAGTTTTTCTTGGGGTAAAATACATTTTAGAATACAAAGAGCTTTTGAGCTTTTGATTTTGTTTGTGATAGGATGATCCTTTCCACAAAAACTTGTGCAAGTTGTGCAACTTCAAGCTCCCCTCTCCGGGACAATCCCCTCTCCGGGACAATCCCCCTCTCCGGGACAATCCCCCGCTCCGGGACAATCCCCGCTCCGGGACACACCCACAGGATTTTTTACACAACTTGCACAACTTGCACAAGATTTTGTGGAAACGATCATCCTATCATAAACAAAATCAAAGCTAAAAATGGAAGGCCATACCAAGAAAACTGCTCGTCTGGATACCGCTTCTGAAGAAGCTGGGAAAAAACAAAGATATCAACCCTCACCGGTTGACTGGAACATTAATTTCAACATACTGACTAAGTTCCTCCACGACAAAAGACGAGTGCCATCTCTGAAATCATCCGATGTGTACGAATCGCATTTAGCCCGTTGGATGATCCACCAACACAACCTATTCAATAAACAACAACCCGGATCTATGACGGAACTACAGAGTAGTATCTGGAGGGTTTTTATTTATTCTACTCCCCGATGGTCAGAGACCAATATCGCGTGTTGTATTAATAAACAGCGAATTAGTTCATCGTCCGATGTTCCCGCCCCATCGCCCTTCACCATGCCGCCCATGCCCATGCCGCCCCTGCCTCTGCCTTTGCCGGTGTCTCTGCCTCTGCCCTTGCCGGTTTCTGCTCCCGCGCCGGTTTCTGCTCCCGCGCCGGTTTCTGCTCCCTTGCCGGTTTCTGCTCCCTTGCCGGTTTCTGCTCCCTTGCCGGTTTCTGCTCCCTTGCCGGTTTCTGCTCCCTCGCCAGATTCTGCTCCCGCGCCGGTTTCTGAGTCCTTGCCTCTGCCGAGACATGATTTTGAGTCTCTTCACACTTTACCAAGAGAACAGACCCCTGCAGTCCATGTATCTCAGGGTTTCGCCGGCATGAGATCGAATGACCTCCATGTTTTTTTCCAAAATAACAATGAGGCCTTCATCCGTTACCACATCAACGCAATCGCGGAAGAGGCAACTCAACCTTTTTTAAATCACATTCTCGCAAAGATTCAGGAAAAAATCAAAGCAGAGAAGGCTCCAATGACTATCCTTCATCTTGGGTGTGGAATGATTGCAAAAATTCGCGAACACTTTCAGGAAAACCCCCTCTGCAATGTCCGCAGCTTCGACCATGTCTCCATGTCTTCCAAGGTCGAAACTTGCGATATTACACACTTGCCGGTGGAAGATGAAAGCGCGAGAATCGTGGTATTAACTCAAGCCATGTTGGGTTCGAACCCCAAGGACTACTTACTTGAAGCTAGTCGGGTGTTGAGTGGATTTGGCCGTCTGTATATTGCGGAACTTAGCAATAAATGGACGATTGAAGGTCAACAGACTTCCTTCGAGTTGATGAAACTTTTGTTGGAGTGTGGCTTTTTTGTTACCAATCAACTCTATGGGAAATTTACTGTGTTTGAATGTGTGAAGAGATAAACAAACAGAGATATAATTTTTTTCCAAATAACATCTAATTTTTTTCCAAATAACATCTAATTTTTTTCCAAATAATTTCAACAGTTTTGTGAAGACAACGTTCCAGTTCAAGTTATTTTGTTACAGAGATTCGATCGACTTATAAGTTATTTTGTTACAGAGATTCGATCGACTTATAAGTTATTTTGTTACAGAGATTCGATCGACTTATAAGTTATTTCGTTACAGAGATTCGATCGACTTATAAGTTATTTCGTTACAGAGATTCGATCGAATTATAAAGTTATTTTGTTACTTGGAAAAAAAATACAAGTTAAAACTTTAAACGTCGGATCACGCTCTCATCCGGGTCGATTTCTCCCCGGCACATTGGACAAATTGGGCTAGAGGAAGAGCAAGACCCATTAAGTCTGTCATAACATGGGCGACACAAATAATGGGAACAGATAAACAACACACAGTTGTCATGGGTTAGCCCTTCTTCTGTCAAACAAATGCAGCATTGCAATTCGTTGACTTCATCAAAACGTCTTTTTGTTTGAGAGGGGCCATGTCCGATGAATAACGGGGAAGGAGCTGGAGTGTGCCCCGGAGGACCCGTATGAAAAGTGTTTTCATTTTCCTCTTCTTCATCCTCCTCTTCTTCCTCTTGTTGCACCTCCTCGTGAGGCACCTCCTCCTGTTGCACCTCCTGTTGCACCTCCTCGTGAGGCACCTCCTCCTGTTGCACCTCCTGTTGCACCTCCTCGTGAGGCACCTCCTCCTGTTGCACCTCCTCGTCATAGGCCTCCTCCTCGTAAGGCACCTCCTCGTAAGGCACCTCCTCGTAAGGCACCTCCTCGTAAGGCACCTCCTCGTAAGGCACCTCCTGCTGTTGCACCTCTTCGTAAGGCACCTCCTGCTCTTGCAGCTCCTCCTCCTCCTCGTGAGGCATCTCCTCTTGTTCGTCCTCCGAATCATCGGAAATCACGATGATTTCTCTGTAAACGCCAGCCATTTCTTCGAATTGTGACATCTCTGGAATAAAAATCAATGTTACATCAAAACAATTAAGCTAAATGACAGCGTTACCTTTTGGTTTGCTTTAATTGTTTTGTGAAGTTGGATACAGTCCTTCAAAAACTTGTGCAAGTTGTGCAGGAACGGGATTTCCCCGATTTGGGGATCACCATATTTTGGGATGACCCGATTTGGGATGACCAAATTTTGGGATGACCCGATTTGGGATGACCAAATTTTGGGATGACCCGATTTGGGATGACCAAATTTTGGGGATTACCCATCGGTGGAATATTCGGTTACAAAGTTTATCGATTTACTGAGTTATTTTGTTACAGAGATTCGATTGAATTATAAAGTTATTTTTTACAGAGGGGGTCGTAGGGGGAGGAACTCCCCTGCAGTTATTTTGTTACAGAGATTCGATTGAATTATAAAGTTATTTTTTACAGAGGGGGTCGTAGGGGGAGGAACTCCCCTGCAGTACTCCCCTGCTGCTCTAGTCGCTTGAGACCTTTATCTGCTTTCGGCACATCGGACACAATCTTCCTTCCAAACTCGGATAACACTCTTCACACACATAGTGCGAACAGTTGAACATTATACAACTCTCTTTTGACAGACTTTCCGACTCCAAACATATCGGACAACGCAGACCATTTCGCTCCAACTCATACGACAACACTCGCTTCGCTAACATTGACTGCAACGGCTTCGACTTCTCTTTCTGGAGAGGAACTGGTGAAGGGCACGGGGTTGGCGGAGGAGGAGGAGGAGGAGGAGGAGGCAGACCACCACTTATCGCGTGTCTTAACGCAAACGACGGGGATGGATTCCCGTAAAGAGTCGCCAAAAATGAGAGAGAAGGAGTCGGCGGAACCGCGATACCTGTTGCAGGATGTTCATAGGCAAAAAATCTACGACGCAACGATATCAGGGCAGCATGTTTCTCTCTTATTCTTGAGGATAACCAATTCCGACTAAAGACAATGTCATCCTCTAACACTTGTTCAAAATACGCACACAATACATAACCCGTGCTATAACCTTCGGAAGGAACTCTTTGCGGCTGACCATTGGCCTTGAGCTTTGCCGCTTCCAACATCTGTCTAACAACTGTCTTTGCAATAAAATCACACTGAGTTGTTTTCCAATTGGCACAAAGTCGAAGAGGATGTAATTCTAATCTAGAGAATGGTAGACCTTCGTCTAGAGTGTTGGCCCGATTATACGCCAGTTCCAGTTCCTCAAACCAACGGACCAATTGCGCACGATCCGTATAAAAACTTTGTTTGAGGAGTTGCAGTTTATCTAAGAGAATTGGATCCCTCTCAATATGGCTTGGATGTATTTGGTGCAATCGAATACGATCATTCAATTCGTGCTGATCCACTAACAAATTCATCTTACCGCGAATGTATTGAATCATTTCGTGACGCAACTTTTGTTTTTTTAGTCGTTCCATAGTTCTTTGGATTGCTTTTTGCAAATTTGCTTCTAATTTATTTGTGGCTTTTACGGAACTTTCCAAGTCACCAGGCCCCTTTTCTTCCGCCCCTTTTTTCCCGAAACGGAACTTCAACGATGACGTCAGTTACACAAATGAAAAATTAAGATAGAAATATTTATTTTTTTTTTTTCATTTTTTTCTAATTTGCATTTGCATTTGCATTTGCATTTGCATTTGCATTTTCATTTGCATTTGCATTTGCATTTGCATTTGATGGGGCTAGGCTTTCCAGACGTTCCTCTAATACTCTCTTGAGTTGTTCTAAGTCATTCCACCATTCGTCAAAGGGAATATCACATTCTCTTAATTCTTCATTGTCATTTGCCCCAACTTCAAAATAACCGTGAGTTAATCGGTTGAGAAATTGAGACAAGGAATTGACATATCTTTCTTGGCGTAATACATCGGTATATTCAAACTCATCCGTCCTATCATTGTAAGCAATACCTCCACTTAATCTGCCGCTGTAACTATTTGCACGCATACAAGTCTCATAATTGTCACAGTTCATGTAAATTTCTTGTAATGTAAAATATACATTGTCTTCCAAGGATCTCTTTTTAAAGTCGTTTGGGTAAATCGAATAGATCACTTTACGGGGCATTGTGTTTTCCTTTTTTGTATAATTAAACGTTACATTTTGTATTCTCTTTATATTAGTTTTTTTTTGAAAATATTTAAGACTCTTTGTTTTGGTTAAAAGTCCACTTCACATCCGTCCATGTCATCAAACACTCTCAACCGTTTTGTTGGGTTTGCAGCAGCGGTAAAGGGAGGTAGATAGGAGGAAGAACAGGTATTGGTCATTCCAACATCTATTCCGAAGGCATTGTCGTCTTCCCACCTCCGAATTTCACTATACATGAATTCGTAATCAGATGCGTCCAGATGATCTACTGGGATAGGATTCAAAGGAGGTCGTTCCAGTATTTCGCTATGAATCTCTTTTAATTTCTTGGCACATTCGCATTTCAAATCGTACATGTTCAGACGAGTATACTCGTGGAAGTAAAAACTCAACACATCCCCTGTCGTAAATTTTTTCTTGTCCGGGATGACTTTGCGAACCGCGTAATCTTTTGCATTGTCCAAAATCTTCTTGAGTGTGGCGGGTTTCAAAGAATCACACCGAATCATGGTTCGGTTGATGCGGAATCCATCGAATCCAAGATGACTCATTGGAAGTTGACCACGAACATGAGGTGCTTGGACACTCAACTCCATCTCTTGAAACCATCTCGCAATTTTGTGTTGATTTGTGTAGAAAGTTTCGATCACTTTGTCCAATTTATAACTCACCATTTGACTTTGGTGTAAGAAAGCGGGATGTTCTTCTTGAATGAGGACGTGATCCATGCGAATGGATTGTTCAACAAGGGCATGAATTTCTTCGATGATGTAGGCCTTGATTTTTCCGTGGAACGTAGCAGTATTGAGGACTTGGGTATAATTGTTCATGTTAGTTTTTGAATTGATTTATGAGCTAACTTGCAGTTCTTGTTGAAGTTGAAGTTCCCATAACGGGGATTTTCCCGGAGAGGGGATTGTCCATTTTCGGGATACAAAAACTTGTGGCGAGACAAAAACATCAAAAATAAATTGGTTTTTCAAAAACTAATTTTCTTGAAAAAAGGTTCGTTTTCCCCTTTCATTTTTTCTTTCAATACTTTCTTGAAAAAAAAAACATAGGAATATTTCACACACCTAACTTAGCCAACGAAGAAATGAACGACAAGGAATCCGAAAGTCTTGATAAAAAAAGAAAGCTCCAAGAAAAACAAGAAGAACTCATCCGCAAAAGAGAAAAAAAAGAACAAGAAAAATTGATGAAGAAAATCGAAAAAGAAGAAGAACGATCCCTCAAGCAACAAGAAAAAGAAGAATACCGACTCTACCGACAACTTGAAAGAGAAGATGCCAAATTGGAAAAAATCCAAAAGAAAGAAGAAGCCAAATTGCTAAAACAACAAGAGGTCGAACGCATGTTGCAAAAGAAAAAACAAGAAATTGCCAAACAAGAACTGGAATTGGAAAGGTTTCGCAGAAAAAGCACCCCAACCACCACTTCCCGAAAAAATTCAATCCTCTCTTCACCCAAAAACAACGAGAAAAAATGGTCTGTTAGCGACTTTGAAGAAAATCGACCTTCCATGACAGAATGGGTGCGATCCAATATCATTACTCCTTACTTGGTACCGTTCGACAGTGGAACCCATGAAGTGTCTCGCCTCTTGGTTCATGGACAAGTGAAGGTTGGCAAGCGTGAAATCGTCGAATACATTGCCATGCGAGATCTTGGGAAAGTCAATCGCAAGCATATATTCATCTCTTCGTTTCATCGTGTCGCAGACAAGTCCCAGCGCGACGAATTAGAAAATCACAATTTGCTCGTTTGCTCTGTCAACAACAAACAAAAGAGTGAAGAAACTCTCAAACTCATCAAGAAACTCTTGTCCAACCCTTCCACCAGTCTCGTGGTTCATTGGGATGAGTGTGACTATGGTACTGGAGACAAACAAAACCTTTGCAAGATTTACACCCACCTCAAAGACCAACCCCAGGTGTTTAGTGTACTCTACAGTGCTACTCCGGAGGAACTTATTTACTCGGAGGAAATCTCCAAACACCTTTCTGAAGAAGATCTGGATGATGCTGGAAGCACCGATGGAGAATTTGTTGGAGAAGATTTGGTGACTCAATTCTATAAGACCGGTGTAGTGAAAGTCTACACTCCCCCCGAGGGTTACTGTGGAGCTGTAAAATTCTTACAGGAAGACTTGGTGCATGATGCAGTGCCTTTTTTCATTCGCAGCCCTGGAAGTCCTCGCCTGGCCTATGAGCTGTCGGAACAAGGAAAGCAAATCATTCAATCTGCTAAAGCCAACCTTCGCGAAATTAACCGACGTCTGCGCAGATTGGAGGACGAGAAGGACGAGGCAGAAGAACGTGGAGATTCTGAAAAAGTCATTGAGGAAATTACTCGGAGAATCAATCAAACCATTCCTCGGTTTATCGTGGTGCTTCGACTGACCTACAACAACGGAGAAACCAAGGGAGAAGAAGACACCTACATCGAATCTCGCTGCAACAATTCCCACAAGGCCTTCCACACATTCCACCAACACTGGAAGACGATGCCCGAGCTGAGGGACGTGGATGTGTACTTTGACAAACCAGACGATGAAGATTTGGACACTACCGAGGCGGATCAGAAACGAGTTCGTTGGGGGGATCACTCGTACTGGAGGAAGAATTACCGACAGCGTGTTGCGCTCATTGTCCACGACCAAACCAGCACACGATCGACGGAATGGGGGATCCATGACATGGTCCATGCGACGCATGACTATCGCAAGAGGATCATCTTCAACACCGTGGCCCAAGCCCAATTGCGTTCCGCCCATTACGCTCAAAAATACGGAGGTTTCCAGCCAATTGCCATTTATGGTCATTTGAAAACTTTCCAACTGTGTGCCAAGATGATTACGGTTGCGCAATATATTGAGAACGATTGGTCGATGCGAAAAATACCCAACTCTGAACCTCCGAGATATCGACTCAAACACTTGACCAACCAACCCCTTCCCGAAGAGTTTGGAGGAGAATCATCCAACCGTGTAGGGTTCACCAATCCAGAAGCGAAAAGGTTGCTTGGAGAGCTTGGATGTCATACCAACGTTGGTTCCAAAATGTCCCAGCGGGTGAAGGGCAAGTGTGGCCACGCTCCCGTGATCAAACATAAATTCTATGCCGTCGCAGATCCAACCGATCGTGACATGCTACAAAGCATCATTGAGTTTGTGATCAAGATTGATCCGGATTTTACACAGTATGGTATCGGTGAGAAAACTTTTCAAGTCGGTGCGTACTTTAACGAAAGCAAAAAAGAAAAAGATGAAAATGGGGAGTGGACTGGAAAATGGGTAGGAACATTTCGCAAGCAATGGAAGATATTTTATTACGAGGAGTTGTGTAGCCAACGGTGGGGTATGGATGGAGATACCAACACGATCCGACTGACGGAATGTTATTTGGATGAAACCTGTGAAACTGTTGGCCTTTGTCTGCGAGTCAACACTGGCGAAATGCAGGAGGTTGACAGCTTGGTTACCCACGGAAGTATGTATTCCAAGGAGAAATAACTATAAATATCTCTCCGAATCTTTAATAACTTTTTTCTATCTATAATGTAATTTACTATGACTAAAAACAAATATATGTTGAGTAGAAGAAAACAAAAAAGAAGGAGGAGGAAAACACACAAAGTTCGAGGATCCGGGTTTCGTTTCCCAACGTTTTCTTCCTTCAGAAATTTCTTTACAAGAAAACAAAATCGACCATCCCAGCAAGAACCACCCCCGTCAGATATGAAGCAAATAATTTCAGACTCTTCAAATAGTGCTTTTTATTTTAATAAGTTTGTTCACTGCAAAAAGCATATGTTTAATCGGTTGACAAGAAGGGGACCTTGTAAAGACCTTCATAAATACAGTGACAGTGGTTCAGACTATCTCCTTTCGCAAAAGAACTATTACAAGTTAATAAAAAAAATCGAGAAGAGGATAAAGGAAATAGTTCAAGGGGGAAGTGTCACTTCCAACCTCCTCAACCACCTTCTCAATTATGTAAGGGGGAAAATTAATCGCATCGTAAATAAGGCGATTGGAGATTTTTATGTAAGTACGTACCTAGATCAGCTTGAAGAGACCGATGATATTCAAACTATACATGACATAAGAGAGGAAGGAATGAAAATCCCAAAAGACACGGAGGATTCAAAAGTGTTTCCTGCCTATTTTTATCTAACAAAAGAGGACATAAACAATTTTAAAATATTTTTGGTCACGCTTTTAAAGGAGGATTCAAAAGAACAACTCGAACCCATGAGTCCTCCCCCTCCCCCTCCAAGTGTGGGTGTAACAAAAGATATTGGCCAACACAAACAGGCCACTGCGGAACCATCCCCCGCTCAGAATCAGGTGTTCTTCGTTTCACCCACTGATTTTTTTTCCAGGACGGGTGTTGAATTAAAAAAGATAAAAGATTCTATTCTATTTAATCGAGAGACGAATAGCTATGATCTCGAAAATACCATAATATCAGTAAGCTATGAGGGTAAACATGCTATTTTTTGTATCAACGTGCCGTATGTATCGTTAAATGTCAACGGGGCATTGTACATTATAGACATAAATAACCTTGGTCTCTTTTCGGAGAACATGGATGAAAACACTTTACTGCTTCTAAGTGGCCAAACCAGAATTAATCATCCTCAGATATCACATAGGGAGCTCGAACCTATATTAGATCAAGTCCGAATAGAGATTTCTCGAGAAGCTCAAGAAGAAATAGATTTTTTGAATAGAATAATGGATAGCACTGACTACAAGCTCTCTTTGGGTTATGGGTATGATTTGGGGGAGGATGATACTCGATACAATGTGTTACAGGGCAATATTTGTGGGCTACTATTGTGTTTATTTTATAAAAACACTTGCATAAGTTCGATCGAGATTGATGATAGTAAAATAAGAGAGGATTACATGAGAATATTTTTATTTACAAATCCAAATTGTTCCAATCATGGATATAACATGTTGTTACTGTCGGCATGTATAATTATTTTGCCTAAATTGAAAAAATCCATCAAGTATATGGAATGTAATGCAGTCGATGCAAAATCTGTAAAGATAATGAAATTTTATTTTGGTGGGGGTTTACGTGGCGTAACTGCTCAGGTTCTCAAACAATTCGAACAAAACCCTACCGAGAATTTAAATGAATACAAGGAACGATATTATGCCGAAATGGAGAACTACCTCAAGGAGCATCGTATTGTTACTGTAGTTGTAGATGTAACCAACCCAGTTACAAATCGAAATGCAAGAGATTTGTTTAGAAAAATTTCCGAATCTACACACTTCCATAATCCCTGTGATGAAGGTCTTGCTACTGGAAGAAAGTCTAGAAAAATACCGTCCAAAAAAAAGAGCCTTGTTTCATCCAAAGGAAAAAAAAGAAAACTCAATTGACGAAATAGCTTTCTGCAATCATAGCATGTAACAGATATTACAGTAACACATGAGGAAAAAAAGGATAATTTAAAATCATTATGTTTAAATTATTTTTTTTGTTAATTTAAAAGGGTTGGTCAGCCTCCCCTTCGTATCCTTCCACCTGAAGATAGTGTAGATCAATTGCCACGTAGCTTTGACAAATAAGTCTATGAACCAACGGTGTCAATTTGCTGAGGGAGTCATTGCGAACAAATGGAAGTAGACCTGCCTTGCTCAGATCAATCCCAAATTGTTTTTCGGTCTTGATTGAAGATTTCTGAATTCCTTTCTGTTTCAAGGAACGATACACCTTGTAAGAAGAATCCATCGCACATTTGGAAAAGAAGGCTTTAATTTTTTGCCAACCACTCTGGCAGAAAGACGAAGACCAAGTTTTTCTCAGGGCTTGTAAGACAGAACCCTTTTTATTCACCAAGGGCGTGGAAAGGGGAGCAGCAGGAGCTGTGGAAGATGGAGTTTCCTCTTCTTCTTTTTTGTCTTCAGAGTCGTCTTCTTCTTCTTTTTTGTTGTAAAGATTGTCAATGAGACAATACCCTTTACATACCAAAGTTTCAATCAATCTTTGAAATTCGGATTCACCACTGTCGCAGATCAGTTTCAGATGATCAGTCATCTCAATCTCAAACTCTTCTGAGGTCTTCATGGGAAGCTCGGGGGAGTCTGTCTCAGTTGTCAGCTGATATGTCTTGTAACTGGCATCCCTTGTGATTTTTTCCATCAGGTCTCTCAGTTTTTTCCAAGTAGCTGGGTGGAGGATCTTGCGAAGTTTTTTTGATTCAACCAAGTCTTTCATCACTGCAGCGGGTTCATCCAAAATATCATACTCCCGATCAACCTTGGGTGTTTTGTGAGGAGGGTTCCCAGTGGCAGAATGAGACGACAACGAATCCGAGACAGAAGAGGTTGGTTGTTGTTGAATTTCTTCTTGCAAAGAACGCTTCTTGCGCACTAATGGTGTGTGGATAACAGGTTCAGGTAACACCGAGTTGGTTAGTTCAGAAGAAGAAGAAGACATCTTGTTTTTTTGTTAGTTCAAAAACTAATTTATTTGTGATTTTTTGCTTTTCCAAAAGATTCTGGTTGAAGTTGAAGTTCCCGAATTGGGGTTCCCCGAATTGGGGTTAAAATAGAAATGGAAAAATGTTTTAACTTTGGAAAATTAATTTTAATTCTCTGTATCTTCCTCTTCGTCTGTTTCGTATTCTTCGGTATCTCGGTAAAACTTTTCAATGACAACATGCCCTTTACAAATGATTTTGTGTAAACAAACGGTCAATTCTTTTTTATTTTCTTTGCGGATCATGGGGAAGTGTCCAGCGATGTGAAGTTCCTTTACAAATTGATCATACGTCATCTTCAGAATCTCGCTGTCTTCTTTTTCAGAAACATGCAAGTAAGCGTTGTAAGCTGCTTTGGCTGCTAAGTTTTGTAAAATCCGTTCGAGTTTTCCCACACTCTGGAAGTCAATGAGCGGCACCCCGGCTTCTTTCATGTCTTGCATTATTGCAACGGGCTCATCACTAATGTCACGTCCTTCGTCAATCTTTTGTCTCATTCGCCGAGGTTCTCTAAAAATCACACTATCCTGTTCTTCTTGGGATAAGTCAACAAGCGCAAGAGATTCGTAACAGGGTTGGGTCGGCTGATCTGTGTTTGGAATATTGGGGAAAGGCATGTAACGCTTTTTCCGAAGAAGTGGAGGGCATACACTTTCAGTCGCAGTCACACGGGGTGGTGTTGTATGGAAAGAAATCATTTCTGAATGTGTGTGTAACAAAGTATTTGATTTATGTTGGGAGGTGTCTCTCCACGAGATTGTAGATTCCCAATTTGGGGTTCAAGTTCCTGTGACGATTCGTTGCTCCCCATTTCGGGGTTGTGAAATCTCGTGGAAAAAAAAATCTATCAAAAATAAATACCAAAAAAGTATTTTACCAACCCAACACCTCTGCAACAAACATGCAACAAACTCTCAACACTTCTCGCAAACACTCTCGCGATTATGAAGACCTTGTGGATTCAAGAAATTCCAAGCTTTCTTCTCCTCTCGAACTCCAACCTCCTCGTTATTATCAATCGGAAGCGAATGAGGCGATCTGCAACACACTGCAGGAGAACTCCAAATGTCTCGTCAAGATGTTTTGCGGAACAGGCAAATCGCTCGTCATGGCCACCTGCGACATTCATCAAGAATCCAACCTCTCCTTGTTCGTGTTTCCTTCTCTTGCATTGATCGAACAGTTCTACAGGGATTATCTGCTTCGTGTGGCAAACTCTCCTGAACATATTCTTCGGGTGTCCTCTGATGGAGGGGACTCCACTACTGATCCTGCAGAGATTGCTGGGTTCTTAACGAACACGTCGATGATTGGGTTACGTTCTGTCTGCGTGACTTACCAATCTTATGATACGTTGGTGCAAGTCATGGATCAGTGTGGAGTTGTTGCAGATAACGCAATGTATGACGAGGGGCATCGAGCAGTGGGAAAGTCTTATCAAACCCACATCTTCCACCTCGGCGCCGATCCCCATGTTCGCAAACAAGTCTTCTTTACAGCTACTCCCAAGAACGACAACGGGATTGTGATGTATGAGGAAACTAACCCCGAACGAAGCATGTGTGGTCCACTTGCCTTTAACTACAGCTATTTCCGTGGAATGATTGAAGGATACCTTAACCCGTTTGAAATTCGCATTGACTTTTCCACCGAACAAGGAAACACAAACATTTACAAGTCCATCGCCCGGGCGATTCTCACTACTGGCAACAACCGCGTCTTGACCTTTCATACTTATGTGGAAACAGACCGAGACTCTTCTGCCAGAAACTTTTCAAATCGTGAGGCCTTTGTTGCGGCATTCGAGGAAGTCTGCTGCAGAGAGTTTCCGAACAAGGTAGGTTTCTATTCTACCCAACGCATTCGGTTAGTTGTCCTTGCGGGGACAGCCGAGAGAGAAGAACGTTCTGCCATTCTAGAGTCTCTAGACACAACTCCAGACAACGAGATATACATTATTTCTTCTTGCCGAACCATTGGAGAAGGGATTGACACCAAAAAAGCCAACATGTGTGTGTTTGTGGATCCCAAGACATCTCACGTGGACATTATTCAAAACATCGGACGAATCATACGCAAAATTCCTGGCAAAGGATGCTCTACTGTTCTCATTCCTTGCTGGGTAGACAGAGCCAAGTATGAAGCGGTGCAAGACAATCCAGAAGCTCGCGACGAAGTCATCCGACAAGACGTGCAAGAGACGGGAGGGAATTTCAACGCCATCTTGAATGTTGTCTCTGCCTTGAAACAAGAAGATCTCGACCTTTATGATGCTTGTTTGCATTATCCCAACTGCTTTTCTCACAGAGAGATTGAGAACAATCTGCAAGGTCAAGGGTATGAGCTTATGGAAAGTGTTGATGAAGAGGGTAGACTCATTCCAACCCTGAATTATTTACTCGAAAAAGATATCGATCCCGAGCGTTATAAAGACTTCGATGAAGACGAAGAACGTATCCAACATATTGCAAAGGACCATGATGTATGTGTGGAGATACACAATGACTCATTGGATCAACCTGTCAAGAAGTTTAACGTGGGGTGTGAAAGTGGCGAGGTAGTGCGTTTGTTTCGGAATCAACTGACCGATGATGATTGTGATGAATATGCAACATATCAACCTATTGTCAAGAAATCTACTACACCATCTTCTGCAAGTCAATCAACCAAGAAATCTTCTCGAGATGATCCTGATTTTATTCCACCAGACAAGAAAAAGAGAGTGGTAAAGGTTGTTCACAACAATCCCGATGTGATGGTCTTATGGAAGGTGTGCGGCGATGGGCTTCTCGATGGAATTAGTCAGGCGATCGAGCCTGAGGTGGTGGACAAGGTGCAAAAGTTACAAGACGATTTGGTAGCAATGGAAACCTTTAAAGAAGAAACTGGACGGTTGCCTCGAACCGGTGGATCTTCCCGTACACCAAAAGAATCAGAATTAGGGAATAAGTTGGGACATCTCAAGACTAATTACAAGACCAAGACAAAAAACATGTTGGACCCGGCATGCCGAGAGATATTCAAACGATTCTGTGAAAGAATGGGCATTGAGGAACCGGTACCTTTGGATGAAAGGAGGCAACGACGGTTGCGATCCCGCTTATCAAGGATTACTGACTTTCATAAACAAAATGGATGGATGCCAAGGATCTGTAAGACAAGGAAAAAACCTTTTTTCCCTGGGGAAGAGGAATTAGGACATTTTTTGGCCAATATCAAAGAAAATTACAAAAAGCAAAGCCGCGAAATGGCGGACCCTGCATGCCGAGAGTTATTCAAACAATTCTGTGAAGACAACGGCATTGAAGAGCCGGTTTCCTTAGGTGAAAAAATGCAAGGACGTTTGCGATCCTTCTTGGCTCAAGTTAAAAGCTATTTTGAAAAGAACGAAGAAATGCCGAGAACAGAAGCCTCAGAGAACAAACCTTTTTTGCCAGGGGAAAAAAAAATTGGGAGACCCTGGTCCACACTCAAAGCAAACTACAGGGATAGAAAACAAAACATGGCAGATCTGGAAAACAGAGAGATACTCGAACAATTCTGTGACACCCTTGGAATTGAATTGGACCCGGAAAAACAATTACGAACAACCTTAGCTCGAATTAACGTTTACTATGAAAAATACCAAGAGATGCCAAGAGAGAGCGGATTAGACCGTACACAAGAAGAAAAAACCAACGGACAACTGTGGGGAGATATCAAAAGAAAATACAAGGACGAAACCGGATGCATGTCAGACCCTGCTTGCCGAGAGATCCTCAAACGATTCTGTGAAGGCCTTGGAATTGACTTGCCTGTATCATTGAATGAAAGAATGGGAAATAAATTACTGCAAGACTTGGAGAAAATCAAAAGTTATAATGAAAGATACACACGGATGCCAAGGGAATCCGGATTAGACCGTACGACAGAAGAAAAAATCCACGGACAACTGTGGGGAGAGCTCAAAAAAAAATACAAGAACGAAACCGGATGCATGGCGGACCCTGGAAACAGAGCTGCCTTTAGACAAGTCTGTCAAAACCTTGGGATTGAGGTGCCGGTCTCTTTAAATGAAAGAATGAAAACACAATTGCACGACGTTCTGGCTCAAATTAAAAACCATCGCACACAACACAGAGAGCTGCCTAGAACCGCAAAATCAAAGAATAAACCTTTTCTGCCTGGAGAGAAGGAATTAGGGACGTCGTTGGCTAACCTCAAGACAAACTACAAAGATCAGAAAAAAAACATGGCGGATCCAGAAAACCGAGCGATATTCAAGAAATTCTGCGAAGACAACGACATTGAAGAACCAGTTAAGAGAAACCCTGTTTTCTCTAATGAAAAAGACGTAGCAGATTTACCTCCAGTCTCCAAACCTGTTGGAGGAGGCGGTGGGGAAGTTGGTCCTCGCATCGGAACCATCCACCATCCAGACACCACCCCAACCCCAAAACCTCCCAAGAAGAAATCCCCCAAGAAAAAGTCAATGGAACTTGCACCTCCCACCATGTCACCATCGCCACCACCTTCAAAGGAACTTACAGAAGAGGAAAGACAAGAACGAGAACAACAACGAAGGGAGCGCAACAAGTCCCAACTCTCGGAGTATCACCAAAAATTCAAGACAATGCGATCCGACAGTCTCCACGCCCACTTCCAAGAAAACAACAACAAAGCATTCATCGAATACCACAATTGTGCAGATGCCAACGAGGAAACCTATGACGATCCAACAGAAATACCACGCAACCGGATCATTGCGGCTCTTGAGCAAAACGAACACACAAAGACGGCGGAAGTATTGGATCTCGGCTGTGGAAGATATCCGAAAATTCGGGACCATTTCGCGGGAAACAACAAATACAACGTTCGAAGCTTTGACCATGTTGCAATCAGCGAAGGTGTGGAAGAATGCGACATTTCCCACTTGCCTGTTCCATCTAACAGTGTGGATTATGTGGTAATGTCTCTTGCCATGTGGGGATCCAACAAAAGACAGTATTTGCAGGAGGCTCATCGTGTGTTGAATGCTAACGGCTGTCTGTATATTGGCGAACCCACTAAGAAATGGGGCTTCACTAAAGAAGCTATGGATGCTGCAAGATTGAAGGATCTGTTGCAGAAATGTGGGTTTACCATTGTGGACGAATCCATCAAAAAGTTTAGTGTATTTACATGTGTAAAAATAAGAAAGAGTCAAACATGTAATTTATAAATTTGTTACAGGCTATCTGTTGTTGTTGTTGTTGTAAATTAATTTTTTTAACCGATGAAACAACCAAATGCCCGGTGTCTCGTTTCTGTTTTCTCTGAGTGATTGTAGCATTGTTACACTGATCTGGTTTCGGTGTAAGTACATCCACACGCCATACGCTGCGACCAAGCCCACCGATGCCGCCACGTCGCGTTTTGTTACAGGGATCCTCCAAAGGCTTGCAAATGGAAGTATCTTTGTCAAGAAAAAGACAACGATGAAATAAATAAAGTTTTCTGTTGTTGCATATCCCCAAATATATCCCATGGTCCAAAGATTCTCGAGAATCCCAATGGCAAAGAGAAGTTTGGGACTTGCTTTGGTCCAGCCTATGAGGTAGACAAGATACCAGGCAAATACCCAATAGGATAGAATAAAATCAGGACGAATTACCATACGTGTAAGTTATCTTTATGTTCTTTCTCGATATTATTTTTATCTGGGGGGAGAGTCTTTTCCTTAACAGAGAAAGACTTTGGTATCTATGTCGTAAAAGGAATCTGTTGACATCTGTGGTATTTGTGTGAATGCGTTTGTCTTCAGCAATTCTCTCATGCTCTTGAGCAATTCCCTCCAGGAAAGTCCTGGCTTTTGTTTGAGTGCTTCGGTGAAAGCCCACGACACTGCCCCTTGCACCTTGTTGCCACCTCCTGCAATGACTGCTTCGGCACTGGTTTGTGAATCCATGCAACCACTGATCATCAGCACATTTCCTCGACACTCCGAGACTTTTTCGTTCTCTGTATATTGGTCGTAGTTGTTACTATCGAGATAATTGTATTTCAAATCAAACATGGTTCCACTGTGACAACTGTCAAAGAGTCCGAACACAGTCACCCCTTCTTTCATGTTGACAGAAAGGATCCTCTTAAAGTCATCGTCAAGTATGCCTTGCAGATCGCTACTAATGATCATTTCGTCATTGGCATCCGCTTCATCTCCTGTGTAATCAAAGGTGAAGGAACCGTGTCCGCTGAAATAAAAGATCACCAAATCCCCTGCCACAGCATTGGCAATCAGGGAAGTGAATTCCCTCAAGAGGTTTCCTTTTGTGGGAGTGATTGCAGAGGTGTCGGTAAGTATCTGGAAGTTTGTCACACCATATCCGGTAAGTAATTCTTTCATTCGGGTGGTGTCATCTATGCATCCAGTGAGTGCGTAGGGGCTTCCAATATAATTAATACCAACGAGGAGGGCTTTCTTTCTCGAGATAGAGAAAGGAGATGATGCCGTGGATGAAAGTGTAAGGGATCGAACTTTGGTGATTTCGAAGAGGAGAGTGTTGCGCAAGGTTGTGACGGATTGGTTGTATTGCGTAACAAGTTTGTTGATGAGTGTTTGTTTGTTTCGATTCCAGGAGGAGTTGATTGCACGAAGGTTTCTGGTAAACGCGGAAGAGAGTTGGTTGATGGCTGTCACATAGACTCGGTTCAAGTATGCGATGCGATATCGTTTGTAGAGTTCGAAATCGGAATTCATGTTGGAAGAAGGAATGTCTGTGTTATATATTACTTCTCGAGAATAATCTGATCGGATTTTTTTGAAGGACGTCCTCTTTTCTTGGGAGGTTCTGTTGCAGAGGGTGTGGTTGGATTGGTTGGGATGGAAGGGGGATTGTTGGAAGGCGCCTTCGGCGCGAGTGGGGACCTTCGCTTCTTGGGCGGGATACTCGGAATCTGCTCGATGGATGGTGCGACCCCGATCGACGGGTCTCCACTAGGGGATGGGTCCCCCGCGATTTTCGAAGAGCCCCTCTTTGGTTTTGCCAACACCGCTGTCATCTCTTCCATGGTAATGTTGGAAAGGTTGCGCGTACCAAAACATTTCAAAGATCGGTTCTCTTCCCCCCATGCAGCATACCTCCCAAACTTCCCCTTCCGAACGATAATCTCTTTGTCTTGGAAAACACCAAAGAATTGACCGCCATACAAGGGAAGACCTCCGGGTGTGTGATCGGCAAAATAGGCAGGTGTTCCAGGTTCTGCTTTGGTATGCAACAGATCGTCCAATGTATATTCCCCCTTCTCGAGACGAAGAAGGTCAATGTCTTTTCTTACTGGTAACCATTTCACTGTTGGTTTTTCAGCGGTACCTTCTTCACCTTCGTCTTCTTCTTCGCAACCACCCTCGGCAACTCCTCCTCCTCCGCCTCCTCCAGATTCGGAGGAAATCGTTTGCCGAATCACCGGACCATATTTGGCAATCATGTAACAGTGGTCCTTGTCAATCGGAATCTGGAATTTCTCGATCTTGTTTTCTTTCGCCGTCTTGATCAACCTGGTAAGATATTCCTTTTGGGTAACACATACTTCGATCCAATTGACGGTTCCTTGATGAATATTGTCGAGAAGTTCTTCAGTTTCTTTGGTGTAAGAGAATGCAAACAGCGGGGAAAAGTGTTGATAGAGGAACCTTGCCACCACAATCCCCATCGGCTTAATCACTAATTTGTTTTTCTCTGTCCCGAAAGTTTTCTTCACAGTCGTTGGTTGGAGGTGTTTGGTCATTCCATCCAACAAGAAATCGACGCAATCCATTGTGATTCCTTCCAGGTTTTCTTTGGCAACATAGTTTCTCGATTGGATCTTGTCGACAATGGAAGCAAATGTCGAGGGTCGTCCAATTCCTTCTTCTTCCAACAAACGAATGAGTTTCGACTCTGTGTAATGAAGTTGGTTGCGGGTTGTTGCACATTCCTGTTTGGCTGTAATCGAGGAGAAAGTTACTTGGGTGTTTGGTGTAATGTTCTCGAGAAAGTGGTAGGCAGAGCTTCTCTCGTTCGAAGAACTAAGTCCTTTCATTATGTTGTTTTCAGCCAGGCACATCCACCCCGCATACACCGGCAACTCCGCGCTGTGACTGTAACACAAGCCATCGGGTGCAGTAATCGTCGCCCGTCTCACGGACACCACCGCCGGTTTCATGAAACTCGCCACACTTGTCTCCCAAATAAAACGATAGACCTTACATGTGGAGGAATCATACTTCGCTGCAGAGAGATGGCCAATGTTGAGATTGGTTGGACGGATCGCTTCATGGGCCATCTTATTCGTCTCTGTTAATCTCCCTGGATTGTCTGTAAACGTTTCCCTCTTTCCATCTTTCTCGAGATACTTGCGGGTTTGTTGCAGAAAGGATTGACTATATTTCGTGTTTTCAGTTCTCATGTAGGTGATCAAACCATTCTCGTAAAGATGTTGACAAATTCTCATTGTGGCTTTCGGAGAAAGATGGAGCTCGTTCGAAACAGCTTGTTGCAGTCTGCTGGTATTGAGCGGAGAAGGCGGGGATCTTGTTGCAGTAGTCGGATCCTCCACGGTCAGAATGTGAGAATGGGTCTTGGACTTTTCCAAAAAGGCTTCCACTTCTTCTTTTCTCGAGAAAGACCTGGTGAGATGAAACAAGAGATGTTGAGACGTAAAGGTTCCGGCGACTTTGTATTCCATCACTGTAGCAGTGTTGTGAATGTGCGTTTGATTGTCCAGAACCATCTTGAGGGCAGGTGTTTGGCATCTTCCAGCAGACAAACTGTTCTTATCGTTGTTGGAAATGTATGTCCACAACAGAGGAGAGATCTTGAATCCGATCAAGAGATCCAACACCTGCCGTGTAAATTGCGCATACACCAGGTTCATGTTCAACCTTCCCGGATGTTGGATGGCATTCGTGATGGCTTCTTGTGTGATCTCGTGGAAAATAATTCTTGGGGTCTCTTCCACAGAAAGACCAAAGTGATCACAGATATGCCACGCAATCGCTTCCCCTTCTCGATCATCGTCGGTAGCCAAGATCACTTGGGTGGAATGGGCAATGGCTCGTTGCAACATGTTGACATATTTCTCTTTTTCGACTTCAAACTTCAACTCCAGAGTGCTGCCATCTTTTGCAAAGACAACGTTCTTCAAAGAATTCAATGATCGAAAATGACCATAGGTTGCTAACACTCTGTAACCAGGTCCTAAATATTTCTCGATTGTCGCACACTTGGAAGGAGATTCCACCAAGACCAGAGTATAAGGAGTAATTGGGGTGGGCTCTGCAGCAGCAGAAGCAGCAATAGCACCGGTTGTTGCCTTGGCTTTTTTTCTCGAGACTTTTTCTACTGTTTCTTCTTTCTTTGGCATGTTGTTGTCTATGAAACAAGAAAACTTTTTATTTCTTTTCAATTCTCTGTATAACATATAACAACTACAATACCACAAGATGCCTTCTCTTTATTCTTATCCCATGAGATATCTTCCTCAACAATTGTCGAGAAAAGACATCAAGAAACAAGTCTCGGAAATCAATCGTTCCAAAAAATTATATTCCAAAAAGATTTATTACACCCGTCCTTCTGTCAAGAGTTTCCACAGCAAGCCGTCCCACCATGTAGCAAATGCTCAAAAGATCTATCATGTTCAAACCATCTCTCCAAACAAAGAATTATCGAGAAAGACTGGATGTTCTGTAGCGGGTTTGAAACAGATCGTTCGGAAGGGAGAAGGTGCTTACTATTCTTCTGGTTCTCGTCCCAACCAAACCGCACAATCGTGGGGAATGGCAAGATTAGCGAGTGCCCTTACAGCAGGGAAGTCGGCTGCGGTAGACTTTGCGATTTTGGACAAAGAATGTAACCACCGCGGACGGGCTTACAAACTTGCAACTCGAGCGGTGAAAAAGTACGGACCGGGTGGGCGTACAAGCACAAGGAAACGGAAAGTTCGTATCTAGGTAGAATATTCCCGGAACATTCCAGAAACAAGAAGTATTTCAAGATTCCTTTAAATTAAAAATTAAATATTAATTATTCATCTGTTAACTGCTTTTTAGCTGCGGGAACTCCCCCTCCACCCCAGTATACCCCCCTCTGTAGTAGACTCCCACCACCACCCCTTATGTGGGGTATTTGTTCCTGTGGAACGTCCCCCCCTATGTCACAACTTGTTCCTGCGGAACGTTCCGTCCCAATTACTTTTCTGGCACAAATAAATTAACAAAAAAACTTTTACAGAAAATGTCCAAAAGCTCCGCCTCCCGCCCTGTGAAAGCTCAGAGAAAGTCGCGTTCCGACGCAAAGGTACCAAGGAACAAGGCTCGATCCAAAGACCTCCCCCATTTGCATGTCCAGCCAAATTCAGGATTTGTCCAAGCCTTCCTGGAAGCCAACGCGGAGTTCCTCAAGCAGGCGGCCCGAAACGCCAAGCAAGCCCAGGAAGCCGAGGATGCCCTGAAAGCCCAGGAGGCCAGGAAACCGGTGGTGGATCTTACTTCCAAGGAACCTCCCACAGAGACCAAGAAATAATTTATTCTTTTTTCATTTTTATAAATTCTTTAACTTGAACTTGAACTTGAACTTGAACTTGAACTTGAACTTGAACTTGAACTTGAACTTGAACTTGAACTTGAACTTGAACTTGAACTGAGCCGGTAGTGCATGAGGTAGTGGAAATTTTGGAGTCGGAGGATGAGGAAGAGGAGGAGGAAGTTGAAGTTGAAGAGGAAGTTGAAACAAGGGTTGTGTTCGGGAGGGAGATCGCCCCGATTCGGGACATTCCCGCAGTGGGGAAAAGTATTTAAGTTTGAAAACGTCATAAATTAATTAGATGGAAGAACCAACCTCTCACACTCTGGAAGAACTCGACACGTTCGAAGAAGAAAGCCCTTCCGAAGAAGAAAGCTCTTTGGAAGAAGACAACTCCTCGGAAGACGATCCTACCTCGGACGAGGCTCTCCTGGAACAAAACCCCAAGCCTCAGAAAAGACAAAGAGGCAAACAAAAGAAAGAACCTCGGCAAAGGAAAATAAGGCAAAAGAAAGAACCTGCGGTGAGCGGAAGGGTGAGCATAATCGATTTTTCCATCGCTGATCCAGATATCCGGCAACGAGTACGAAAACTCCAACCCTCCTTTCCCTTGTACACTCCTGACATTCTGACACAAATGCGTAATCAAAACCATATTCGGGATCTGCTCGAGAAGGACTTTCCAGACCTCACAGGGATGCCAAACACATTTGGATTATTCATTGCTTTGATTTCCGATCTCGATTATGTTCACACCAATGAGGAGTTATTAAAAGGGTGTGATGGCGATTTTCTATTTGCTGAAGATGAATGTGCCGATGACAAATTTCATTGTGCGTGTGGTCAATGGTGTACTGGAAAATCACTTTTTAAAATAACAAACATCCGGACAAACATCTCAATCGTCATTGGGTGTGTATGTGTCGGAAAACATGAGTTGCTTACCAAAGAAGAAATAGCAAGGAAGAAACGAAAACGGTCCGAGGAATTTCAACAAAGGCAAGAAAAAAAGAAGAGGGAACAGGAGGAACTCGAGAGGCAAAGAATCGCCCAACAGAGACAAAAAGAATTCGAAAGAAGAAATCGAGAACTCCAACAAAAACAAGCGGTCAAACGTGCACACGCTTCTGTAATGGCACAGATGATGGAACCCATTCTGGAGAAAAAAAGAGAAGCCGAGAGAGAAGAGCAACGAAGATTGGCTGAGGAAAGGGCTGTCGAAGAAGCACGAAGACTCGAAGCACTGAAGCTTACCCACCGCCAATGCGAAGATTGCAAGGAGTATAATATTGAAAAAAAATCCCCTCCGAAGATCATTAAATGCAAACCCTGTTGGCAACTGGATGAATCCAAGAAACCAAAAAAGACCTGTGCTTGTGGCGAAGAGATTGAATATTCTGGAAAACTTACTTGTATTTCCTGTTGGCAGATCGAACAATCAAAGAAACCAAAGGAACTCTGTGTGGATTGTGGAGTGGCTCCCAGAAATAACGGTCCACGTTGCAAATCTTGTTATTGGAAAAAGAGAAATAACAAAATCTTAACATTCTTTCCAGAGGATCTGTAACACTGACTAATTTGTCATCTACTAAATGTTTTAGTGTCTAAGTATTTAAAACCCAACCCACGAGGGGGGGGGGGACAAGATACCCCGATTCGGGGGGAACTTTTTTGTTTGCATTACACAAAAGACAGATCCCTTACCCCCATGTTTGGCATGTACTCATCGGCATACCTTCCCATTGTTGCGACCAACCTACTTTTTTATTGCATCACATCCCTCTCGACATCCATCTCTTCTTCCCAAACAGTCGTCAAGTTTATTACAGAACACAAGGACTGCGATTCGGTAATTTTCAAGAACGAACTGGTTGAGATCGATCTGGAAAACAAATTGCAGATATTGGAATCCTTGGTCTATGATATCCTTGGCAAGTTTACTCTCGAGAAAAAAGAGTGGGAGAATTTAAAAACAGAATTCAGGCATCCAGGGATTGCTGTGACTGACGCCCCACATGCCGAGTTAATCGACTTTACAGAGGTGAATGTCAAGGAAAACACGGTGATGGCGAAAGTGTTGGGACGGATCCCTGAACCTCTTAAATTCGCACTCTTTAGCACGGGCGACACTCTGCAACAGTTGGCGGGGTTGTTGCAGGAGATTCGGAATAAGATCCACTCTCATCATCAGTCTTACATTCAACATTTTGTCTCCTTGTCATTAAAGACAGAATTGTCGAGAATACACAAACTTGTCAAGGTATTAGATATTCGAACACAACTTTTATTGGAATTGTTAAAGATTTATTTACCTTGTGGAAAAGACAAATTGAAAGACAAAAAATATTAAACAATACAATTACATATATCTGTATTGGTTAAAATTTCAAAAAAAAAAATAAAAGAAAATGAAGACAGAGAAAGAAAAAGAGACTGAGACATCCCGGCTTAAATATGCCGAAGTCACGGTGATTAAATCCTTCAAAAATAGAACCTTCTGGCAAGACTTGTGGACCTTTGCCGGTGGAGATGAAGAACCCATTGTCGACAAAGAAAACGATACAGTCCTGATGACCTTTGCAGGGGAGCCTCCGTTTGATACCAAAGACCGATACGTGGATCTGAAATTCAAATTTAGCTTGGGTGTCAACTACGACAAAATTATCTACATCCAAACCCAGGGACAAGGAAAACCAAACTCGATGTATTTCCTAAGAGATCCAAGAAAGGACGATGCTGGAACATTACACTTGGACTTTAGGGAAATGGCGAAAGACCATCCCGTGTATGACCTCGCGAAAAACCCGATCAAGGCTTCTGTTCGCAATACCATTTTCTATCAACATCTGGGACGTCTCGCAACAAACTTTTTTTATTTTGCCCGGCTCCAATCCTCCGATACTATGCCTCGGTATGTCGTGGCTTACGACGACACGTTGATTTCTAAAGTCGAAGTGATTTATCTTGTGCGCCAACTCTGTTTAAATCTTTACCAGTCTGCTGCGGACGGCTAATCCACCATCTCCATGTCGTGGGTGTCTTTCATCTCTGCGATCCGTGCGTTTGTCTGGATCTTGTAAGATCGCCAACTCAATTTCATGGGTTTTGTTGCAGGGGTCTGTTCGGATTGGTTTTCTTTTTCTCGCCTTTCATTTTCCTTTTCTAGTTTCTCGGCCTTGCGCAAGGCACTGTCGACATAAATTTCTTTCAATATGTTCCCCACCTGGAAAGAAGCTTCGTGTTGATCACATTCCCCATTCTCGATTTTTTCTAAAATATCCAAAAATTTATACAACAGAGAAATATCTAATTCCTTTTTCAACACGCGGTTGTAAATATCTGTGTAATACGAAAACATAAAGTTACAATCCATCATACTGAGATCCCGCAATTCGGCAAAGGTTGCGTTGGGAGTTTCCTCCATGATTTCCAAAAGTCGCTTGGTTTCGTAACGGATGATCGCACTGTGCTTCAATTCCCGGATCAGTTCGGTTTGGTCTGTGACATTGTTCTCCTTGATCATTTCGTTCAACTTGAGTCTGCTTTTTTCGTCCATCGCTTTGTTATTTAAGTTTGTTTGTCTTAATGTATATTCAAATACTTTATTTATTTATTTCTTTTTTAACGAGATAAAGTATTTTTATTATTTTATCTTTTCCACGCAACCTTTTTTTTCTTGTGGAGGATAACAAGTGTTCATTGAGGTTTTAGGCTGATTCCATCTCCGGCCCCAGGTTTAAATGACTCTCTTTATCATCCATATAATTTCTAATTTCAACCAATCGCGATGATGGTATTGTCCCTTTGTGTGGATGAAACAATTCTTTAACCTTCTCAACAAAATAATTTTTCAGATCATTGCGGAGTTCATTCGTTAAGTAATAGTATGCGGGAAAGACGAATGCATTCTTAGTAGATTTTGGAATCCTCCCACTGTTTAATTGTATGTCGACAAATGATTGCTGGAAGTTGTCATAGGTAATCACATAAAAATCCCTTATAGCTTTTCGTATGATGTAATTTTCCTTTTTCATTAAGGAATCTTGATCTTTTGTTCTGTTATTTGAGTAGATTTCGTGAATTAAAGAAGAAATTTTGACGGAGATCTGTTCCTGAAGTTGTGGTATTAAGAATTTGCTTAATCTGTAATGAACACCTTGTAAATGTGCACATTCCCCTCTTCTAGTGTAACGAGTAAACATGTGACTTTTTTGACAATTCACAAAGTAACCTAGGTAAATACTGTGGTCCCTATCTTGATCAGACATATTAAATGTCCAATCGTACACTGTATCATCTTTTGTTTCCTCAAAACTACTTGGATCATTCCGATTCGATTGGGAAGTTCTATGCCAGCCAAAAATACCCCCAACCCTCTGGGTTGATTTCCTTCTTTTTTCTCTTCGATTCCTTGTGTGACGCACTTGTTTCCGGTGGTGGTGGTGCTTTCTGGTTTTTGCCATTTTTGGATATCTTATTATATAAAAATATTTTAATATTTACTGGATATCTAGCCTCTCTTCTCTTAAGAATGAGGAGTTAATGTGTGGGAAGGAGAATTCGACTCCGACGGAATACTGGGACTCTCCAAGGATAGAGATTTGGGAGGTTCCACGTGCGAAACAACTGTGTTCTCAACTGGGGTCACTGGTGGCTGTATATTTTGATCACTATGTGGCGAGAGAGATGGATGAATGATTGTTTGAATTAAAGTATCCTCAAAATCTGTTAGATCTTCCATGTCCTTATTATTTAAATACAAGGCTGCTGGAAAGACAACTGTATCCTTTGTCGATCTTGGGATGTTATACTTTTTACTGCGGTCTCCAATCGTTTGGCCTCGAAGAGAAGTTCTAACATAGAAATTATTAATCGATTTTTTTAATATGCGGTGTTGAATGTCACCAAACATCCAAGTTCGCAGGGTCTCCTTGGAATTTTTTCTCTTGTGTTCTTCTGCTTGTACAATTTTACTTTTGTTTTGTACTATCAAATTTCGAAGCTTTATTTTGATAAGGTTTTTAAGTATCGTCTTACCGATTTTTGAAATAAAGTATTCGGAACCTGGAGTGAGGGCAGCGCAAAAACTTCTTTTAGAGGAGCGGCTAAATAGATTTCTTTTCTTACACATATAAAAATTTGACCTATGATACTCTAATTTTTCTAGGTTCGTAAACTCCTTTACTTTATTAGTATCTATTTCCTTTTTGAATTCGTCGTCGTTGTTTGTGTCGTCGTCGTCATCGTTTTTTGTTTCGTATATAGGCTGTTCATTCATAATAAAAACGCTTGGCTTGGTTTGGAAAGTGAAAAAGGTATCATTGAACCATTCCTTCATGGTTTTACGGTTTTTGAACATTCTTCCCCCTTTGTTGTGGTTTGTCCTTCTGGTTCCTCGTCGGTGTATGATGGGCCTTCGTGGGTGTTTGTGTTTTCTTGTTTTTGCCATTTATATTGTTATACATATATCCTTTAAAAAAAAAGGTGGGGTGGTTTGTTCCGCGGTTTTCCCCACCCACTCCTCTGTAACCCCATCCTCCTCTCTTTAAACGGAATACTCTTCTTGCCTCTCTTTTTCTAAACCAAGGACTGCCTCATCATATTTATGTTTTAATTCTTCACGGTCGTCATCTGTTAAATACAAATGTGCGGGAAAGACCACTCTGTCTCTTGTATCTTTCGGAATCTTATTATCATTCTTTTTAATGTCAACAAATGTTTGACGGTCCTTGTAAGTTATCACATAAAAATATTTTATTGCCTTCTGAATAATGTAATTTTTGTGTCTCAACAAAAAACGATAAATGCGATCGAACATGGTGGGTGGGGTGTCCGGCGAGGCTGCTGACTGAATGAGCCAATATATTTTGGCAGAAATTTCCTGTTTTAACATATATTTTAAACCATCACTCATGTAATAATCTCCAAACCAATCCAAGTATGCACATTTACCCATTCCTGCGTAACGGGTGAACATGTGACTTTTCTTACAGTCAAAGAAAAGTTCATAATACATTAAAACGAGATTTAATTCAGTAACTTGGTCCGGAGTTGTATTCGGCATTGTGTAACCTGTTTCTTCTAGCTTTTGATTTTCTTGCGTATCGTCCTCTACATGTCGACCAAACAATCGCCGCAATATACCGCCCCGACGCCCGTGTGTTACTCTCCTTCTTCTCTGTCGGTTCCTTTTGTGAGTTACACAGTTCTGTCTTCTCGTCTTTGCCATGTTTTATATAAATATGGATAATTTATTTTATATAAAAAAGGTCGATCACATCCCACCCGCAACGTCTCTAACGGTTCTTTCTTGTTCTTCGATTGTTTTTCTTTCCCTTCTTATGTTTCTTTCCTCCTACATAAATAGTATCCACATCGTAAAAATAACGATTGTCATTTGGAAGATCATTGATAAAGGAGGCCTCACTATATTGACTCTCACGATTCTTATCACTAACATCATGACTAACATCATGACTAACATCATGACTAACATCATCTTCTTCGTGAGATTTTGTCGAGGCTGTTTTATTGGATGTATCGGAATGTTGGTGTTTTGAACCAAATGACAAAAAGGAAAAATGATTCTTGTGTCTTTTAGGCGTCATCTTACCGGACCAACGCGCTGTTTTTACGGCGTACTTTTCTAGCTCCTCCTTGTCTTGATTCGTCAAAAACATAATGGCGAGATTTTTTTTCTGCTTTTCCGACGACGACGACGTAGTTGTTTGATATTTGCTATCAAATACTTTTTGCATTGCAAGGTAGGGGTTTTTATGGGATTGACGTTTGATTTTTTCTGCTATGCGGCTTTTCATATCTCCCATCAGTTTGTCCCTGTCTTGTGTTGATAAGAGATACCTAGAGGCGTTTCCTTTGCAGTCACCGGTTCTAGACCAACGGCTAAGAACGGATGCATGTTGACACTTGACAAAGTCATCTTTGTATTTTTTGTATGCTTCATTTTCATATGGATCATTTTCATTAAAAGAATCTCTCATCTCAACGTAATCATATTCCAACTGTGGATTAGCTAAGTCAATCGTATCAACCTGATTCTTCTCAAACTCTGGATTCTCGACGTTAATCTTATTCTTCTCAACCAGATCTTTCGGTTTAAAGTAGGACCACCAGCTTAACCCTCCCCCGCGATGTGTCCTCGTCCTTCCAGTATCCTTAGATTTATGTCTCCTCCTCCTTGTATGACAGGAACGTTTTTTGGTTTTAGCCATTTTGTTTGTCTTTTATATATTAACGCAGATAAAAAAAAACCACATACTCTTCCATAGGTGTCTTTATATTCTTTTTTTTTACCAATAAATAATATATAAACCACCCCCTACAAATTCTACACTTCACCGAGATGTCTGCAACCACAACCCCTGCCACAAATAGCGCCTCCTACCTGCCAGCGCCACCTCAAGCCGTTGCCAATAGCCCCACGCCACAACAACAAATGGATGCTGGAAATGCTCAATTCAATGCTTTGCTGAAGTTAATAAGTGGTGGAGCAAGAAGCCATTCCATCCGTAGTCATACACGCGGATGTCGATGCAAGCTTTGTACCAGCCGTCGAAGAAAAAGAACTTTTCGTTTTTCTCGACACCGTAATACAAAGAAGAGTAAGAGACTATCTAGAAAGAGACACACTAAGAGACGTCACCGACATCAACACAGACGACGATTGGGTGGAACAACCACCACCGCGCAACCCCTTACTCCACAAAAGATCGAAGTTGCGACAGTTCCGGTCAAAGGTACCGAAGTGTCTTACCCGAGTTCCACCGACATGCAGGTGAAATTGGCAGCAACGATATCACAGAATGGTGCGAATGCTGCGATGGATAGTACCACAAAACCTGTTGCATAATGAGAAGGTGTGTGGAACATTCTCGAGAATAAATTAATGTTTTTTTTATTATTCTGTTTTACTTGTAAAAAAGTAGGCCCTCTGTCTCTCTCTCTTTAACACCACAACATTGGATCTGTTTCGGTCTTAATTTCGCACGTATCATAATACACCAAACGTGGGATCTCCAGCTTCTGCTGAGACGTGTGGGTACAATCCTTGCCGTGATAAGTAATCGCAATCACTTGAATCTGATATTCCAGATGGGTCGATACGTGCAAATGAATGGGAAGAAACAAAAAATCTTTGGACGTGCGTTTCCAGTCGGGGAACCCCTTGATCAACCATGCGACTGCTTCTGCACCGAAGTAGGCTAAGCTAAGATAATGTGTTTCAAAGGTGTTGGTTTCAAAGATCCATTTGCCGTTGGTCTCCTTCTTGGTAATGTTAAAAAAAACATTGACATAATGAAACGGGATTGCTGGTGGAGAATGATTGTCGCGACAGAAGGAGAGGAAGTTGTCCTGGACAGTCCCTTCTTCTCTAAAGACTTTTTCAAAACGAGGATCCTCTTCTGGAAGGTATCTAGCAGCAAAGACAACATAAAATGGGTTCATTTCTTCACACGTTCTATTTAAGTTATTTTGTAAATTATAATAATCGGACGAGTTATTAAAATCAAAGTTTGTTTGTTTGTTTAAATATATAGAGATGGCTTCAAATGACACTGTACCCCCGTATTACCGTTTGTCTCCGTTTTTCTCGATAATTTTGGTGATTGTTGCAGTCATTGGTTGGATACTTGGAATGACTCTCATTTATGCTTACGATCATTTGGATTACGTGCGTTCCCATTGGAATACTGAAAAATGTAAACCCACGGGATTGTTGCTGGGAGGACAAGATAACCTACACGAGTGTGTCAAACCCATTTTGGGGCAAGTGGTTGGGAAAGCTACGGCGCCCTTGTCCTATGGAGCACTTGGACTCACCACTATTTTCGTCGACATTACCAACGCCCTGCAACAATTGCGCGGGATGTTTGATTACCTCCGTGTGAGTTTGACCAACATTACACGTGAAATCTTCGGACGCATTGTCAATCTGATGATTCCGATCCAAACGATGATGATAACACTGCGGGACATGTTTGCAAGGATGTATGCTGTCTTTTCCACCGCCCTTTACATGGGATTGGCGACCATTTTGACAATGAAAAAAGTATTGGAAATGATTCTCACCTTTGTCATTGTTATTTTGATTGCTCTTGCCGCTTTGATTATTGTCATGTGGATCTTTCCCTTTAGTTGGGCAGTGGCTGCTTCATTTACTGCCATTTTCGTATCCATTTCCATTCCGCTCGTGATGTTTGCAGCAGCGGTAGGGAAAGTAACAGATCTAGGAATCCCAAAGATACCAAGCAAACCCCATGTTTGTTTTGACAAGTATACCAAAGTCACACTTGCCCCAAACGAAGAAGACCGAATGATCGTCGTTCCCATTTACAAATTGAAACTTGGAGATGTATTGCACGATGGATCAATGGTTGTCTCGAAAATGAAGCTAGACAAGGGAGACGCCGAGATGTATTATTTGAACGGAGTGTTGGTCAGTGGAACCCATTTAGTAAAACACAACATGACGTGGATCCCTGTAAGTATGCATCCACATTCGTTCGAGATCCGGACCTACACGAGAAAGACGATCTATTGTATCAACACCAGTTCTGGAAGGATCCGATTGGAGAACAATGAGTTTACAGATTGGAACGAGATGCTCGATGTCGACTTTACCTACACGAAGAAACATAGCAAGGTGGAACTGGCGAATGGAGTCTTGGTTCCCATTCAAGATATCCAATTGGGGGATGTGTTACAGAATGGGAAGCAAGTATCTGGCTTCGTGAAAACTTTTTGTTTGAAGAATAATTTAGTTACAGCCAAGAGAAAAAGGAAATATTATCACTTATACACAAAATAATTATCTATTTTTATTTATATAAAAACAAAGGAATGAATATGAACTTTAGGTTAAATCTGAAAACCATTGCAATCGTTGTCGTCTCTCTCTTTGTCATTTGGATTTTCTCGACGTGTGGATGCACTCATGGAGGAGCCTATGGATTATATGAAGGAATTACAGATATTGCAAACTCGAAGGAAGGGGCGGGAGTAACGGTTAAAACGAGTGTGCCAGTGGTAGCCGTAGACACTAAAACGTCGAAAGCCACCCCGGCCTCTACTACAAATGGGAAAGGAAAAGATTCTACCGCTCACTCTGCTGCAACCACCCCCACCAAGGCTCCAGCACCGATTACCCCAGCAACCACTGACAAAAAGGGCAATCCCTCGGTAAGTGCTACCGCTTCTGCAGCCAACCCCAAGGAAGGATATACCAACTTGATGGGATATAATAGTAACAACTCAACAGTGAATTGGGGAGATCCTGCGCCTGTCATGAACTATGTTGCGCCTTCTTCCGACAACCCATTATCGTCTGGGGAATTGAATATGTTTGCAAACACCCAATTCAAACCAGAGTGCTGCCCTACGACTTATTCCAACAGCATGGGATGTGCCTGTATTAGCAAGGATCAGTACAATTACTTGATTACACGAGGTGGGAACAACGTGCCTTTTGCCATTATCTAAATATTAGGGTTGCGCCCCTAAAAGACGCGGTCGCCTACGGCGACAACATTTATTACAGATTGGAGTTAGTAATTTGTTAACAACTAATAAATTACTTTAAAAACAAAAGTCTCGTCGCCGCACTCCTTCCGTCGTTTGGGGGAGGACCCCCCAATAGGCGACCGCGTCTTTTAGGGGCGCAACCCTAATCTAATCTAAACATACATCATATGCATAAATGGATTGGTTTCTTGATCTTTCTGTGTAATTAATTTGTTGATGATTTCCGGTGTCACATGGAACGGGTAAGACAGTTGAATGACGGTATTGTTGTCAAACATCTTCGTTCCTGGTTTCATCAAGCGACACAGGTTGAGCTTGGTGTGGATGATCTCGAGATATCGTTTCAGATTTCGAACCCCAGCTTCGGTACCTCCAAACTTTTCGATTACATGCCCAATCGCTTCGTCGGAACAAATGATTTCATCTGCATGGAAGTTCACCTCCTGACGGATTTTGGGCAACAAATAGTCTCGAGCAATGATGGTTTTTTCTTTGCGATCGTATCCCTTGGCATAGATGCGATACATTCTGTCACGCAGGATCGGGTTGATCTTGGTTTCGTCGTTGTAACTAAAGATAAAGATGCACTTGCTCATGTCAAAGTGGATATCGGAAAAGTATTTGTCATGGAATTCCATGTTTTGGGTGGTGTCTGTCAAGTGAGTAAGGATACTGACAATCTCCTCGCCCTTGGGAGTGTCGCTGATCTTGTCCAGTTCGTCAAAGTAGATCACCGGATTCATGACCTTGCTATCAATGAGGATTTGAACAATCTTTCCCCAAGTGCTTCCTTCGTAAGTGAATGAGTGTCCTTCCAGGTAACTGCTGTCGGTTGCCCCACCAAGGGGGATGAATGCAAAGGGTCGGTTCAGGATTTTGCTGATGCCTTCTTTGACGATACTCGTCTTGCCTACCCCCTTGTCTCCGTGAATGGCAATGGCAGTTCCAACAGAAGTTGGGTTGCTGATGAGCTGTCCCAGGAGCTGCATGATTTGCATTTTGGCATCATTGAGACCATACACGGATTGATCGAGTATGTGACAGGCATTGTCCATGAATTCGTTGCAGCGTTCGGGTCCATCTGCAATGGTAACGGGGAGCGACACATAATTGCCAAAGGGGATCTTCATGAAGGTGTCCACCCAGTTTTTAATTTTGTAGTATTCGCCGTCGTAGGGGTCCATGCTGCGAAGAGTCTGTACGCGTTTCATTGCATGTGCCTTAAAGATCTGTGGGATGTCCCTTTCCAGGAGTGTGATTCGGTGTGGTTTTTCTTGGATGGTGAGTTTTTTAAGTTCTTTTGCCTTTTTAATAAGTTGATACTGTTGTTCTTTGGAATAGTTTTCTTTGAAATAATCGACGTCATTGTTGGTGGTTTTCCGCTTTTGTCGTAACACGCGTTTGAAGATCCTGGAATATTTTTCTTGTGTCTTTTTGGTCTTGAGGATTTTCTTTTTCTTTTCCTTCTGCAAGTCGGCCTTATACATGCCGATGAGTTTTCGAACCTTTGGATCTTTGGTCCTTTTGTATTTGGATACCAACTCTTTGTAATACGTGTCCTTTTTTATTTCTTGTTCGATTTCTTCGGTTTGTTCTTCTGTGAAGTCGTCTTCCTCGAGATCATCTGTTGCAACAGAAGAAACAGAAGTGTCTTCGTCTTCCGTCTCGCTCTCTTCCTCCTCATAGTCATCCTCCTCATCCGAGTCTTCTTCTTCATCATCATACTCATCTTCCTCATCTTCCTCATCATCTGCATCTTCCTCGTCGTCATCGTCTTCGTCTTCTTCTTCTTTGTCATCTCCATCCCCATCATCGTTTCCCCTTCTTCTTTTTCGTCGTACATCACACAGGATGATGAATTGTTTAGGAATTGATTTTTTGGAACTGGAAGAGGAAGTTGTCTTTTTGTTTCCTCCTTTGGCACTCTCCTTGTCTTTGTTCTCTTCTTCTTCTTTTTGTCGATGTTTCGAGTCTTGGACAGAGTTGCGCGAGGGAACCATTTTGAAACCGTGTTGTTGTTGCTTTGGCTTGAAATAATTACGCATGCGAGGATAAGGTTTGGATGCGTGTTTTTTTTCTTTTATTTCACATATTGTTTCTTGGATAAGAGGAGGGGAATTCTCGAGAGAACTTGTATCAGAGAAACTTGGTTCGTGGTGGTTGTTCATTTTACTTTTTTTTTTCACAAGTTAGGGGGGGTAAGGAAGTGAGTTTACATGGACTATCTGCGTGGGTCTTTAAGTCCTTTTGGCAAAGAATATATTGGCCCACCAAAAACACCAGCCCCACCGCCATCTGTCATGCAACCGTTGGATACTCGTTTGGTGATAGTTTGCTTTGTCATATGCCAGATCAAGATCAATCTCGAGATGGTTTGCTGCAGGATAAGGAAAAGAGTTCGAATTCATTTTTTTTTCTTTCTGTGTGACAAAAGCAGAATAAAATCTTTTCATATATTTTTTTTTTGTTGAGAAATTGTATATAAGGTAACACAAAGAATGAAATTGCAGATCGGATCCGTGGTCGATATGTTTTTGGGTTTTATGTTGTTAGTGAAGTTTGTCTTTTTGATCAGCGCGGTCGGTCATGTGATTACAGTGAAATCCAAGAATCCCAAAATTAAAGATCAGGAAACATGGGTGGGGTATATTTCTGACACGAGCGAAATGATTTTTATTTTCGGAATGTCGTTTTTCTTGATCTACTACTTCTCACCCAATCGGAAAACTTATGTGATCCAAAAAGAAACCGCCATTCTTTTGTTTGCGTATGGTATTGTCATGCTTGTGGCAGCCGTGAAACGATACCACCTGACGCCTTCTCGCAAAGACCTCCCAACTCCTGAGAAAAAATCCCCATCTAACTCTCCGGCACCAACCCCGCAACCTCTCTCCAACTAACTTTGCAAACTTCCCTCTTCTCGAGAAAGAAAGAAAATAGAAAAAGAATTATATCCTGAATTTATATTATACCCCAACGAGAGATGGATAAAAAAGTCTGGTCACTTTGTGTGATTTGTTTGGTGATTGTGATAGTGATTGTTGTAGCCAATTGGATGGGCGCGGAAGGATTTGGCGGAGGAGGTGGTGGGGGCGGTCATGGAGGCGGTGGGGGTGGTCGCGGAGGCAGGGGTGGAGGATTCGGCCACGGGTGGAGAGGAGGAGGCGGAGGAGCTAGAGGCTGGGGTGGTCGACGCGGATATTACGGAGGATATTATGGAGGCGGCGGGGGTGGAGGAGGAGGAGTGTATTACGGAGGATGGCCATTTTGGAATTGGTTTTATCCCCCACCAACCCAACCGGTCGTGCAAGTAATCCCAAACCCAAACTACTACTACCCAAGCTATTTTTATTCTTATCCGTATTATTCAGGATAATTTATATATCAGATGAAATTTATCATTTTTGATTTGGATGAAACCTTGGGATATTTCAAGCAATTGTATTACATCTTTAGCGTCCTGAAAAAAATCAATGCGTCCTTTTCGATCACTCAACCGATCTTTAACCAAGTGTTGGATCTCTTTCCAGAGTTCTTACGACCAAATATTCTCGAGATATTGGTGTATCTGAAACAACAAAAGCGATTGCAACGAAACACTTACCTCATCATATATACAAACAACACTCATCCCAACTGGACGCGTTACATTCAATCTTACATCGAATACAAACTTGGAAAAGAAGAAGAAGCAACACAGGAGGAAACAAATACATCGTCGTCCTCCTCCTCTTTCTTTGACAAGATTATCGATTCTCAAAAGCACAATGCCTGTCGCCAACATCAAAGAAAACATTTAGATGACTTGTTTCGTTGCATCGACTATTCATCTAATAGCTCCATTTGCTACATTGACAACGAATATCATCCGGGAATGAAAAGTCGCCAAACCCATTATTGCAAGTTGAGTAGTTATGTCCACAACCTTTCAATTACAATTATTGCAGATCGGTTACAAAGCAGTGGACTTTTAGAGATAATTATTCCAGGGATTCATTCCACGGTCTTTACCAATATTTATTTGCATTACTGTGAAAACAAATACACCAAGTCCTTAAGTGAAGCGGAATATCGGTATGAAGTCCGAACATCCCAGGAGTTAATGTTGAAAATCCGGATTTTTTTCATGAACAGTACCACCCACAAACGTCGACATACCTATTCGTCCTTTCGATCGGATCATGATCTGACTGCCTCGGCAGGTGGTGTGTCCCCCTCGGTGGGCAGTTCTCCAAGGTCTACCGATCTCATTCTGCAAGGGAGAAAATCCGAAACCACCCTCACCCGAGTAACGGATCCCTTATTCAACTATTATCACAACTTACCCATGAGCCGTCGTTCTCATGGTCTTGCCTCATCTCTTAGTGAAAGAAGTTCTAACAACAAAACCCGAAAAAACCGAAGAGTTATTTAACAGATGGAGTGAGATTGGGGAAAGCTTTTTTATTTTGAGTGTTTTTTTTCTGTAGGTAGATAATATACCTTCTCTCTATGGATTGCTCTACTATTCGAAACATTACAAACACTCGCTGGTATGAAAGAAACGTTCCACCCCAACCGCTGCAACAGTATGTGAGTTTTAGGAGTGTTCCCACAAAATACAGTTGGATGCCGATTGTGGATCCCAGAGTGGATCCGGAGATTATTACACCGGTCATTGAATATCCCACGTACAACCCGTACAAAGAATTCAATCCAGGAAATACCACAAGTCCCTGGAGTGGATATGCCACAAATGTCGACACGGAGAGTGTCTTGCGTGACCAAATATACGCAGCAAATAGATGTTCTACGAAAACCTATGTGCCTACAAGCAACAGTGACTTATATGTGAATCATTTTGCCAAACCAACAAGTGATCACCCTTTGGCGGAATTTCCCCACTTGTTTAAAGAGGAACAATGGAACCAAGTGGATCCCGGAAGGGGAATCCAGACGACGATGGTGTTTGGCAACGGAACTCGATTCTTACGTTAACAGCGGAAGGCAAATGCCATCATCCCCACTGCAACAATTCCGAGAGCCAATCCCATATGATAATTGTATTGCATGCCTTTATACATCTGCAACCAAGCGGCAGTTTCCTCTGGTGTTTTAACATGGGACAGCATCCAATCTTTCTTTGGATACAAGACATAATAGAAGTAGTTGGTGACAAATGCGGTAGCCACCACTAAACAAACCATCGTGGAGGGTCTCATTTTGTTGCGGGTAAACTTGATGTTGTAAAAGATGAGAAGTATCGAGATAAAGACTCCAAGAGCGTATCCTTCATAACTGATTTTCATTCTCTCGTGGTTAATTTTTTCAAAGATTGCGAGATTTTCTTTAGACAAAGTTGCCTTGTATGTTTGAGCGATTTGTGTTTTGTCGGTCATGTAATAGAAATAAACCATGCCGATCAAAAAGACGGCAGAGATCATACAACTTACAGCACAGGCCATTGGAGAGAGAATGTTTTTGATTTAGTGTATAGTATTTGCAAAGATTAAAAAAAACAGTATTTGTGGGAAAAAACTACTTAAAGAACATTCCCAGAAATTTATTTACAATTTTTTTTAGTTTAAAGGAAAAAAATGTTTATCACGTTCATTTACCGAATTAGAGGCAACCCAACCACCTGCTATGGGAAGTTTATTTTTACTCACCTTTCTGACGATCACGACGGATTGGATGCAGAAATGCGTTCTGTTCTTGTCAATGCATTGAATCGGCAACGAGAGAAGGAGGGCCTTGGGGACTCTGCTATACTACGAGAAGAACAAGTGACACTCGGGATTTTTTCTGTGAGTTCTGAACAGCTGTTTCCCATTTATTCTACAGAAGAGGAAATACAAGTGTTTGACTTTTATTACAAGTCGTCTGGATATCTGTATGATTCTTCAAGAACATATTTGAACGGAGTGTTAATCGAGTAAATTTATTATATTACAGAAAGTAGTTGTTTATTGTTTCAAGCATTTTCGATACTGTAACAAACAATTCGATCATTCTCGAGAGTCAGGTGATATCTTTGATCGAGAGAAGCCAACCACTGGGCTATCTCAATACGATTATTTTTACAGGCAAAGACAAACGCTCTTTGCAAAGTAAGAGGATCCATGTTTGGATAGATCTGCAACAACCACTGCACGACGTCAATGAATCCGTCGACTACTGCGAAAAGGAAGGTCATCCCATCAATAGAAGAAACATCAATGTTTGGGCGTATTTGCAACAACCACTGAGCGACTTTCAAATGTCCACATTCACATGCAAAACAAAAGGCGTCTTCATTGCCGGAAGAAACATTGATGGTTGGTTTCGTTGCCAACAACCATTGGGCGAGTTCCAAATGACCTTCACGACAAGCATAGATAAAACTATATTCATCCCGGGCGGAAATGTTAATGGTAGGGTTGATACGTAACAACCATTTAGCAATCTCGAGATATCCTTTGCGACAAACTTTAAGAAATATTTCTTCTTCTTGATCCGAAAGATTGATGTATGTTGCATTATGTTGATAATATTCTTGAGCTTCCTGGAGTTTTCCGGCGGTACAAAGTTGCAAAAGGTGTGAGTGGTGATTGTTGTGGACCATTTTTATTTTTGTGATACGTTGAACTAACATAAGTAAAAAGGAATATATTTAAATTGTTTTTTTTTGTTTTTGAATTGATATTATGTCCCACCTCCGGGGAAAAGAACGAGTGAGTTCAATCCCTTCTCGACATATTATCAACATAGATTACAGAACATAGAACACACCCACATTTTTTACATAAATGGATGTTACAAAAGTCACCGCAGAAATTATGTCCAATCGTAAATTTGCAGACAAATGGGACGGAAGTGATCCGAGGTCTGCCTACCAAGCCTTTTTGAACGATGTGGAATTTTACAGAGAACGATCCACTGAATTGACGGTAGCGTTGTTGCAGGAACGTGATGCGATCGAACCCTATTTGACGAAAGATGTGGTCTCTGCTTTCAATACCTACATGAGAGCATGTATTTGTTTCTTTCGATCCAAAGATATGAATGACATCAATCAAAAGGAATATTTGGAAGAAGGAGAAGGAGACTTCTCGACATTTGCAATCAAGACAGAACAAGAACTTGAGGCAGAAGCATGGCAAGAATTGGAGGATATGTGTGGCGATGACTTAGGAGAGGTCCCTTATCAATTGGCAGACACCATTATGATGCGACAAATCACCCTGAAATCTCAACCCAATACGTTGGATCGCTTTTTGAAATACGAAAAGACAGAAGCTCCAATTATTCTTCCGCAACAAAAGGAGATTGATTTAGAACATCCGGATCTCAAGAAGAAGCCATTCTTCCCACCACCACCACCACCCCCACCACAGCCCATCTCACTGTCTCCCACACCAACCCCACCCCCACCTGCAAATACACCTTATCCGACAACCAGCACCAACCCCTCCACCAAAGACCCTACCCCTACCCCTACCCCTACCCCTGAAGAGAAATCGATCAACGATGTAAGAGAAACTGCAACAGAGATCATTGAAGATATTCTTAGTTGTCTTCTCGAGAAGTTAGAAACGGAAATGAAACCTGGAGAAATGTCCGAAGAACCCGCGGCACCAACCGAACCAACCGAAAAGAAAAACAAACACAAGAACAAACACAAAAAGAAAAAACAAACCTCGAAACTGGGAGGAGGAGGAGGAGGAGAAGCACTCCATGTGGACATATAAGCTAGTCTAGAGACTCACCACTTCTTCCAACAGATCATCCTCACACAAGTCTGTATTGTTTGTCAAGTTTCCAAACGATTGTTCCTGTTTTGAGTACAGTATCAATGTTTTCCCAACAACATACAGAAGTGCGATAAAGAGATCGTATTTAGTTAACATTTTCTGTAGAGTGGGGAAGGAAAGTCTCTTTAAATTCTTTTATCAATTTCTATTATAACACACACATGACTAAGTTGTTTTTGCGTTCCAGGAAGAGAAGGACAAAGGCCAGAAAGGTCACAAGGAGAAAGAGAAACACACGAAGGAAAATATCTCGAGAAGGAGGAGGAGGAGGAGGAGAAGTCAGTAAAAACCCAAAACCATTTCAGCCGTTGACTTGCAGTCCATTGTCCGAAGAATACAAACGTGGGAACCCTGTTGCAAAACATCCCACCTGTCTTCCAACAGAAAAAATATATGAAGTACAGCGGGCATGGAACAAAACACACAAGACCACCCCGGTGACTTCCAAAAATCCCAAGCAAATATGGAAAGAGATTCAAACCCATCTCACTGGCGTTTGTAACAATGATCTGTGTATTTTGAATCAACCGTTTATGAAAAATTCCAGAAAGACAACGATCCCAAGAAAATCTTCCATGGGAGGAACCGAAAAGGAAGTTGTTGACTTGGCAGAGTACTATGCTCCAAAAATGCCAAAAGAATGGAAGAAGAATCCAAACGAATGGCTCTCCAACATTGAGATGATGGAAAAGATGAAGCCATACGAAGAGGCTTATCCTTGTTTTGAATTTATTGGACCGACTTCGATTGACTTTGACAAGGTATTATCCAACCATCAATGTGTCGAGAAGGAGCTCTGTAACTTTCAACTTTCCGAATATATGCGAAAGGGAACGAAAAAGATCGGCATTATTTTCAACACCGATCCGCATGACAAGGGAGGAAGTCATTGGATTTCATTGTTTATCAACATTCCCAAGAAAATGATTTTCTTTTTTGACAGTGCGGGAGATGAAGCTCCAAAGGAAATAATGACGTTTGTGAATCGTGTGATCGAACAGGGTCTTGCGATAACCCCCCCGATCAAATTCAAGTTTGATCAGAATTACCCGAACGAACACCAATATAGCACGACTGAGTGTGGTATGTACAGTTTATATTTTATAATCAACATGTTGGAAGATAAATTAACAGCTGAATATTTAAAAACCCATGTGATTACAGATCAAATGATGATGGATTATCGACACAAGTATTTTAATGAGATTTAAGTCGTTTTCCCGCCCCCTTTTTTTGTTCCTAAGATAAACACCTTCTGTAAAAGAGGCAGGAGGTTTGATTGGTTACCACCTGATGTACCCGTATGGGTGTGACCATTTTGTCGTTGCATTGGAACCATTGTTCTGGATATTTGGCAGGTCTGACGCAAGCGGTGTAATGTCCCCCCATGATACTTCCGCCACTATGATTACAGACGGCGTACAATTTGTATCGGTAATTGGAACTGTTGTAGGACATGCTATACTTGGAGAGACAGAGGTCGGTGGTGACGGGGCATTCCACGAGTCGCTGATCCTTTCGGACGGTGTCTTTATATCTTTTTAAATTAATAATGAGCACCTCCGGGAAATTCCAAAAGCTTGTTTTCTTCGACACCGCTTGCTTGGATTTTGTCTTTTCGTTATACCAAGCATTGTCTCCTTGCAACAGTTCGGGGGAAACAAATTGATCCAAACAATCATAGAGCGTTGGACTCTTCATTTCTGGAGGAGGCATCGGAAGATCCAGAATAAAATAATGCTCAAACTTTCTCGACAATACAATCGACGGATCTTCTTTCGAGAGAATCTCACTGAAACTCATTCCATAGAACTTGGAATAAATCTGAGAGTATCCCTTGGCATACGTATCTCTCACCGATTCATAACACTGGGAGGCAATCTCGTCCACATTGTTTTGAATTTTCCCATTGATTCTCACTTGCGCAGGTTTAGCCAACGCAATATGGATGCAATCAAACAAAAAGACGAGGAACTCCGAGACATCGTTTTGCGCAAAGTCGGAAAATTCAGAATAACCCTTGACCTTGGAGACCAACTGCACCACTTGAAAAAAACGATTGGGGGCAACGGCTGAATTGTCTCCATTCATCATCTTGAGCAATTCTTTACACTCATAGGTTAATAAATGGTTAACATTTGCGATCCGCGGGTTAGTTATGAGAGGGATTGGCTCAATGACTTGGTGAAGTTCTGATGTCTGAGCCAAGACCTGGATGACCGCATTGAGGAAACAGGTATTGCCCAAGTTTGCTAATCCAGTTAGCGAAGGAGATTTTGTTGAGGGAGCGGGATAAGGAGCTTTCTTTGGCGTTGCAGGGGGCGGTGAAGGTTTTCTTTTTAAGTACTGTTTCATATAAGTTTGTGTGTTTTATTTGTGTGTGGTTTTTTATCTTATTTTCTTGTAATTAATAAATCTTTATTATTTATTTATTTTTGAAAAAATATTATTAAATAGAATAGTCTTTATATAATAATAAAAATAATTTTACTCCTCCTCCCCCCACCGATGCAACCACATACTCCCATTCTGTTACAGCTGTATAACGCAGTACTCGAGGATATGCGATTTCACCGCAACCAACTGTTTCGATTAGAACAAAGGGCATATAATCTCGAACACGAAATCCTTTCGATGTTACATCGCAGACGATTGGTTGCTTCTTCTGGAGAAACAAATCCCACTTTAACACCAATCTCAACAGCAACACCCCAGCCATCTGCAACAAACCCTGCAACAATCCCCTCCCTTTCTCCTCAACCACCCCTCATCCTTCGAAATTCCCAACGTCGATCAGAATCCAGCTTTTCCTTTGACGGTCTCGAGAGTAATTCTACTTCCTATGAAGAACATCCAAGGAATATTTCGCCGTTACTCAGCCCCTTGTCGGCGTCCTCTCCAGAAACCGAAACCTCATCTCCTCCTCCTGCAACAGAACTACCGAATTCTGGGTTTACATTCGTTGGATCCTTTGATCTACCAATCCAAGCGGAAAGCTTAGGGTCCATCCTCCCGACTTCTTTTGCAAGGAGCTTAATGAATCGTCGATTTTCATCTTCTTCTGCTCCCTCTTTGTCATCTCCCCCATTGTCTTCTTCATCATCAACAACAAATCTTTCTGATTCAAGTGCGTTCTTGTTGTATTTTATGTTAGAGAACATGTCAAACGATTCTGAACAACATGGAATTACAGATATCTCGAGATATGTAACAGATCGGTTCTTTGAAGAGATCGAATCTCCTCCGAATACTTGTTGTCCCATTCGTATGGATGTCTTTACGGCTCGAAGTGAAGTCTCAGAAATTAACAAATGCAAACATATCTTTTCTCGCCAAGAGATCCGAACATGGTTACAAACTCATCATACATGTCCGTTGTGTCGTACTGCCATTGATGACGAGTAAGGAGGGCGGGGGGTGGAGAGAGATACCTTTATATTCTTTTCTTTTCCTTTTTTTTCAAAATCGGGGGAAAAAAAATATATTTTGTTGCAATTATATATAAAAGAAAAAAACATGGCTCACCGAAAACACTCCTCTACCAAAAGAAGAAACTCTTATTCCAAAAAACTCGGAAAAATGGGAAGAACTATGAAAAGAAAAATGTATTCTTATTACAAAAAATTAGTTAGGGCCCTTACTCGCAAGGGAAAGAAGAGAGGAGGATGAGGTGGAAGTCCTAGCTCAAGCTTTGCGTTTGGAGGGAACCATCCCCCCTTTCCAAATAAGGAAATGAAACCTGATCCTGTAAACCCATTTCACCAGGTTTAGAAAGGGGTTTTTGTACACCTCTTCCACCCATTTACAACCACTTTTTTACTATGTGTTTGTTGGAATGACATTTTCCTTCCCTTTTTCTCGAGAAAAATTGATTTAACAAACATAACACTGTCCGAAAAAAGACTGATATAAAGATATTTATACAATATCCACTATTTGACAAAACAAAAAAAATCAAAGAAGATGGATATTGTATTGAACAAGTATCAACTCTTGGGAGAAATCGGAAACGGATCTTTCTCGAAAATATACAAAGCCAAAGACATTTATACTTCCAAAGAATGCGCAATCAAAATTGAAAAAAAATCAAAGAACCTTCAGACAAATGAAATTGTCTTTATCATTCGCGAAGCACATATTCACAATCGGCTACACGATGTAGAGCAAATACCAAGATTACTTTGGTTTGGACATGACACACAGTTTTATTACATGGTACTGCCACTCTTGTCTGGAACATTTAGAAACCTCCTTTTCGATCTCGAGATACCTAGCAACCGCGAGTCTTGGATTCGAGTGGGACAACACATGCTTCACTCCATCCGGGCGCTACATAACCATGGGTACATCCATCGAGACATCAAACCTGACAATTTTATGTTTGATGACAAGGGCAAGGTCTATTTGATTGATCTAGGAATGTGTAAAAATTACTTGAGAAATGGCCAACACATTGCACCCAAAATTCGAACGCCAGCAAGTGGAATAATCGGAACTGCAAATTATATCAGTGTCCATGTCCACCAAATGAAAGAACCCAGTCGACGAGATGATGTGGAATCCGTGTGTTATGTTCTGTGGAAAATTTGTGGTGGACTGGATTGGGGGAATGATTCCACGGATCGATTGGAAACAATTCTCGACAAAAAATTAGCCTTGTTACAAGATCCTCGGATCCCTCCAGAATTGCTCTGTTTGTTGCAGAAAACTAGATCGCTTGATTATTATGACGAACCCTGTTATGACCTTACTGGTGGAGGACACGTACTTGCCAACCCCCCACACACACCCTCCATTCTTTGATCCCCATTTTTTTGCGAGGTCTGTGAGAAGGGGGGTGGAGGAGAAATAAGTATTTGACACAATAAAAGAACTTTAAATAAATATATCGGATAATAATAATAAACATGGAGGTTGAAAAAAAAATACAAGACATTACTGCACAGTTGGAACAGGTCACTACAGGGGATGAAGTGAAAAAAATTATTCCCGTGTTTAAAGAGATGTATTCTTATTACAAGGAAACGAAACGAACTGATCTGAATGAAAAAATAAAACATCTCTCCACAGAACTGAAACAAAAAGGGAAAGAGTTTCTCGAGAGTAAAAAAACTGGAGAGGGTACAACAAAAGACAAGTCGGTGAAACAAAAAGAACGGGAGGAAAAGGAGGACGACGAAGAAGAAGATACGGATGACAAAGAAGACAAAGAAGAGAAAGAAGGCAAAAAAGGGAAAGACAAAAAGAAAAAAGGAAAAGAAGCCAAAGACGAAGAAGAAGAAGAAGACAAAGAAAATAACAAGGGACAAAAAGGAAAATCCAAAAGAAGTTTAGACCACATATTTCACAAGACCTCTTGGAGACTTCTCGAGACTTACTTCCAAGCCAATCCCAACCATTTGGTAAATCACCATCTCGAATCATACAACCAATTATTTCGAACGGGTATTCCAAAAATCTTTCGAGAAAACAATCCATTGAGATACGTTGCCTCTTCAACACAACAACAAGAACCAAACCCACCCCAACTCTTGTTGTATCTGGGTGGAAAGAATGCCAAAAGAATCACCTATGGAAACCCGATCATCTATGACACCCATTCCACCCACTACATGTATCCCAACGATGCCAGGTTGCGCAACATGACGTATGGCATGACGATCCATTATGACGTGGAATGCGAGATTCAGGAATATGATCCAAAGACGGACACCTACATGACTGTGAAGGACACCACGATCCCGAATGTGTTTCTGGGTCAGTTTCCGATTATGTTGAATTCAGAGAGGTGTATTTTGCATGAATTGTCTCGAGAAATGAAATACAACCTGGGAGAATGTCGAGAAGATTATGGAGGGTATTTCATTATTGATGGGAAAGAAAAAGTCTTTGTTCCAGAAGAAAAGGTCGCTGACAACATGATTCGTGTTACCTCCCGAGATCGAGTGGAAGTGTGTTCCGTCTCTGAAGATTGTTCCAAGCCAAGTTACACGACCTCAGTGCGACTTGTGGAACCCACTCCTCTGCGCCGTAAAGGATACTGGCAGGAGATTGACTCCGGGGAGGAGGAAGATGAAGAGCAAGAGGAGGACGCGCCCACCCGCAACAGCAGCAGCAGCTATAGCAATGGGCAACTTGTGGTGAACCTTCCAAGGATCAGTCAACCCATTCCTTTTTTCATTGTGATGAGGGCGTTGGGACTTACCAGTGACAAAGAGATTATCCAGACTTGTTTGTTGGACCTGGAAAAGAATTCCCACTACATGGATTTGTTCCGGCCGAGTATCCAGGATGCCAGTGAGGTATTTGACCAAACGACGGCGTTGAAATTTATTGCCTGCTTTGTGAAAGGGAAACATGTGAAAGGGGTCCTTGGGATTCTCACGAACTGTTTCCTTCCACATATTGGAGGATCGAACTTTCTCGAGAAAGCTTATTATTTGGGTTACATGGTAAAGAAACTGTTGATGAGTTTTCTCAACGAAGAATCTCCTACAGATCTAAATAATTTTTTACATAAAAGGGTTCCTCTTTGTGGGGAAGTGTTTTTTGAGATGTTTCAACAGTGTTATGAGAAACAATTGTTTGCAATTTGGTCAAATCTCGAGAAAGAATACAATCTTCAACTCCCAAACCAAGATCTTTCGAGGACCCTGTCTTATCTGATGGAACATTCAGAAGAAGTCTTCCAGGGAGGATTTGTGGAAAAAGCTTTTGAAAAAGTATTTAAAGACAACGGTTCCGGACATCCACTCTTGGTGGATCTCAACCGACTGTCGTGGTTTACCACATTCTCCCAGCTCCGACAAGTCAACCTTACCCATATTACTACACAACAACTACACGGATCACAGTGGGGATATTTCGATCCTTTCGACACCATCAGCACCACCCCCACGACTACGGCAACAAATTCGCAAAGACATCTCAGCATCACTGCCACCATCACTCCAGGAACCCCCTCAATTCCATTGATCAAGTGGATCAAAAAATACCTGACTATCTTGGAACTTTCCAAGGTCAACTCACAATTCCTTGCAAGGACAACCAAGGTATTTGTCAATGGTTGCTGGATCGGCAACGTCGAGGACCCACTCTACGCCACTTCCTTTCTCAAGTTACACAGAAGGAACGGAACCATCCCTGCCTTCACCAGCATATCCTTTCGGATTCAACAAAAGGAGATAGACATTTACACGGATGCTGGAAGATTGATCCGGCCTCTCTATTACTTTTATTACAGACAAAAACAGGATAGTGACATTGCAGAAGAGAATGAGTTAAGATATTACTTGTATGGAAGAAAAGATAACACCGACACCTTGGCCTTGAGTCTTCACCGATTCAAACACACTGAACCAGTAAAAGGAGAAGAACTCCTTACCATGATGAGTAACTGGGACGGGTTGGTGAGTGGATTTGCAGAAAGGAACATCCCTCTTTACAACTATCGAGAAAATGTTGTCTATAAGCCAGAGGCCTTGTATGAAAACGCCGATTGGCCATCATTGGCAGAGACGCATTCGGTGGTGGAGTATCTCGACATCTCGGAAGAAAACACCTCTCTCATTGCAATGCAGTATTCCCAAATACTTCATGGCAGGATGTCTGAAGAGCCAATGACACACGAACACAAATCGACTCCTCCTTACACCCATCTCGAAATCGATCCCTCCACAATCTTGGGAATTGTCGGAAACTCCAGTGTCTTCCCAGAAACCAACCCACTCTCGTGTAATCAACGCGCCAGTGAGCTCATACAACAAGCGGTTTCGATCTATCACACCAACTTCCAAAACAGAATGGATCCTCTTGGTCTTGTGTTACACTATGGCAATGTGCCCCTTGTCAAGTCACAATACTTGGAACCCATCAATCACGAACAAATACCGTATGGGGTCAATTGCGTTGTTGCAGTCATGTGTTACACTGGATACAATGATGCCGAAGGAATATTGATAAACGAAGCTTCACTGAAAAGAGGACTTTTCCGAACAAGTCATTATACCATGTATGAAGATCGAGAAGAATCGTATTATGATCCAACGACTGGGAAATATATTACCACGTTGTTTTCCAATTTGGAGGATCGATCCAGTGTGATGGGTGTTCAAGTAGGTTGTGATTACAGTAAGATTGATGAATCTGGATTGATTCAAGAAGGGGAACAACTTCTCGAGAATACTATTGTCATTGGGAAAGTTAAGAGGGCAGTGAAGTCATTTGCTATGGACAGCTCATCATCATCCTCTTTCTCTTCCTCCTTCCCAACCATCGATGACTCGACACCCTCACAAAGGGGAAAATTAGGATATGTCGACAAATCATTTCTCACCAAGGGTGAAGCCGGATATCGGGTTGCAAAGATCCGGGTGGTAGAAAGCCGTATGCCCGTCGTGGGGGACACTTTCGCCTCACGTGCTGGCCACCGAGGAACCATTGGATCTGTGATTCCAGAAGAAGACATGCCCTTTACCAGTCAAGGTCTCCGTCCCGATTTGATCATTAATCCACAGGTCCTTGCAAGTCAGCTCCCGGTTGGACAATTGGTAGAAGCGCTGTTGGGAAAGGCGTGTTCCCTTTATGGAACCTTTGGAGACAGTACGGCCTTTGCTGCCAAAGGACCCAACAACACCACTTACGGATCTCTATTACATAATTACAAATATCGAGAAAAACCAGGAGACTCGATCGAACTTCACGATTATCACACCGACTTGCAGAGCATTGGCTACACCAGTACGGGGACAGAATTGCTTTACAACGGAATGACGGGTGAACAGATCGAAAGCCAGATCTATGTCGGGGTAAATTACTATATGCGTATGAAAGAGATGATCCAAGACACTACCCAGGATCGTGCGAAAGGTCCTCTCGACATCTTAACCAGACAAAGTATGGGAGGTCAACTGTTGGGAGAGTCAGAACGAGATGCTATCCTTAGTCACGGAATGTCGATGTTTTTGAAAACTTCTTTCTTGGAGAGGGCTGACAAATTCAAGCTTGCGATCTGTAACAAAACTGGATTGATCTCGATATACAACTTGGAACAAAATTTGTTTCTGAGTCCGTATGTGGATGGGCCGATGGATGTGAGATTTCAGATGGACGTACACCCGATTGATTGCAGGTTGAATACCACAACTCGTTTTGGAAGGTCGTTTAGTATTGTCGAGATCCCTTATGCGTTCAAACTCTTTTTGCAGGAGTTGCAAGTGATGGGCATCCAAGCCCGCATTCTCACAGACAAGAACATCGATCGTGTGATGAGTCTTTCTGGAACAGACAACGTTGTTAAGCTTACTGACGATCTGAGAACAATTCGTACCCAAGCGTCGTTGCACAAACATCTCTTGTCGTATAGCAAAGATACTGTGAAAGAGTTGAAGAAGGTAAAGAAACAAAAGAAACAAAAGAAAAATAAGAAGAATCCTTCTGTTGTCGCCAAAGAAAAACGAAAAGTGATTGCTCAAACAGAAGATGAGGAGGAAGAGGGGGAAGAAGGAGATGGCGAAAAGAAAGACAAGGAAGACAAGGAAGACAAGGAAGACAAGGAAGACAAGGAAGACAAGGAAGACAAAGAGAAACAGGAACAAACTGGAGGAAGTCTCGAGAACTCAGGGGTAATATTTACACTGAATGGTCAACCGATCGACCTTCCCCCTCCTGCAACGACTCCAACCGAAATATCTGTTCCAGAAAGCATGTCTCCTTCTCTAACTACTACTACTCCTCCTTCTCCTTCTCCTGCTCCTTCCCCAACTTCGCCTCATTCTGTTGCCCAATCAGAAGCGATTACTGCAGTGTTAAGGGTTGAAAAACCCAAAGAAGAGGAAGGCAAGGACGGAACAAGCGGCGAATCTTCTTCTTCTTCTTCATCTTCTTCTGGAACAACCAAATCAATTACTTTAGATTAAGAGAGTTTTGGTTAGTGGAACAGGGGGGAGGAGATAAACAATATAATTAAACAATTTAAACTCGTTTAATTATAAAAGAGGTAGTTCGTCAAAAAAATGGAATCAAAGCTTATTTATCTCATCAGCAAGGCGCGACAAAACGTCCTGGAATTGATGGACTACAACGGATACGATACCACGGAATACAACAACTTTACAAAAAGCGAAGTAAACGCGATGAACTTCAATCAACAATTGGACATGATCCTTACCAAGCACACCGATCACACCAAGATTTTTATCAAGTTTGAATTGGGAAAAAAGACCGCTGCCCTCATTGACACTTTACGAGAAGAGTATTTTCCTCCAACAGACGAAGAAGAAGAAGACATGAAAAGTGAGGCCAGTGAATATCCACTCACTAAAAACGACATCTTGTATGTGATTTTTCAAAGTGATCCAAACCAATCTGTAGTCAACCGTCTCAAACACATTTGGGAAACCGATGGTATTTACATTGTCCCTCAATCTCTCATGCGTCTTCAATTCAATATTCTGCGACATAAGTTGGTTCCTCCCCATCGCATCATGTCTCCCAAGGAAGTTCAGGACCTGAAACAAAAACGACACTTGAAGTTAGAGGAGCTACCAAGGATCTCGAGATTTGACCCAGTTGCTCAGGCTATCTGCATCAAACCTGGAGAGGTGTGTGAAATCATGAGAGCAAGCAGAAATTCGATTGTCAGTCAGTATTACAGGGTCTGTGTCAATATGGACTTTGCCATGTAACTGTTTTATTTTTTTCTTTTGCACAAAGAGTCAAGACAATGACAGAACGGCCTAACTAAATAGTTTCTTTTTTTTCTTTTTTTTTAAATTTTGGGAAAGAAATGCTTTAAATTAAATGTAACAAGTATTTATAAAAATGGACCAAGGAACTCCCGAACAGTTTTACAAAGAGATCCAAGATATTCAAACAAAATTCATTACAGATACGGAGAAAGATGATACCACAAATTACCAGACGTATTATAACGAGTTGGCAGAGATTCGAATAAAAATACAGGAACAAATGGATAAAATCATTCATGGCAAACCCGTCAAGTCGCAACAGATGTTGCAAGATTACAAAGACATTTACAACGCTCAATACATGACAAATTTCTGTTTGGTTTTAGGAATGGGTTTAATCATGTGGTATATTTTAAGATCAAATACTAATGCTGTTTCTCAAACTACGCAGCCAGCCCAAATATCAATTCCCTCTACCGAGTTACTCTAGTAAGTATGGATCAGACAAGGATGATTTAATACAGCAAACCATTCGGGATTCGGTAACCAAAATCACCGTCGATGCTGCTGTCACCTCCAAGGAATGGAAAGTCCGACAGATGGTGCGATCTGCGTTGGAAGAACAGTCTCTTGTTCATGGTCCCCCCTCCCCCTCCCGATCTTTTTAGCGGTCTTGTTTTCTTTTTTATATCGTTTTTTATATGAACGATAAATTATTTGATTACACAGTCTCGATGCAAGACATGGCTTACCAAAGCTATTATCGATCCCTCTTAATGTTTCTGGTGTTATTTCTCATTTGTATTTCGTTTATTTTTAGGGCAAGTCCAAGGGTGGCTATTATTATCGCGACACTGAGTGTCTTTGTTTTCCTGGTATTTTTTCCTGGCAGAATAATCTAAGGGTATTTCATAAATGAGTTATTGTACCACTGGATCTGGAAACTTTACTAATACACGATTAACCCAAATAAACAATTATGAATATGAACTCTATCACTATTTGTCTACGGCATTGACGAGGTTTTCGTACATCTTAATTTATTTAATTATCTTACTAATCCTCCGGAACTCCGAAATAATGCCAGAGACCTTCTTTGGTTGGTTATTTGTTCCAGTGTTGGCTTACTTGGGAATAGATATGCTGTATACATTTTACTCCTTTAAAAAACGAGGTGCAATAAACTTTGACACGTATATTTGGACATTTAACAAGAATGCAGCAAATGGACAGACTTCTGGAATGGGGGGTAGCGGTGGTAGCAGTGGTGGTGGAACAAATCAAATGACTGCCACAGTCCAATGTACTAATTCAGCGTGTTGTCAAAGTGGGATGGCATGGAACGCCACCATTGGAAAGTGTACTTTTGTTTCATAAAGGGGGCGGGGGCGCGGGCGCGGGGACATTTGCCGAAGGATAACAAAATACATAAATATATCAAAGTATTCTTTAAGTTCTTTTTTTTTGTTTGTTTTAATGAATAAAAAAAAACATCCTTGATCGGACGGAAAGGGGGGGGAGGGGGAATCTACCACTTCGATTTCTTCACCTGAATCGCTTGGTGACCACGCTTCTTTATCTTGGAAGGATCATATTGTTCTTCTTCTTCATCGTCTCCTAAATTCTTAGACATTTCCCAAAACTCTTTCGATCCCAGTTTGAAATTCGGTCGCGCTTCCGCATGATACCAAAACACTTGGTCTTGCAATTTGTTAGATTTCGCGTTGTTGTTGATCACCATGCAATCATAGTTCTCCGTTGTCTGATCCAACACTTGACAGAAGGCTTCAAAGGTTGGAAACATGCCGGCATAATTCTCGTAGATGCGTTTGCGATTAGCAATGTACGGCTCTCTCAAAATAAAGACATAATCTATGTTCGTTCGCAACTGGGGAGGAATACCCAACGGATATTGCATGGTAATCACCAACATTATCTTGTAATGTCTACCATTCATGAACAACAACCGCATCAATTTGTCACGAGCCCACGTGTTGTCATACAAACAATCGTCGAGAATTACAAACGTTCGCGGATCGATACTCGATTTCTTGTATGTCTCAATTTCTTTCTTCACTTGTTTCAACACACATCTTTGTCTCTTCAGGATGTTCTCGATAATTGCAGAACTATATTCTCCATGGATAAACAGTTTAGGGACCATACTCGAATAAAATGAATTGCTTTCTTCTGTTCCAGAAATAACCGTTCCAATCGGAATGTCTTGATGGTGGTACAACAGATCGCGCACCAAGAAACTTTTACCCGTGTCACGACGCCCAATTAACACAATCACTGGACCCTTGGCTTCATTCGGACGAAAGGTGATATGTTTCAAATCAAATTTCCGTAATTCTAACGACGACATAATGATACCCTCTGAGAAAAAAATAAATGAGTTAAAAACGAATATTATTTATATCTGGGTTTTTTCATAAAAACAGACACTAAAAAAAAAGGAAAGGGAAATGAGCATAACTTACGCAAAAAGGAAAAATACTAGTTTGTTTGTCTCTTTAGAAAAGCATGGCTATACAAAAATACAAAACTACATTCCCACCTGCAAAAACTTTTTTGTTCTCAATCAGACCAATTATAATTCCATCAATATTTTGGGACAATGGTATTTGAAAAAAATACATTCGATCGACGAAGATGGATTTTATTCCGGAGTGGTGGAAAACTCACACAATGGAAAAACCAAAAATGTCGACATCTTTATCAAAAACGCACCGCTCTTAGATCCTGTCAAGTACATGGTTGGGGTATATCATTCTGAATTACACAAGGTTGCCAACTTGCCGCAATTCCATTCGGACTTGTTGCAGAATGTCCAGAAGACCGATTCTATTACAGCAGAAGGCGACTCAATCCTTGGGGATGGAGCTGGGGCTGCTGCTGCAGAGAAAACACAGAACGAGGAATCCCTCGTCATTGACAAAGTCAACAACCCATCCAATGCTTCTTATGTAGACAACCTTTTTAACATTGTCAATTCACAACTTCTCGAGAAAGGATTTGTTCATGGCATTGAATGGTATGGATCCTTTTTGGCGATTAAAAAAGATTTTGAATTCAACATCTACGACGATCTGGATTATTTGTTTCACTCAAAATATTTTTTGAAAAACGTTGGAACTTTGTTTCATGTCCCAAAAGAAATCTTAAACGAAATACAAAAACCTTCTCTAAAATTTGAAGAAAAAGAAACAAAGGAAGGCGAAGAAGACGCGCTGGTTTTTAATGACTTTGAAGATATTACTGACATGTCTGTCGCGCTCGATACTTCTGTAACACTTTCCCCTCTCTCATTCAATGGTGATCTGGAAGGAGAACCCGCACCAGTACCAGCAACTACTATCGATCTGGATCTTTCACTCCTGGAAGAAGGTCCCACCAACAAAATCAAATTGGAACAAAACCAAGAAGACGAAGAAACATTGTCGAACAGCAGTTATTCCTCGAGAACCTCTTACACCAATGAATTGATGGACTTCCCTTCAAAAGAAGAAGGGGGGCTTGACACGGATGATGAGGACGAGAGCTGCCCGGACTTGGTCGAAAGTTACACAGGAGGAAATGTGGCATCATCGAATGGGAGTGATGAGGACGAAGAAGACCAAGGAGAAGGAGAAGAAGAAGATGGAGCCGAGGATGAAGAAGGATCGATGGAATCCGATTACGAAGACGAATACATCGGCGCTACCATCCCAGAGTTCCCCGTGCAATTGATCTGCGTAGAAGCCTGTGAAGATACTCTCGACGCCTTAATGCTCAACGATGAGCTCAACGAACACGAACTCTTTTCTTGTATGATGCAGCTGATCATGATCTTAGCCACCTATCAGAAGCTCTACCAATTTACTCACAACGACTTACACACTAACAATGTCATGTTTATCGAGACAAACAAAAAATACCTTCACTACGAATACAACGGGAAAAAATATCTTGTCCCAACGTATGGTAAAATTTACAAGATAATCGACTTTGGGCGTAGTATCTTTACCATTCAGAACCAGCTTTTCTGTGGAGATTGTTACCAAAAGAATGGGGACGCGTACACCCAGTACAATTTCGGTCCTTGTTTGAACGAGGCCAAACCCACCGTGGAACCCAATTACAGTTTCGACTTGTGTCGGTTGGCTTGTTCTATGTTCGATCATCTGATACAGAACATCGGAGACATTCAGAAGGCCTCCAAGTTATCTCCCTTCAAACGCTTGGTGGTGCGGTTGTGTACAGATGACAAGGGACTCAACGTGTTGTATAAACGTAACCGGGAAGAACGTTATCCATGTTTCAAGCTTTACAAAATGATCTCGAGAACCGTTCACAACCATACTCCCGATCTCCTGTTGGAAACCCCAGATTTTTCCAGATACTGCTACGACGGCACAACCCTTCCTCCAGGTGTCTCGAAAAAAGATTGTTACCAAATGAATATCGATAGTTATTAAATTCTCCTCCTTCTTTTGTGACAGCTTGTCCGGCCTCTTGTTCGGCCTCTTCCCCTTCGCCTTCCCCTCCTTTTGCTTTTGCGAGTGAATTTACCACCCCCACTGCGGGTCTTGGGTGTTTTCCGATGAGGTGTTTGCAGCGGCGTCACATTCGCCTCAATCCATTCTACCAGTTTGGGAACGGTTCTCTCTGAGTTGAAGGTCGAGGTGTCTCCATTTCTTGTCAAAATTCGCAAATCGGGATAAGCATTGATTTCGTCAGAGTTTAATTTTCTTTTCTCGTAATCATTCAAGACGCGATCCTTCTCTTCGCTTTCAATTTCGAGCATTTGTACCAAAGGACAGGACTGTGTAATAGCACTCACCACCTCGGGCCAGATTTGTTGCAAACTCTCACAATGTCCACAGCCATTCATTCGGAAAAAATAAACGCGATCTTGTTCGGACGGAGTTGAAGGAGAACCGTGAATTGTTTTTTTTGTTTTTCTCGACATATTATGTTTTTTTGAACTATATATAATTAACTCGAAAAAAAAATACTGAGTTTATTATATATCGATAACACACATTACAAAAATGTTGAAACTCATTCTCTTGAGCTTGCTTTTTTTCCTTGGAATATATCTTTATTCTCGAGAAGAAACATGGAAACCTTCCATGTCCACAACCTTTTACAATCCGTCCTCGTTGGAAGGGTTAACGAATCAATCCATTGAAGGGGGAGGCGCTGGAGGTAGCAGTAACAACAGTGTGGGAGATTGTCCCAACCTCTTGCTTCAAAAGGGAGCCAAATTCTATCTCTACAACAAAGACCAACCTGAAGTCGAAGGAGAAAACCCATTAGTATTTGACAACCTGGAACAATATACCACATACATCAACAAACAACGGATGTTAGGCAAACATTGCCCAGTGTTGTATGTGCAACAAACTATGGGGGCGCAAGGAGACGATGTATACAAAGTCCGAGCTACTCCGGAAGACCCACAGGGGGGTATGCAACCACCACAAGCGACAAACTTGCCAACCTCTGCTAACTTCCCACAGACTCCCTTCGATCAGAAAATGTATATGGATAATTTAGCACAAACATTGGCCAACAATTTGTCGGTCAGTCAAGCAAAAAATGTCGACAAGTTGGAACTGACCAAAGGGGTTCTTGCTCAAACTCCGAATGGATGTCCGACCAACATCGATCACATCAAACCCTTGGAAGTAAAAGGGAAAACCGCGGATCCCATGACCGACAATTGGGGAGGGCCCAAGTTCAGCCAAGAGCTCATTGACCAAGGGTATTATGCAGGGAATGAGGTATTTATTGCCGTGCCATAATGCAATTGCGCTTTATTGGCTCCACCAATGTCCGGAGGACTCGGTCGCAACATTGGAGGCCGGTGGCCTCCGTTTCTCGGGTAATTACCTTCGGACTCCGTCGCAATATTGGAGGCCATCGGCCTCCTTTTCTCGGGTTATTGGCGAAGCCAATGTCCGCAGGACAACTCGTAGGGCTCACCTTCGGTGTCGCCAATCCGCCTTGCGGATTTAGACGGAGCCCCGATGCTTACCATTTGCTCTTTTTATTAGATCGTACATACTGCAACAGCATATCGAGAGTGTCGATGTTTTGTCCATACAGGTAAAGGGGGATCAAGTTGTTCGTGTTATCTTTCTGGGTAGGAGTCTGTAACGCGGCTTTCATTGCACGTTGGGTGTAAAGAATTTTGAGATTCTCCAGAATGCTGAGGTATTGTTCCGAGTAAGCATCCATTCCCAACTCAGTTTCCATTGCACTGATGGCAGTCGTTACAGTTTGCCCATAGAGTTGACTTGCGGCACCTACCCCTGTAACAGGCATGGGTTCAGTTGAGGCACCGGTTGCCGTAGCCTTTGCAGCAGCGGCTGTCGCATTCTCGATCCCTTCGTACACATTGGGACTGTATGTTTTCAACGTTTGTAAAGCAACGAAACTCAGATACAGGAGTATGAAAATGGCAACGACGTATACAAACAATTCTTTCATTTATATATCTATAAAGTATTGTTTGAATAAATAAATCTGGGTTTTAATTTTATTGGAGTCAAGGAAATTTTTTCATCCGTTTGAGAGTTCTTTCTAAAACCTTAATCTGTATTTATGAAATAGGTACCCAAAGAGTCCAAGAAGGCCAAAGATTAAATACAAAGAATACTCCGTCTTTACCCCACCACGTGTAATTTTTTTCGACATCTGTGCTTTGATATATAATGCAAAAAAAAAAAATACCAAACGCGCCACACCGCTTCACAATCAATACACTGTTATATAGAAACTTCCTGGGGAGAGTTCAGTCTCAACGATTCTACAATGTTCTCTTCTTAAATAAATGGGGGTGTGTTTGGGTAAGATAAACGAATAGCATAGGTAAACCGACTATTACCAAAAATGCCAGTAGTAAAGGTGGACCTTTTGGATTTTCATGTAGGACTTGGAATGGGGATGGGTCTGCTCCGCCTTTTGTTCGTTTTGCCATCCTGTATTGACTTATATATAATGGCAAGAGAAAAAAAAATCGGTTAACGTTTATTATTCATCACCACAGCAAGCCATGCAGCAATTGCCAGAGCAGCAAGTATTGTATACCAACTTCCCATGCCTTCTGCTCCTGCTTTCTGTAGTCTTTTCGCCATTTAATTATACATGGTGTATAGAAAAACAAACTCACCAAATAGATAATATATTTAATGTTTTTTCTTGATAACGAAATGGAGAACTATAATAAGGATTGTCACAAATAAGAGACCATAAACTGCCACATTAGTCCACACTCTATCATTATCTCCTGGTCCTTCTCCTCCTTTTATTTTTTTCGCCATTTTTCTATAAATATATTTGAGATAAAAAAAAAATTAACCATCGTTTAATTTTATTTTTTTTCCTATTGCCATGTCTTTTGTAAAAGATATTTGTTACTTAACCCTTGGAGGTATCAACCAAATGATAAAACTACTAATTATGATTGCCACGATCCATGCTGGAATATAATTGTTTCCTCCTTTGTGTGTGAGTTTTGGCATTTTGATATTTATATAATATAAGACAGAAAAAAAAACAAACACACTGCCCTCCCCTCTTCCCCCTTGCTCGGAAACTATAGTTAAACAATCTATGAATACCTCACCCAGAGAATAGTCACGGTAGTTATGATAAGGAACAACCATATGATTGCCCACAACATTCCATCAAGACCGCCTCTTTGTAGTCGTATGGCCATTTTATTATACAAGGGGTGGAGAAAAAAAACAAACGCACCAATCAAATTATTCTAAAGGTTTTTTTGGATAACTAGAATCGGACAACGGTCATAACTATTCCCAAACCTATGCCTAAACAAGAAACAAACCAAGATATTTCGAGAAGTCTCCTCCACGTAACTGTAATTTCTTAGACATTGTATATATTAATACAAGATAAAAAATAATGAAACCTTTTTCATTATTTTCAACAACAAAAATTTCTGCAGGGATTTAATATTTACTAGTTTGACTGACAAATACAACAATAACGAATGTGGCAATGAATGCAAGGAAGACCAAAAAACCAGAATTACGATCTGTTTCATTCAACCCGAAAAATCCTCCCTTGGTTATTTTATTGGACATGTAATATATTATACACTAAATATTTAAAAAAAAAGAAAACTTAAAGAAATCATTTACACCCCTCCCTCCTCTACTGCCGTATTCAACAGAAATCTCTTGAGGTTGTGGATAATGGTTTTGTTGAGTTTGGACTCTTTTCCATTGGTGCTATTGGCGACTTTGATTCCAGAAAAGATGGCATCCCCTTCTTCAGCATGTCTCTGCAACAATTGGCGAATGCCCCCTAAATGTTTCACAATGGCAATCGCACTCTGGGTACTGATTCCAGGGATTTGGCAAAGCATGATTTCGTCAATGTTGTTCTCGGTGATGTTGTCCTTCTTGCATTTCTTGACGACTGAGACGTAGTCTTTTTGGGTGCTTGGGGCGGAGGTGGTTGTTGCCGAGTTCGTTGCAGAGGTTGGTGAATCGGTGTCCGTTCCTCCTCCTTCTTCTTCTCCTTCTTCTTTTCCTTCTTCTCCTTTTGTTCTCGAGAGATCTCGTTCGGACATTTCATAAAAGCCTCGTTTGTTTTTTTCTTTGGTCATTTTCTTGAACGTGTTCCAGATAAAGTCGGCAGTCTCTTGGATGTTAAAGGTTCGCATGACCGAGAACCCTTTGTAATAACTGATCGAGAAGATGGCAGACATCAGCATGGTCTTTTGTTTGTGTCTGTTGAGGTCTCCTTCGATCAAGTAGATGATGTTGTGGTTGTGTTGCAGGGGTCCGAGGTTGCCCAATCGATAGCTCTGTTCTTCGTAGCGCCCATCGAGAATGCTCGAGTACAAGTCGGCTACAGATTTGCGTTCGATGATGACTTTGTTGCAGAGGATAATGTCCCCAATCTGAAGTGTCGAGACAGTGAGATGTTTTGTTTCTCCGTTGTCATGTTGTTGCAGGAGTGTTATGAGTTGATGTTCGCGATTATCAATTTCGATCATCAATCTGGATTGTTTTTGTGGAGGTTTTGGGATCGCGGCTTTAAGTCCTTTTTTCCAGAAACATATCTCGAGAAAACATATTAAAAAAGTATTTTCATAATGTACAACACAAAAATAATGTTTTCCTTTCTCTTATTTGCGGCTTTCTTTTTCACTGCTACCTCTTCCCAACATCTCCGAAAGAGATACGACGACGATCATTTAAGATATCAGAACATTGTCACCGTGGAAGAGGATGACCACGACGTCTGGAAGACCTTCAGCGCGTTCCGAGACCGATTCAACAAGCGTTATGAATCTTTAGAAGAAATGGAAAACCGATTCTCCATTTTCCGTATCAACCTCCGCAACATTCTTCTACACAACTTGGATTCTACCCAAAACTTCACCATGGGCATCAACCAATTCACCGACTTGACACCCTTGGAGTTCCGCGATCTCTATGTGAAAGGACTCAAGACCGAAGTTGGATCTTATGGATGCAAGTCCTTTTCCAGTGCTGCCCTCGGTGCTCCCACGTCCGTCGATTGGCGTCTCAAGAATGCCGTCACCTCGGTGAAGGACCAAGGGCAATGTGGATCCTGTTGGACCTTTTCTTCCACGGGTGCCATTGAAGGAGCCTGGTCTATTGCGAAAGGCAAACTGATCGACTTGTCGGAACAAGAACTGGTGGACTGTGCTACAGGTATCACCTACGGATCTCATGGCTGCAACGGTGGTCAGATGGATGGTGCGTTTAAATTCGTGATTGCCAACGGCCAATGTTCTGCCGCCTCTTATCCATACACCTCTGGAACAACCCAAACCGGAGGATACTGTAACAGCTGTGTGGCAGTGGCTACCTTGTCTTCTTGCTCTGATGTGAAACCCAACGACCAGATCTCTTTGAAAGCCGCGGTGGCGCAACAACCAGTTGCAATTGCGATTGAAGCAGACACCCGATACTTCCAGTCGTATGCTGGTGGGATTCTTACTTCCACCAGTTGTGGTACCGCGTTGGATCATGGTGTCTTGATTGTGGGCTATGGCACAGAGAATGGGATCGATTACTGGCTGGTGAAGAACAGTTGGGGTACCACTTGGGGAGACAAGGGATATGTCAAGATTGCTCGTTCTTCTTCTGTCAATGATCCTGGCATCTGCGGAATTGCGATGGAACCTTCTTTCCCCACTGTTTAAAATATTTTTTTTCTTTTTCATTCATTTCATAAATTAATTTTGTAAAAAGTATTTAAATAAATCTCGTTACATCTTTCGTCATCGTTACACAGAACAAAAAAAAATGGAATTCAAAAGATTAACCAAACGCAACGCTGCAAACTGTCTGGGAAAACCAATCGTTTTCCAATTGTCGGGCAAACCGCGCCTCGCTCAACTGCGACAAATCCAAGACAAACATCTTGTTATCTCTTCCTTTGGAAAAGACTTTTTGCTTTCTGTTACACATCCTGTGGTAGTCATCCTTGACAAGACCCAACGTCAACCACCCCCTTTCTCAAAAGCCTCAGGAAGAATGGCTTGGAAAGAAGACTACAGATCTGAGCCGTTCCATTATCCTATGAACTTTTTGTTAGCATCAAACACAACCTACCTGTTGCAATATGTGGGACATTACGTCATTGTTCGCAACAACAAAGGGAAAAGTCTTTCTCTTTACCAAATTAAATCGATCTCAACATCCTTGCAATACTTGGATCTCGAGAACGTATCAAGCCGACAAATCGTGGACATTCGACACACCCCCTGTTACATTATTGTTTAATAAACCCACTTAAGTTTATAGTATTTAATTATTTAATTTATTTAAAAAAAACCGGGAGCAAAAAAAATGATGCACACGAAATTAGTAACCATTGAGTGTCCACCCACTTTTCCGGACATGATAGTCGATTGGATTCTGGGAAGGGAATGTTACGAACGAGGAACAACTCGATATTGTTTTGATATCACAATTTGTGGGGACAAACTTTGTAAGGTAAACTGTGAAACCCACCAGGTGATCGGATGGGTAAGAATTAGCAATTTTCTGAAAAACTCCCAGCAATATGCAATTTATACGAAAGAATATCACGGTGGAAACAAACCGGCTTTTGTTGCTGAGTTGTATGAGAATGCCGTGGTCAACAAATATACCATACACGAGCTTGGAATAGTCAATGAGGAGAGGAAGGAAATGTTTGTGAAATCTCTCGAGAATGCTTACAACAACTATAAGAACCTTTTAACAACTTAATTTATCTGTTTTTCTTTTTAATTCGTTTTCTGTAATTTGTTTATTGTGTCCCCTTACATCTCCTCCTCCTCCAAACTCCCAAAGGTATCTGGATCGAGACACTTGAATTTCTCGACATTGCGAGGATGCCACACAGTTGCCATCAGTTCTTCTTTGAGGTTGCTTCTGGCAAACCATTCTCGTAACTTGTTGCGGAGAAAGTTGTTCTTTTCATTTTCCATTGGATTCTTTGCAATCGTCGCAACGTTCCACGGATCATTTGTGAGTCGGCTGGTTCCGCTTTTGATCGAGTCACCCTCAGCCTCACGGATCCAGTCAAACGTCAAGTTGCGATTGCAAAAAATAAACACCCAATTCCACGGGATCTCTGGATGGGCGTGAATAATCTCCCGTGTGATATTTGGGTTTGAAGAAACGTAATCCCTACACCAAGGGTGGTTTGGATTGGCTTGGATGATCTCCCACGTGATGTTAGGGTTGCCACTCACTCCGGCCCAATTCCAATGAGTTCCTGGATTGTTCTGGATAATGTCCCAGGTAATGTTAGGGTGTTTACTGATTTTAAACCAATCCCATCCTTTGTTTCGGTTGGCTTGAACAAATTCCCAAGTGAGGCTAGGGTTACAGCTAAGAAAATACCAATTCCAATCCTTCTCGAGATTTTCCTGGATCCTGTTGAAGGGAATCCTTGGGTTGAGACTCAGATACCCCCAAGAGCAAGGCTCTCCACTCGTTCTGCAATTCTCGTGAATGATGTCCCACGTGAGGTTTGGGTTCATACTCATCCCGGCAGAACTCCACGGCTTCTCGCGGTGTGTTTGTATGATTTCCCAGGTAATGTTTGGGTTTGCACTGACATGAAACCATACCCATGGCATGTGGGGGTTTTGTTGGATAATATTCCAAGTAATGTTGGGATGTCTGCTAAGATACGACCAGTCCCAACGGTGGTTAAGGTTTTCTTGTACTAGTTGCCAGGTGACGTTTGGGTTTTGACTTACGAAATGCCATACATAACTATTCGGAGAGTATTGCAGGATGAATCGAATCCATTCTCGAGACCAGTCTTGAGTTGCTTGTTTCAATACAAGGTTGTAAGGAAGGGTAGGAAGAAGAAGAAGAGGTTCTTGTTGATTCATTTGGTATAAAGTTGCAGAGACCACTCTTTATATTATATAAAAAACAACTTAAAGAACCGCAGTATACTATGCGGATTCAACCCCTCCCCCCATGTCGATGTAACACGGGTGGCGGAAATATCTTCGAAAAATACTGTATTTAAATACTTTTTGTTTAATTTTGTTTACAACAAAAATAAATCAATATGGATATTGAACCACCCCACTGTGTTCGAATTCTTGAAAGGGACATTAACGACCTTGTTATGTTACAAGGGAAAACCAAAAGAGAGGTCGCTGAAAACTTGTTGCAAAACTTGCCAACCAACACAACGTCTCTATACTTGTCTGGAATCAATCTGCACACAATTCCATCGCTGAAACATTTGAGGAATTTAAGAAATCTGGACATTTCTTTTAATAAATTGCGACACTTGCCAGAAATTCCGGAAGGAGTGACTTGGCTCATGTGTTCGTGTAATCGGTTAACCTCTTTACAAGGCACCCCTTCCACTGTGCTGACGATCATTGCAGATCAGAACCTAATACGTTCCTTTTCTTGGGTGTTTCCAAGTTTAAAAAGAGTTTGTTTGACGGACAACCGCATTGAAACTGTGGAGGCCTTCCCTCCCAACTTGGAATCCTGTTACATTGGGTATAACAACATCCAGTGTTTCCCCGAACTTCCAGAAACATTGCAGGTGTTAAGTTGTGGGCACAATGATTTGATCGAATTGCCCTCACGTCTCCCTGCCTCGTTGCAAACACTTCTTTGTGAGTCGAATCCAAGGTTGTCGGCTCTTCCAGACATTCCTCATGATCTTGTTCGGTTAAGTGTTCGAGGGTGCAATATCTCGAGACTTCCCAGATTGCCTGACACTATTTCAACCTTGGATATCAACGACACCCCGGTGGTTCAAATGGTAAACCTTCCTCTGTACTTGTTCGATTATTACCATGTGATGGATAACACCCCGATTGGTGAAATCATCCGACCTACTGCTGCGTTTGCTTTTACGGTGGAACGATCATTGTCTGCTGCAGAATTGTTGGCCATTTGTCGATCGAACTTAGACAAGCTGAATCGATTCCGAGAATTGTATTACAGCCTGAGATACAAACGCCAGTTCTGGAAGTGGATGTGGAACAAATACCGGATTGCCAGAATTGAACACTCTTACCATCCAGACAGATTACGGGAACGGTTGGAACAAGAGGGAGGAGAGGAGGCGGATTTGGAGGCTGTGTTACAGAGCTTTGGTAATTCATAAATAATAATTTAAAGGGTTTTTCCAACGGAACATTCCAGAAAGTTCCTTTTGTGGATTTAAGTCCTTTTACACAAATAAATACAAAATAAGCAAAACGACAATGGAGCTTTTTCGACAACAACCACACATCCGTCATGCCCATTACATTTACCCAAATGATGTGATGAACCTCGTTTACCGCCACAGATGTAGCAAGAGAGAAGCATTCGACCGTGTCTTTGCTCGGGTGCCACCCAACACGGTATCCCTTTATGTAACTGGAATTGGGTTGGAATCTCTGCCGTCCATGAAACACTTGACGCAGTTAAAAAACCTCGACATTTCCGTAAACGGACTGCAAGAGTTGCCAGAATTGCCAGAAGGGTTAATTATGCTGGATTGTTCCTCGAACCATTTAACTTCGTTGAAGAACACCCCTTCTACCGTGCGGTTCCTCGTTGGAAGCAGAAACGAGATAAGTACTTTATCTTGGTTGCCACAAGGACTAACCTCCCTGGCTGTGCCTTACAACAAACTGGAAGACATAGATGGTTTCCCTCCAAGTTTAACTTTGTGTAATATGTCCTACAACCAGTTAACGTTTTTGCCACCACTTCCTGCAACCATCCAGCAACTCGATTGCATGCATAACAATTTGGTCGAGCTGCCAGCATCTCTCCCAACCTCCTTGCAACGCCTCCTTTGCAGTGGAAATCCACGATTGTTACACCTCCCGCCGCTTCCACACAACCTAAAATGGTTAATCGTGAAGGGATGCGGGATAGTTCGACTTCCAACGTTTCCGGAGGGCCTTTCCATATTTGATGCTAGCAACAGTTCTGTAAGTCAGATGGTGAATATTCCACCTTCCTTGGTTCAAAACGGCGGGTTGCTTGATCGAACTCCAATCGGGAATATCATTGATTTTCCTGAGGCGGCGCTTTTCTCAGAGCGTCTTATCCGCGTTCGATTGAACCTCGAGAAGCTCAACCGATTCCGAGAACTCTATTACACGCTCAAATACAAGAGACAATTTCGACAGTGGCTGTGGATCAAGGTCCGCCTGCCTCGCATTGAACGCGAGAATCATCCCGATCGGTTGCAGGAAAGGTTGGAAGCAATGGAAAGAGAAGGAACCGAAGTAGACATGGAGGCTGTGTTACAGAGCTTTGGTAATTCATAAATAATAATTTAAAGGGTTTTTCCAACGGAACATTCCAGAAAGTTTCTTTTGTGGATCTAAGTCCTTTTACACAAATAAATACAAAATAAGCAAAACGACAATGGACATCTACCAGCAACAATTGCACTACCATATCTACAGACACGAGGTATTCGAACTTTCCGCTCGGCGTGGCTTGAGCCTGAGAGAGGCCTTTGACATTCTCTTTGATCGCGTGCCACCAAACACGGTATCCCTCTACATAGCTGAGATCGGTCTGGAATCTCTTCCGTCCATGAAGAACTTGGCGAATCTGAAAATCTTGGATGTCTCTGGCAACAAACTTACACGGCTGCCACAATTGCCAGAAGGGTTACTGGACCTAACCTGTCAATCAAATCGGTTATGGTCGCTCAAAAACACCCCTTCTACCGTTACGAGTATTGCCGCACAAAAGAACGAGATATGTACACTGTATGGGGTGTCACCCAAGACCGAGTACCTTTATTTGCAAAACAACCATCTGGAACGAATAGATTCTTTTCCCCCAAACTTGAAAAAATGCCATGTATCCAATAATAGGTTAGAACATCTTCCGCCTCTCCCTGCAACTGTCCTGGAATTGTGCTGCCACAATAACGACTTGGCCGAACTTCCCTTTCCCCTTCCACCTTCGTTGCACACACTCTCGTGTTTCAACAATCCAAGATTAACTTGCCTGCCTTCTCTGCCAAGCGGTTTGCAGAAGTTAGATGTTGAGAATTGCAACATATCTCGTATCCCAAAGCTGCCAGACACTCTGCATTTGTTAGACGTAAGAGGAAACCCTATAACACATATGGTAAATCTTCCTCCCGTTGCTGTTTTTTCTACTTTGATAGTGATCTCTGGCACGCCAATTGGTAAAATCCTGAGTCCTGCAAATATCCCAAGTGTTTCATTGCCGCATTCATATGATGTCATGCGTTCAAACTTGCAGATCCTCAACCGATTCAGAGAATTGTATTACACGCTCAAATACAAAAACCAATTTCGACAGTGGCTGTGGATCAAGGTGCGCTTGCCTCGCATTGAACAGGCTCATCATCCGGACAGGTTACAGGAGGCGTTGGAACAAGAGGGAGGAGAGGAGGCGGATTTGGAGGCTGTGTTACAGAGTCTTGGTTAAACCAGATTTTTAATTACAAAAACAAAACAACTTAAACATAATCTTTGTAATTAAATGGTTTTAAATTTCCACATTGGCGTCGTTTCCCTCGTCGTCAAACCCCCAATCTTTCCAGTGAGTCGTAATCTTGGAGGGATGACCCGCCCATACGTGGAATTCTTCGTGGAGAAACCTCCGGGACTCACGGATACCCGTGTAATCGTACTCGGTAACCGTTTCAAAGACGTTTTGGCAAGACAGCGAATTCCACCACTCAATACAGTGGGGGTGTTCTTTCAAGAGCTCGACCGCACGATCATTAGCATTCAGACAGAGACAACTCCAGTCCACCCGATCCAGGTTGGCGCGAAGAAAGGCAAACTGTTCTTTGGTGGAAGCGTGTACACAGAATAATCCCCATTTGATATGGTCTTTGTTTTCTGCAAGAATTTCCAATGCTTCGTTGCAGCGGTTCCTGGACAAGCCTTGCCAATTCTCAATCGGATGATTGCGTAAAAGTTGGATGGCTCGTGGGTTAGTGTTGTGGACCAACCGATAATAGTCTATTTTGTCTGGATGCTCGAGCAATAGATCGACGGCTTCGTTGCAGGGATTCATCGACAATCCTTGCCAGCTGACCTGTTCGAGGTGGTCTCTTAATAATGCAATCGCTCTTGGGTTGGTATTGGAAGACAATTGGTAGAAGTTGATTTTTTCTGGGTTTTGTTCCAACAGATCGAGAGCTTCTGGATTTCTTGACAACTCAGGCCAGTGAATCTTTTCTTGGTTCTTTTGGAGGAATGGGACAGCGCGTGGATTTCTGGAAAGATCAAAATAGTCGGCCTCTGTAAAGGCATACTTGTCTTGCAAATCTTGCAAATACGTATCCAAGATGGTAAAAGGTTTGCAGCACAGGGTACGGGTGTAGTGAAAAGGATTCAATTGCAACGATTTCAGGAGATCGACTGCTTCGTGGCAACCGTTCCACGAAAGTTTCCAAGGATTTATATTTTCTGGGTGTTGTTGCAACACCTTGATCGCGTGTGGGTTGGAATTGAGAACGTCCGCAGGATTTTGGTTGGACTCATAACCAGTGTTTCTGTCTTGTGCCCAGATCCAAAGTTGAATAATATGAATTGCTTGTTCCAGAGTTACTCCAAAGCTTGAATGAATGTCTGTTTTTTCGGTCATAAACATTTTGTGTGTGGGATGTAAGTATTTAATTTGTGATGGGTGTAGCGGGGAGAAATCTTTAAGTTGTTTTTTTTATATTTTTGTTGCACCACACAAAAAAAATATAATAATAACAGAAAAATGTATCGCACAGAAAAGACATACATCAAACCGTGTTATGGGGTGACGTTAAAGGAAGTGGTTGACCGTTGTTGCTTTGAAACACAGATAGAGGGGCTCGCTCTATATTTCAATGGAAACATTTTTTTTAAAGAAACAATTTCCAGAAATCCACACGCCATCAAGCTTCTCGAACAATTGCCTGAATTCATCAGTGTCCGGTCCTTGTGTTCCAACTCTGCAGCGGGGGATTTCTTGTATAACCACCCAGATCTTCCACAGTATCACGACCTGTGGTGTTGTCGATCTCCGATATTCGATACCATTCTCCGATCCACGTCTCTTCTTCCACCTTACACAAATCTGTATGACCGTTCTATGTTGTCGAGAAATCCAAAGGCCATTCAATATTTGTTACGCCATCCAAAATGTATTGTGTTTGAAGATCTTTCCATGAACGAAAACGCCCTGGACATATTGGAAGCCTGGCAGGACGTCATCGATTATCGGTATCTCTCCAGAAACACAAATCCACGAGCCATGGTGTTGCTTCGAAAAGCGATCGACCAAGGGATGGCAGACCGAGTAAATTGGAAATGGCTCTCTGCCAATTCTTGTCCTGAAGCGGTTCAGTTATTGCTGGAACATCCTGAGAAAATCGCGTTTGATTGTCTTTCTGAGAATGAATGTCCCTTGGCTTTTCCAATCATGCAACAAAATCTTGACAAAATCAACTGGCATTGGTTCTGTTGCAATCCCCTCGCCGTTCCGTTGCTTCCTCACTTCTTGGAGAAAATCAATTGGCCCATGTTGTCTGCAAGAGCCAAAACAAAAGAACAATTTGACTTTCTCCGCGCCCATCTGTCACGGATCGATTGGCCATCTCTCTCGAAAAACGGCCATCCACAAGCCACCCAACTCTTGGAAGAACATCCAGACAAAATCTCTTGGCGGTTAGCCATCAGTTGCCACAATGTCTTCGAAACAATCACGGAATATGATTACAGAGGGATCCGGAATGCTCGGGAAGCCTTGCATGCCGAGTTCCACGCGTGGGCTGGACACCCTTCCAAGATGGAAACCAAATGGTGGGATTGGGGGTTTCTCGATTCTGAGCTTTTAGAGGGCTAAAGATAAGGAAAAAGAACAACATTATGATGTTCTGATTTTTTTTTTATATCTATTTCATTTATAAAAGATGGAAAAGAAAAGGAAGGCAGTTGAAAGGAAAGTTTTCTTTGTTTCACCAGATGAGTTCTCTCGGCAAACAAATATACAATTAACGATACAAAAGCAAATTACAAATTACTATCAAGATAATGATTCTCATGAGAAGATAACAGACATTGTTTTGCTAAACAGAAATGACGAAGATACTATATTTTGCCTTCCCATGGAGTATGAGTATATATCTGTTACCCTCAACGGCGATGATCTATATGTCATAGATATTCGGAATAATAAATTTACAAAAGCCTTTCAGAAGGAGGTTACAACGTCTTGGAGACAAGACCAGAAATTATATACAATACTTAATATTGATGTTGAGAAGTTGTTATCCACAAAACCGATACCCATACCCGAAGCGGTTCAAAGGGAAATTGACCGGATAAATACCCTGATTCGTTGCAGAGATTACCGTGTAGCATTTAACTATGGTTATAATTTTCATGAGGGACCTGTCATAATTAATAATTTTTCTATGTCCCCGTGTAAATTAATGATATGTTTTTTTCGTAAAAATACTTGCCTTAGTTCAGTGGAAATCGTACCAGAACTTCCAAATGCGGTGTGGATAAATTCGTATTCAAATCCACAGGTTGAAGGATCTAAAGTAAACCAACTGTTGCGAGCAGTAGCCGTACTTATCTTGCCAAAATTAAATCCATCAATTGAGTTCATGAAATCCTATGCGGTCAATGCAATATCTTCTTACATTTTAATTAATAAACTTAATGGCTATCAAGATGAGATGTCCATCCTAAATGAGTCTTCTGTGGATTTAAGCAGGAGACCCTTACCATTTCATGCTTTCGCAGGAGCCATGGATATAATTGTAAACGTGCAAGATCGTGTTACGATTGATGCAGCAAACCAATTAATCGAAGAAGTAATACATTCCGCCCCATTTCGCTGGTTGTGCGATGAAGAAGAAGAGAGTGAGGATGGGGGTGAATGGAATGAAGAAGGGAGTGAGAAAAGACGTGACACAAAAGGGGGTCATTCTCGCAGGCGACCTCGCAAAACCACAAGGAAGTCACGGAAGAAGAAGAAGAAGAAGGCACAAAGGTCTAAAAGAAGGAGACAATAAATCTACGACTGTTTTTTTTTCATGATTTCATTAAATATTTTGTAATCAATTACTTGTTTGGTTGCATAAGAATCTCGTTCGTCGTATTTTCCGTATTCAATAAAAGCCTTACCTTCATCTCGAGGTTCTAACCGAGCAATAAATCCCAAGTTCTGTTGCACTGCGACAAGGTCACCATTGTAGGCTGGATTCGTCAACACTTCCAACATACCAGGTACCATTTGGTCTGGTGTCATGATCCCCCCTCTTCCTTCTGTGTTTTGGTAAGCATACGCCCCTGCTTTCTTTTCGGGAGTGTCAATAAATGGCGCAGTTAAATTGGTCAACACCATTCCTGCAGGACATACTGCATTGATCCGGAAATTGTAGCGCACGGCATAGGGTCGAATGGCACGAATATATTGACCAATGCCTGCTTTGGATGCATCGTAAGAGGGGGACAAGTTCATGTCGATAGGAATAAAGGATGCCAATGATCCGGTGACAATGATTTGGAATTGTTTGTCTTTATCTGCAGGTCGAGACAGGTTGTCGGTAATTTGATTGACATACAACTCGATGCCGTAGATGGGTCCCATCAAATTGGTCATGACAATGTCTTCGGCATCCTTGAAAATCTCTCCATCAATCCCTGCGTTTAAGATGACAATGTCCAAGACACCGGTGGGCGAGAAGGTGGAGGCTTCTTTAAATGCTTTTTCCATACTCTTTTTGTCACGCACATCCCCCAGGATCCCGGTCACCCGATCCGCATATTGCGGGTACTGGGTGGCTAACTCTTTCGACTTTTCTACTGCGGTAGACTTGCTCACAATGGCAACACGATAACCCAACCCAAGCAATGCCTTGGTATACTCGTAACCTATCCCACTGCTCCCTCCCGTGATCATCACCGTTTTACTTCCAGGTTCAATGGCCGCCTGTGCCACGATTTGTTTGGTTTTCTTCGAAATCACAATATAACGATAGATCCAAAATACAAGGTAAATCCCAATCCCTGCAAGGATCACAAGAAAGAAAAAAAACCAATAACTATATATTTTTTTCCATTTTGTTTGGGAGAAGAAGCGATTGAATGATTTCATTGACACCGATTGGAAAAAAGAATCTTATATATAATTAACAGAGATATTTACAACTTTTGAAGATGTGTGATTAGCCCTTACATAAATAAAACCCCGAATCTTTAAAAACATACATTTAATATTTTTTTTTTATTTATGTTTATTATAAGTACGAAACTAAAATGGAACCGAATGTATATTTTGTGTCGTCAGAAGAATACTTTCAAATGACAAAAATTCGGTTTACAAAAATCAAGGAAGTAACAAATTACGACCAAACAAATTACGACAAAGATATTACGCAGAGATATGACAAGAAATCTGACATTATACTTGTGGAAAAACCAGAACAAAGCACGATCTTTTGTTTTCCCAGTAATATGAACTATATTTATGTCACCTCCCGATTGGATGGTGGAAGCCTATATATCATAGATTTCAAAAACATTGGATTTACTGAGGACCTTCGAACCCAAGTATTAAATACCCCTCCACCTAGGTATGAGGTCTTGATGGAAATTAAAGCACAATATATCTATGTACCTAGTCTGTTCAACGTACAAAAAATCCCGATACCACCAGAGGTGCAAGCTGAAGTTTCACAGTTAAATGAAAGAATTGCAGGAAGCGGTTGCACCGGTTACCGACTGGCGTTTGACTATGGGTATAATTTTCCTGGGGAGAATATTAGACTTAATTCTTATTATGATACTCCGTGTGTTTTAATGCTATGTTTGTTCCATGGAAATACTTGCGTGAGTTCTATTGAAATTCATCCTTCAAATGATCAAGTAACTATCAATTCATTCTCAAATCCAAAGGTGGAAGGGGTTGGACTAAACAAACTATTGCGAGCTGCAGCAATACTCATTTTGCCAAAATTAAACCCATCCATCAGGTTATTAGAATCAAATGCGCGAAGTCCTATTTCTGCTCATATATTGATAAATAAGCTTAATGGCAATAGTCAGAATGAGGCTATAGAAAGACCAGTTCCATTTGACACATTAGAAAGAATGATTAGCGAAAAAGGACGCATAGATATAGTGGTAGAGATAACAGATCCAGTTACCATTCAACACGCACAACGGTTATTTGATGAGGTACTTCAGTCTCCCACTTTCCAAGAAAAGTGTAATGGGGAAGTTGAAGATGAAGGAGAAGTTGGAGGTAAAGCTAAGGGAAGAAGAGCGCGTCGTTCTCGATCTCGCAAGTTTCGTCGCAGTAAAAAACAACGAAGGTTTAAAAATAAAACACAGAAAAAATCCAAAAGAAAAAGTAAGAAGTAAATGAGAATTTTTACGTTGCACTAGTCATTGCAGTCTCGTTGGTGTTTGTGTTATCGGCAGCGGTAGTGGAATCTCCTTCCCCTCCCACGGTCTCTGGCATGTCGTTTCCTCCCGTCGAAATGTCCAGAGGTTCGTTGCCCACCATCTCGGAGGCAGCGTTTTCGTTTTGTTTCATTAAGTCTTCCATTTGTTTGTTGAGAAGCACAATGTTCCCGGAGAGATCGCTGTATTGAACCTGCAAGGCATTGACTCGATCATTTAACAGGAACACATTCCGATCTGTCAGGGACATGCCACAGTTTCCACTCCCACCACTGCTACTATCTCCAGAAGAAGTGTTTGTCGCACTTGTGGTGTTTCCTCCTCCATCTTCCCCTTCCAATCCTTCGATCACATACCCGACGAACTGATACAGAATTAGAAACAAGACTGCAAGAATGAAATATTTCAGCATTTTTATTTCCTTTTTAAATTTATAAAAGACTTTATATCTTAATGAGTACTGCACTATATCCCCTTGGGATGAAAAGTTACAACAACCACCTGCCACAAGGGGGGTATCGTTCTTGGAAAGATAGGTTTCCGGTTGGAGTCACCCCCACCCACATTCGACCCTTGACCAACAAGGATCCGTCCAATTGGTATCCAGGACCCTTTGGAAAACCGCGGCCTCTAAAGCAATATCGCAAGGGAGTGGGTTCCACAATGACCAACGTTGATCGCGTGGTGAAGACGTCTCGTAGTCAATCTCTGAATGGGGGTCTCGGTCTGCTGGGACAACTGCAGGGGGTGCCTGGAAATTATCAGATTCGTCCTCCCTTGGACATTGCACTGGGGAATGTTCTGGAGAATTGTGAGAATTGTGAAGGATTGAAAATGATTGATAGTTACAAACCTCAACCAACATATCTCACGGACAATCCCGAACCATTGATAACAGAAACCAAGGAGTTGTGTTGCAATCCGGAAAAGAATGCCCTCAAGGGCGTCATTTATGCGAGCCAGAACTGCCAGGATTCCAACTATTATCCGAACAGTGTGCAATATCTCCAGAACAAATGTATGACCTACGAACAAAAGGCCTTTAGTTTTTTACGTCGAGTGTCCGCAACAGAGTTCATCACAAATTGTCAGCCCTATGGTGGAACGGATTGTGCGTCGGTGGTGGTTCCAGATTATTCCAGCAATACTTATGTGATAGCACCCCCACCAAGCCCCGCTTCCTTGAATGCCTGCAGTACGTGTAAGGTAGCTGTTTACAAACCAAACAACAAACCGTTTGCGGTGCAAGGATCGGTGAGTAGCAGTACCAGGATTGCTAAATTAACGGCAAATACTCTGGAGAATAGTTACCGGATGGTTTACAAAACAAAGCCGGTGGTTGTTCCAGAGAGTCCATGTGGTGTTTGTTACACGAATCCCGATATAGAGATTCTTTAAAAAACATAAACATCTGAATAAATGTTTAAGTTGTTTTTACATTATATATTGAATGTGGGGGGGAAAGGGGGAAGGGTAAACGCTTAAGCGTAGTATCCGTAAGCAGCGGCAGCCTTGGCAGCATAAGCAGCCTTAGCAGCTTGAGCCATTTTGGAAAGCTGAGCCATCTTGGAAGAACTAGACATTTTTCCATAAGCACGGGAAGCGCGGCTGGAAGCAGATCGGGATCTTCGGGAAGATCGAGATCGACGAGAAGGACGACGTCTACGGTGAGTTCTACGAGCCATTTTTAATTTATATATTAACGAAAGAAAAAAAAATTTGGAATTTGCAAAAGAAAAATTTTACCAAATAGTATCCATCGATGGCCAATACATTTTGTCTTTTTTCGTAATTCCCCAAACCGCCCTAAATAATTCCAAACGAGCCAACGGGGCATTCGTTCGATATTTGTCGAGAGGATGCGGATTTGTATGTAATTGGGCATTGATCGCCTTCTTGCTGATCTTCTGTCTTTGTTGGTAGGCAAAATACACGAAAAACGCTAAATATGACAATTTTCGGATCGGTGCAATATCGTCATTCTTGTCCTGGAAGTCTCTCAGATATTCTTGACAAATTGCCAATCCCGAAATATCTGCTAAATCTTCCCCCACACTCGGAGAGGCATCAAACGTAATCCCATCCATTCTTGCCAAGTATTCATATTGTTTGATAATGTTCTGTTGTTTTCGCTTAAAGACAGCCGAATCATGGGGAGTCCACCAATTACGCAAGTTGCCGGTGTGGTCGTATTGACTCCCCATGTCATCTAACGAATGCGACATTTCGTGACATAAGGTGAACCCTAAATGTGCCAAATTGTATTCAATCCCTCGTTCGTCCAAATCAATAAATGGCTTCTGCAAATAAGCCAAAGGAATGTAAATACTGTTCTCTGCAGGGGTGTACATCGCATTCACAATGTACGATTGTTTCCCCACAAACTTCGGTGGCATCTCGTTGTAATCAATCTCGGGAATGTCGATCACCGGATGGCCCTCTAAAGCTATCTTGGCTTGCGACCTCCACGCCATCACTTTTGTCAGGTTCTCCCAATAGTCAGTACTCGAATAGTCCAAGTCTGGATCGTTGATGATTTCTGTAGCAGTTCCAATGATCAAATGCAAATTCTCGAGTTTCTTGAGCGCGTATTTCTTTGTCTTGGGAGACAGCCACGTGTTTCGCGAAACAATCCGTTTATACACTTCGATCAGATCCTCTGCAAATCCTTTGGTGTACTCTAAATGTTCGGGGACGGCGTACTTCTCGATATATGATTCACTTAAAAATTTATTGAACGCAATCGACATTAGTACCACACTACGCAAGTCGTTGCCAATTGGTTTCTCGATTCCCTTCAAGTATTCTCCAAAGAAACGAAAAGGGATCATCATGGTTTTCTTGTAAGAACGAAACAGGGTCTTAGTCAAAATATAGATCCAATAACTGCGCCATTTGTCACCTGTCCAATTGGTGCGGACTGTTTGTGACATGGTCTTGATGTAGGTGAGACCGTAGGTTAAGAAGAATTCGGGGGGTCGGTGGAACCCACATGCCACTGCAAAGGCATTCCAATTAAAGCCACCCAGTTTGTGCATCGCTTGATTTTGGGTCACGCGGTTGTAATAATCGACGGGTTCCACAACATCTGGATCATATGCATTCATTGCCTGCAACAATTCTTGTTCCACACTAAACACATCTTCTGGAATAATTTGGTACGAGGGATCGACTTGTTCCAGAACTTCGCTGACTTCTCTCAAGTAGGCAAGGTATTTTCTCTTCACCGATCTCTTGTAACTATCTTCGTCCGCGTTTTCGTCATAAATGGACAGATCAATCAACGACAGTTGCGGGGCATTTACATACATCCGAAAGGTGTCAGAATGCTTTTCGTCGGGTTGCAGGGACATGTTAAAAGGACAGGAACCCGCCAAAATCTCGTTGTGGTTAATATATCCTAACCAATTCCACACGTTCTCTGTATTGGTTCGTTGGGTGTCGAGTAGGGTAATGTAGTCGCGGAGGTGTCCTCGGAAGGCAGCCTCAGACAAATCTCCCATGACACTGGATCGAAAGTCTTGTAATCTACGGGCTCGTTTGTCATGGTTTGTTTTGATATAATCTTCAATGATCCCATGGAGTTCTGTCAGGACCTTGAATTGCACGAGTCGATAGGTATCTACTTGAACAATGTATTTTTGTTCTTCGGTCGTGGCGGCTTGTAACACCCACTCGTTGTTGATGTATCCGTAAAAGTCGTCTTGAGGCCGAATTTGTGTTCCTTTCGCCCTTTTTTTGAAAACCCGAATTAATTCCTTCTCAAGCTTTGTTTTTTTCGACAAATACTTTTCGGATTGCGAATACGACTTTTCAAATTTTGAATAGGTTTCTCGACAACCTTGTCTCTTTTTCCGACTTGCAGATTGTCTATCCACAATGTTGCTATAGGATTTAGAAATTCCCACTAATCGGGATTTTCTAGTTTTTGTTTTTGGCATATACATATAGGTGAGATGAAATAACTTTTCTCGAGATAATTATTATATTATTCCAGCTTTTGTTACAGGTTGTCATAAATGAGGTTCCCGGTTGGTTTGTAGGTTTCGATCGGTTTGAATTTTTTGTCGGAACCCGTGCTTGTTCCAGTTCCTCCCATGCGTCTTTTGGAAGATGATTCCATGTGGGCAAAGAGTCCGCTTTCTTCGTCTTCGATCTCTTTTTTCTTTTCGACAATCTTTCCAAATTCATCTACGACAATTCCGGTTTTCTGTTTGATTTGATTTCTCACATAGGAAGGAATCCAATGTTTCCAACAAATGTAAACGGTGTTTGGATGGATGTATCTCACGGAAAATCCATTGGTTTTCAACTGATCGACAACATAAGCGATACAGGAGGCCTGGTTGTATCTTGGGACGCCAAAAATGGTTTCAGGAATGACATACCAACAGTACTGCTGATTGAGAGTTTGTCGAGAAATACTTCTAATCCGAGTATGAATTTTTCCCAACATTTTGTTATATAGTTCCAATTGTTGTTGGTCATATTGTTGTTTTTTTTCATACAGTTCGTCCAAATTGATCCGGGTGTCGTAATCTTGGAATTTGTCTAATTCGAAAATACTATTCATTTACATATAGGGTTAGAAAAATGTGTAATGGATTCATTCGCGCGCGTATTATGTAACAAAATAGTAAAAAAAAGGAGGGTGCGAAATATATATTTAAGAAAAAAAAGTACTTAAAGAATTACTCACTTAAACCTTGCTATTTAAGAAGTTCATCACCGCATCCTTGGTTGGTTTGTTTTCAAAGGGGGTTACTTTCCCATCCGCTGAAACCAACAGGATCGTGGGATACGACGACACCTGGTATTTGTCCATGATCGATTCCATTTCTGGAGAGGGCTCTGTGCAATCATATTCCACCAATTTCACTGTCTTGCCATTCACTGGACCTTTCTCTAATTCCGCCTTCACTTTCTCCATTTCCGGTTTCGCTGCTTTGCAATGAGGACACCAATTGGCGTAGAAAAACAACAATCGGTAATCCGAACCAGAAGCTTCGTCTGATGGCGATCCGCTAAAGTTCTCGAGAAGTCCTTCTGCTTCCGATCCTTCCATACTTGCACTTTTAACAGTTGGAATATTTCTGCTATAGATCTGCCAAACAACAATGACTACAACCACGATTGCCAAGGCAACTCCTCCATACATGAGTATCTGTTTCGTATTCATTTTTTTTTTTATATAATGGATGTAGAAAACATTAAAAAATTTAACTCATACATTTTTCACCACTAAATATATGAATCACAAAACAAAAAAACACAAGAAAAACAAAATCTATACCAAGGATGATTTTAACAGTGGGGATGGTATGCTCACGGCAGTATGGGGGCCTGCTATGTGGCACTTCTTACACACCATGAGTTTCAACTATCCCGTGGAACCTTCCCAGGAACAAAAACACCAATATATGAACTTTGTCAAGAGTTTGGTGTATGTGTTGCCCTGCAAGTATTGCCGAATGAACTTGAAAGAAAATTTTAAGAAGATGCCGATCACTCTGGAGACCATGGCTTCTCGAGAAACTTTTTCCAAATACATCTATCGATTGCATGAACATGTTAACACCATGTTGAAAAAGAAATCCGGTCTTTCTTACGAAGATGTCCAAGAGCGATATGAACATTTCCGTGCCAGGTGTTTGGGGAATGCGTCGTCTGGACATTCCTCGTCCTCTGCTGCTACTCTCCCGACGACCCCGACCCCGACCCCAACCCCAACCCGACCCTCCTCTGTAAAGAACTCTGCCAAAGGTTGTACTGAACCTCTGTTTGGAAAAAAATCAAAATGCCTTATTAAAATTGTTCCCATCGACTCTAAACATCCAACTTTCGAGATGAACAAGCAATGTATTCGAACTCGCAAATCCCTCAAAACTGCCAAATGTCGCTCATTTTCTGTAAAATAAAGTATTTGAATTTTTTTGTGTGTTACACACTTGTCGAAGACACTTGTTGCGGGGTACTCGAGAAAAAATAGGATCCACCTCCTGCAGAAATCAAGGGTGAAGATTTGGGTGTCGCTTGAGAATTGGGACTTGCTTTCAAATCAGACAAATAAGGCATTAATTGTTGTGCCGTGGGTTGAGTAGTTAAGACCGATTTGTAAGGATAATAGGTGGAGGAATCAGACACGACCGGATCACTTGTTGTGCTATTGCTAGTGCTGGTGCCGCTGCTCCCCTCCACGCCGTCCGAGGGAACTTGCGAAAAGGTAATGGTGGTTGTGGTGGAGGCAGAAGGTTCAAAAGAGATTGACGTGAAATTGGGAGGGAGGGTAGCAATTGGTTGGGTTTCTTGTTGTTGTTGTTTTTGTTGTGTATTCTCGAGATTCCTTGTAAAATTTGTTGGAAGAGTTGGAAGAGAAACGTTAGACATTGACTTCCCATTTGTTCCAGTTGATTGAGATTGGATGTAAGATCTAGGAGAAAACCAACTCGAAGTCGTGGTGGGTGTTGGAAGTGGCGTTGTTCCCGTGCCAGAAGTGGGAGATGGAACTGGAGCTGGAGTAATAATTGGTGTTGAACTTGGGGTGGACGATGGATTTGTTACAGGGGTAGTTGTGGAAGTGGTGTTGTCAGTGGTTGTTGCAGTGGTGGTAGTCGTTGGAGTGAGGTCACTGGATGTTGTTGTGGTGGTGGGAGTGGTTGTTGCAGTAGTACTGGTTGTTGTTGGAGTGTCCGTGGTGGTTGTGGTTGTTGCGACCGGAACCGGTGCAGGTGCCGGGGTGGGTGCGGGCGCCATTACAGGAACGGGTGTAGTACTGTAGGTCACATTTGTCCAACTTCCTGGACTATTTATATTACAGGTTGGATCACTGTCTTGTTTTTGATCATACATATGGTAATTGTTTCCATTGACCCCTTGATTTCCTGCCCAACATGTGTGGGACGAAGCCTGTAACGCAGCAGTATCGAACCCCTTCGATTTAGCAAGATTGATACAGCTAGCCATGGTTTGATTGTCTCCAAGTTTGGTTGTTAATGGTCTAGGAGATCCGGTGTCTTTCCAACATCCGACGTAATTGTATCCATTGAGATCCTTGGAGGCAATTGGATATGTGAGGAAAGGTGTGGTGGTGGAGGTGGCGGTGTTTTCCGTGGGTGTTGTTGCGCTGGTTGAAGTGGATGTGGTTGAAGTAGTAGTAGTTTGCGTTGTTGCAGGTGTGGCAGATTCATCGAGAATACTATAGATTGCCACACTGTCGGGACCCATCCCAGAGATGTCACACGAGAAAGGATTTGCCTTTGTGTCAAAGAGCCCATTTTTTGTATAGTCGTCGACTAACGTTGTTGCGTTAAGATTTCCAGCAAAGCATTGTTTCAGGTTTGTAACCCCAAAGGTCTTAAAGCCATTAGCGAGTGCTAACCGGAAACAGTCAAAACTTGCCTGGCTTCCTAAATAAATTGGCAGAGGTGAACTTCCTCCAGACTTGACGTTGTAACATCCTTTGAATTTGTATCCATTGTAGTAAGGTTCTTGACTTGCCGGATCTTCGGGTTTGATCGTACTATACACCACATTTGTGCCGTCACCTGGTGCGGATGCGTTGCAACCACTATCACTGACTGGCACTTGTCCGGCCGTTTTAAAACCTCCTCCGTAACCAATGTTGCAAACAAAGGGCGATCCTGCTGGCTGTTTTGTCAAAGCAACAGCGCTTGCATTGACACTCTTTGCATAGTTCACGCAACTCTCCGCGTTACTGATACCCGAGATTGTTTGGAAAAACTTAGAAGCAGGGTCATTCCTCCAACATCCTGCAAAGGGAAACCCATTTATTTCCGAAGGAGTCGCTTGAGAAGGAGTGGGGATGGGATCTGTTACAGGAACTGGTGTAACTGAGGTCGTACTGGTTAACCCTTCCACCATATAAGGTTGAACTCCCTGTGGAATAGTCCACAAAAGATAAATGATAGCAAGAATCACTAACACTGTTATTCCGTAGCAGAGAATTCTTTGTTGGTTCATGTATTATATAATTATCTCGATAATAAAAAAAAAATCAGTGAATCGTTTTTTTTTATTTGGTCTTTGTGATGGAGTCTGTATTTTTCCCCCCGCCTTTGCGAACATGCCAAGTTATAACTAATGATTACTTTAAGTCCTTTATTTCATATAAATATGGAGGAGGTTACATTCCAAAGCCACTAAAGGATGGAAGATAAGGTTGTGGAATGTTGTCGTAGCTGCGGATGCTGTTGTTACAAGAGGGACCTTTGTCTGGAGGAAACACAGTAGAATATGGATTCCCACTCGGGGAGTTAGTATTCGCAAAAGTATTTGTCATCTGATTGTTGAGTTCTGTCCCACGGCTGGATTGGTTATTTGTTGAAGAAGAAGCAGATGAAGAAGATGGTTTGGGACAGACTGAACAATCGGTCTTGATAATTACTGGAGGAATGGAGGGACACACCGGTGGAACAATTACAGTCTTTGGAACAAAGGGACCTGGTATCGATTCCGGGGGTGGAGACATACTCTCGATATTCTCTTTCGATCCAGAAATCTTTTTTGAAATCTTGCCTGAAACCTTCGAGATTGTGGTAAAGAATTCTAAACCACCACCACCATTGTTTGGTTCATTGGAAGAAGAAGATGGATATTGGTTGTTGATCAGATCTGTGTTTGGAAACATGGAACCAGAAGGTTTCGCCGGGGAAGAAGAAGAAGAAGATTCATCCTTGTTTGTGTTGGTATTCTCGTACACAAAAGGAGTATTTGGCAACCACGTCTTGTGAAGATTCGACTTGTCCTTTGGAGTTAAACTCGAGACATTCTTCGTTTGAGATACGGGTGAATTGTCTGTCGCCCCACCCGTGGAGGAGGAAGGAGACGCCGATGCTGCAGCACCCGAGGAAGTCTCGATCGGTTGAATGGGGGTTTGAGAATAAGTAATTATGGTGTTCGTCTTCGGTAACGGTTCAAACATAACCGTGGTTGTTTGTGGAGTAGTGTACGCAGGTTGTGGGACATTCCCCATAGAATCAACCCCTTCTCGATAAGCTCCACAGTAGACATGGGCAGAAGGTTCCAGTCCAGTGCTGTAAATCACGGCAACTGTTGCAGTTGGATCTAACAACGTCTGTTGGGTTGGTTTGCCATATTTTTTATAGTTGGAATCATTCCCAGCATAACATTGGTTTTTATTTTGGAATGACACCGTATTGTAGCCCGCAGCTTTTGCTTTGGCAATGCAATCTTCGAGTCCAACAGAACCGTCAATAAAATTTCCAACCATTCGACCTGCAGTAGAATCCACCCAATATCCTCGATATCGATACTCTCCAATGCTTGGAGTTGGCTCATTTCCACTGATGCCAATTGTAGTTCTGATTTTATCGAGAAGATCTCCATCATAACTGGGGTTCGTGTGATCATTTTCATCGGTCACAGTACTGGTGCTATAGACCAGTCCAATATCACCCAGGGGATAATACGCGTTACATCCAGCGTCCGTGTTACTCAATTTTGTCCCCGGAGTCAATTGGGAACCAACCCCTAAGGTTGCTCCTTTGCAAACATTCTGCTGTGTAAAGTAAACGGTGTCATATTTTCCAACGCTTCCCCCTTGTCCTGGAAGTCCCATCTTTGCCGAGTTGATACATTGATCGAGTGTGAACCCCTTCCCGATTTCCCTCACAGGCATGCTGGGATCATTGTAGCAACCCTTGTAATCATACCCGAGGATGGGGGTGTCGTGGTCTGCTCCATATGTGGTATAGATGATGCTCGTGTTCGGTCCCGGTCCACCAACGTCACATCGCTTATCGTTGTTTGCAATTTCGGCTCCTTTTTTGTAATTGAGTCCATCCTTGCCTTGGTTGCCACCGTAACAGAGACCTCCGGTTTTGTATGCAACGGTATCATAGTTTTCTGTTTTGCCATAGCTGATACAGTCTGTCAAGGAGAGATTGGTATTGGCACCAACAGGGCCCAATTGGTTGGTGAAATAAGACCCTCCCGAAAGATCTGTCCAACATCCCCCATAACGGTATCCATCGATCGGCGTTACGACAGGTTCATTCAAAGTGCTATATACCATAAGTGTATTAGGACCCGGTTGAGAAATATCTGCACAGCTTGCTGCATCTGTGACAGGACCATTGACTTTGTAGTCATTTACTAAATAAGTGGTATTTATGTTTCCAGCCCAGCATTCGTTCTGTCCCGCATCATCGGTAGTCAATCCCACTGTGTAATAATTGTTTTTCGCTGCTTCTGCTACACAACTGGAAATGTCTGGTTTGTTGGTAAGTTTGTTGGGTAAGGCCTTGGGAGATCCATTGGGTCCAGTGCCAGAAGCATTCCAACATCCTTTGAAACTGTAATCATAGACATTTGTCGGGGGAACTGTAAGAGCTTCTTGGATCAGGGTGGTGCTTTTCTGGGGGAAAACAAAGACCCACATGACGATACAAAAGATTAACACAACGGCCAAAAGAATCAACAACGTCCTGTATTTTTTTGCAAACAACAACATATATATTTAATATTAACACATAAAATTTTCCCGATTCTTCCTATTTTAACAAAAAAAAAAGATCGAGAAAGAAGAAGAAAATAGGATTGGAGTTGAGAGGGATGGAGAGGGGGGTGCTTAATAAATATTTTTACAAAAAACCATTTAAAGACCAACCCCTCTTCGCTTTCACCGCTCACCCACTCACCACACAAATCAAACGCACAATAACAGATGCAACACGTTACACAGTTCAGTCGCCCTACGGACATCCCTCTTCTATCGATCCGTTACGATACGTTTGGAAATTTGGTTCCGTGGACCACTCACCTATATCCAATTCTTGGGATTGCCCTCTATCTTTGCTACCCAACCTCACTCCGCATTCCAACCGATCTGTTACACAAGATTAGCATCCTGCATAATTTCCTTCTGATGGGATTTAGTTGTTGGACATTTCTTTCTCTTTGTTCCATACTTTCTCGAGATAGTATTGAATTTGAAAAAACATATTATTTTAAAACCATCCAGCAACCTCTTCCCCTCTTCTCTTCTCTTACCAGCCAAAACTTTGATTTTGTTATTTATCTCTTTTACTTGTCTAAATACTATGAATTCTTCGACACCATTCTGCTATACTTGCAGGGAAAACAACCCATCTTTTTACAAAAGTTCCACCACATCGGTGCAGTGATCGTCTGGCATCTCTGTTACGTTTACAAGGTGGACGCCATCTGGCTTTCCAGCTTTGTCAATTCCTTCGTCCATACCATCATGTATGGCTATTACCTTGGATGTCTGTTGAAAATCAAAGCAGTTCGTCGCATCAAACAATGGATTACTACCATGCAGCTCGTGCAATTGTGTATTCCTTCTATGTTAGCAATATGGAAGTATTATCCCCCTGCAGAAACCCCCTTCAACTACGGGATCATTGTTTTCTTTGTAGCATACGTTGCCGTGTTGGTCTATTTGTTTACCCATTTTTACTACATGAACTATGTCTCCCAAAAGCCTTCTCCTTCGAGTCTTTCTCGAGAAACTTCCTCTACAGATCTGGAAAACCTAAAAACGATTAAAACAGAATAAGGAAATAGAAAAAACCATTTAACTATGACTCGTGTTATAACCCTTAAATTACTCGGTTAATTTTTTCTCAATGAAAGTTATTGTCTTTGATACAGAAACCAGTGGACTCCCAAGTTATAATAACATTCCCACTATCGTGCAATTTAGTTACGTCAAGTTTGACATGGACACTGGAATGATCGAGAAAGAAGTCGATCACATTATCCAACAACCTTCGGGATTTGTCATTCCACAAGGATCCATCAACATTCACCGTGTAACCAACGAGCGATGTGCTACAGAAGGAGTCAATATATTGGGTGTATTGAATGATTTCTTAGCAGACGTTGAGGAATGTGACAAGGTTATTGGACACAATGTTTCGTTTGATATTGATCGGGTTGCTTCTGTCTTGAACAAAATGACACATTCTCGACATCCGGAAGAAGTCCGAAGAGATTATCAACAGAAACTGAAATATTTGTCCAACGAAATGCTTCCGAAACTTTATTGCACGATGAAATCCTCGATCGAATTATGCGACCTCGTGAAGACAAACACAAAAGGAAAGAGTTACAAGAAGTTCCCCAAGCTGTTGGAACTGTATCAAAAGCTGTTCGAGACTACCCCAGCAGGACTACACAACGCCTTGGTGGATGTGTATGCTTGTCTCCGTTGTTATGTCGCAATCCAGAATCAACAACAAAGTGATGCTCCGATCAGTGATCTGGAAATCCTCCAACGAATTCAATCATTGGAAAACCAAGATGCCAACCAATTAGTTGCATAGAAATATTTTATTCTCGAGATGTTTTTCAATATATTTTATTTTCAGGATTCTGTTACAGAAAAAGATAAAGATAAATTTCATGAAAAAAAAAAACAAAATAGTTTGAGTTTGGGAAGACGGGGGGAGGAGGGGTGCGGATGTCTGGGATGGGAGGGGAGGGACACCTCCGCCGAGGATTTTAATCCGATTTCTGCAACAATCTTCCGAAGGAAAAGTTACAGAATCCGTCTATTCTTTTTGTCGGAGAGTTTTTTCTCTTATTTTTCTTTTGCTTGTATTGTTACAAAAATTGTCGAGAAAAAAGAGCTTTTTTGTTTTTTTTCTCGATATTTCTATTATTTTCCTCCCAAAGAGGATTCTTATAATTTGAAGATTTGTATTCCAGCTTCTGTTGCCAACTGTTCCACAATTGGATCATTGTTGTAATCTTCCAAATAGATGATCTGTTTTATTCCACAAGAAGCAATACATTTAAAACAATTGATACACGGATAATGTGTCACATACACGGTGGAATTTTCCAAACATACTCCACGTTTGGCGCAATCTGTGATGGCATTGATTTCACTGTGGATCGTTGCTTGCTCATGTCCATCCAACACAACACTGGTATGCGGAGCACCGGCAATGAATCCGTTGTAACCCATCGAGATAATGTGTTTGTCTTTGACAATGACAGTCCCGACTTTCAAACGCACACAAGGAGATCGACAAGAAGCAATAACAGCGATTGACATGAAATATTCGTCCCACTCTAACCGGGTGGAAAGGGTCGATTTGATACATTGGATATTGGTTAACATTCTGACAGGTGTTACATACTCCAAGGAAAATCATTTAAACACTTTTTGTTAAGTTAATGGTTTAGTTAGAAAATACTATACAGTCTGTATGCTACACTTATGCAGAGCAACTTTCACATGTTTCGTCGTCGTCTTCTCGAGAAGTTGGGGTAGGGGAAAGGGTAGGAGGAGTGGTGGGTCTTCCAGTTGCCTCTCGCAATAATCTGTCCGAAGACAACGATGGACGACTTGGAGGTTCCACCGTAAATTGTTGCGCCTGGTGTTTAGCTTTTCGTCGCAAGTAGTAGATACCGGTCTTGACTCCTTTGTTGAAAGAATACATGTGCATCGAGGTCAGCTTGTTGAACGTTGGCTCTTCCATCCACAAATTCAAACTCTGTGATTGGCAAATAAAGGCACCGCGATCGGCAGACATATCAATGAGATGTTTCATGGGAATCTCCCATACAATCTTGTATTTGTTGCGGATGTGTTCGGGAATGGTGGAAATGTGTTGGATGCTTCCTTTGTTGGCAATGATGTTCTGTTTCATCCGTTCGTTCCACAGTCCCAGATCAATCAATTCACGCATCAAATACTTGTTCGCTAAGATAAATTCTCCAGCCAAGGTTCGTCTGGTGTAGATGTTGCTTGTGAGGGGCTCAAAACATTCATTGTATCCAAGGATCTGGGATGTTGTTGCAGTAGGCATCGGTGCTACAAGAAGGGAGTTTCTCATTCCATACTGTTGGACATTCTGTTTGAGTAGGTCCCAGTTGTAGCGGGTACTTGGAGTTACCCCCCACATGTCGAACTGCAGGATGCCTTGAGAGGCAGGAGATCCGACAAAGGTAGAATAGGCACCTCTTTTGGAACTCCAGATTTCTTGTGTCAAGAAACTGTCGTGTTTTTCTTCTCGAGATAAGCTGGGGACATCGTCATAGGTGTAATCATTGCGAACATAGACAGACCGATCCTCGGCTTGCTCCCACAACTCTTCTCTTTCTTTCGCCAATTCACAAGATTGTTCCACGGCTGCGTGATAAATGGTTTCAAAGATGTCACGGTTCAGTGCCGCTGCTTCTGCACTGTGGTAAGGAAGGTTCATGAGAATGAAGGCATCGGCCAATCCTTGCACTCCAATCCCAATTGGTCGGTGACGGAAATTGCTTTTCCTTGTCTTTTCTGTTGGATAAAAATTCAGATCGATAATCTTGTTGAGGTTGACCGTGAGGATCTTGGCAATTCGATGCAACTCTTCGTGATCAAACACGCCATCTTTCACAAAGGATGGGAGCACAATGCTGGCAAGATTACACACGGCGGTCTCGGTAGGATCAGAGTACTCGATAATTTCCGTGCAAAGGTTGGAGCTCTTGATGGTACCCAAGTTCTTCTGGTTGGACTTGGCATTGCAGGCGTCCTTGTATAGCAGGTACGGGGTTCCGGTTTCCATCTGAGCTGTCAGAATCTTTAACCACAGGGCCCTGGCGGAAATTTGTTTTTTGGCCACGCCGCTTTCTTCATACCGGGTGTACAGATCGACAAACTCAGCGCCATAGACTTCCGACAATCCAGGGGCCGTGCTGGGGCAGAAGAGGGACCACATCCCATCCGATTGTACACGCTGCATAAAGAGATCGGGAACCCACAGCGCATAGAATAAATCGCGTGCCTTGGTTTCTTCATCTCCATGAGTCTTCTTCATCTCGAGAAAGGCTTCCACATCTGCATGCCAAGGTTCCAAATAAATGGCAAAGGATCCGTTGCGCTTGCCTCCTTGGTTGATGTATTTGGCTGTGTCATTGAAGACTTTCAACATTGGGACAATCCCATTTGTTTTCCCCCCGGTGGAATGAATGATGGCACCATTGGAACGGAGGTTGTGGATGTGGAGACCGATGCCTCCGGCCCATTTGGAGATCGAAGCACAATCCTTTAGGGTGTTGAAAATCCCATCCAGACTGTCATCTTCCAAGGCCACTAAGTAACACGAACTGAGCTGTGGATATTTGGATCCAGAATTGAAGTTGGTTGGGGTGGCGTGAATCATTTTCTTGGTGGACATCAAGTCATAGGTTTCCTTCACAAGGGGCAAATTGTCACCGTGGATTTGAATGGCAACTCTCATCCACATGTGTTGCACACGCTCCACTGCTTCTCCGTTTACTTTGAGCAAATAAGATTTCTCGAGAGTTTTGAATCCAAAGTAGTCGATGAGATAATCACGAGAATAATCGATCATGGATTCGTATTCTTCGTGGTATTTCTCAACAAATTGATAAAACTCGGGATGTAAAATGTCCGTTTCTCTTTTCAATCGTTGAACCACATTCCAGAAAGAAGCCTCGGTGTTTTTGTGATTATTCGAGACAATGACCGCCCCTGCCAAGATAGCGTAATCTGGATGGTTCGAAGAAGAGTATGCACACTGTTCTGCAGTGAGTTCGTCGAGTTTAGTTGTCGAGATGTAGTTGTAAATTTGGTCGATCACTTTGATACACAGGGTGGTTTGGTTAATGTCTCGAATGTTGAACTCGGTACACAATTTTTTGATTCGTTCTTTGATTTTGTCGAAGGCGATTTCTTGCACTTCGCCGTTGCGTTTTGTTACAAACATAGTCTGATCCATTTTGTTGTAAGAAGGGTAGTTTATTCAAAATGTCGAGAAGTCTTTAACCCAGTTGTTTATAAAAACAAAAAAAATAAATTACTTATTTATATAACATAAAAATGGTATCTGTGGAAAAAATAGTTGTCGCAATATTCCTCATACTAGCTGCAGCCTTTCTTTACAACGTTCTGTTTGGGTCTTCCATGCTTCCTATGCCTTATAGCGCAGCCGAAGGGTTCGTTCCCTTGCTACCGGGTTCCACCAGTGGGTCTGGCCATTTGTTGGACTATTACCCAAATTTAGACCCAACTGGAAAATTAGGAGAAAAAGGAGCAAGCGATTTATGGCAAGAGTATCCAATCTTTAAGGTTGGATCATATGATCAAACAACAAATAACATCCGGTATCCAGTCAATCCGGACGTAGGCCAATGCCGTCCAGACAGTATGTGTAACGTATTGTATGGAGATCGACAAACACTTGTCCCAGAGATTGAACCACCTGTTGCAGGAAAGGTTCGGGTTAATTTGTATACGACGAACACCCCTCCGTTTTATTAACACACTTCCCGCTCCGCCTTAATTTATTCTTTGATTTTCTCTCTACTTTTGTTTTTCTTTTTCCAAATGGACTTTTCTCGAGAAAACACTTTTTGTGGGAACATATTCTCCAAAGGGAAACAAAAGGGATGATAGAACTGGCATATTTAAGTCATTTTGTTACAAAAACATTTTCCTTAAGTTTGTTCTTATCGTGCTTCTTTTTTTCTCGAGAAAAATCATTTTACAAAAATAAAAACAAAAGAAATGTTTACAATTGAAAAAACAGAACTTCATCACGGATTCAATACAACCCTGGAAGAAGTGATCGATTACGTGAAGGCATTCGAGGCTGAACATAGCGATGACGTTCATGGTTCCTTTCTCTACGATTTGACTGGATGTTCTGAACCAGAAGAATTAATTACAAAGAATCCTTACTCCATCAAGATTCTGGAACAACACCCCGAATACATTCGATCCTGTGCCCTACACATGAATCCTTCGGAAGACACACTCTATCTCTGGCGACAACTGCAACTTGGAAAATACGAAATAGAAGTTGGTTACAACAACACCTCCAATCTCGATACTTACTTGCAATATGCCTGTGTAAAGAACCTCGACTTTCGAACATTATCTTCCAATCCCCACGCCTTTCCTTTTCTTCGCAAACATTTGAACAAAGTCGATTGGGCTACTTTTTCCAAAAATCCAGAAGCCCTTGATCTTCTCGAGTATTATGTCGACAACATCAGCTTTTACTATCTGTCTTCAAATACCAATCCACGAGCCATTGCCCTTCTGAGAAACAACATGGATCTAATCTCTTGGCCTTGTTTGTGTCGAAACCCCTGTGATGCTGCCATCGATCTCTTGGAGGAAAACCCGCAATTCATTCATTACCCAGAACTCTCAAGCAACCCAAACGACCGGGCGATTGATTTGTTGCTGCGGCACGGAGGCATCGATCGGGTAACCTGGTGGGCCTTATCCCAAAATCCTTCTGCTCGAGCCGTCCAAGTATTGACAGACCACCCCAACCGCATTCATTGGCAAACCTTGTGTTCTTTTGCAAAAACAAAACAACAGTTCGATCTTATTCGAAATTATCCAGATAAGATTGACTGGGGCTCGCTGTGTCTTAACAACCATGAACTCGTGTTGCCGCTCTTGATAGAGAATACAGATAAAATCACATGGTGGTATACGTTGGCGAATCAACCCATCTTTGAAACCACTACCACGTATGACTATGCGGGGATTCGAAGTGCTCGTCGCCAGTTGCATGAAGAGTATCATGCTTGGGCTGGCCATCCTGTCCGGTTGGTGAACAATTGGAAAGGGTGGGGATTCCTTGAGGAGGAAGAGGCCTTATAAATACGAGGGATGTTTTTAAGTAGTTTTTTTTTTTGTTTTCGTTGAATAAATTATTTTACACATTGAACTTTTCTAAAAAAGAACACAACGGAAACCAGGTCCACATCCGAACCACATCTTCTGTTTCCCAGTTCTTGTAACATTCCGTATCAACGTGAAACCATATGTGTTGCGGGTTCACCAAATTATGATAAAAAAGGTACGCTTCCCTTTTTGCTTCTGAAGATAACTCCTCCTCCTCCTTGTCTGATTTTCTTTCAAACAAGGTCACTCGGTTGTTGCCTCCACTAAAACGATCCCAAAAAAAAATACGAATCCCAAATATCTTTCCATTGTATAAGTCGTCCATATTTGTGTTTAAAAATTTAAAGAATATGAAAAATCTCTTTATGTCATTTTACCCACGGAACTTTTCTAAGAAAGAATCCAGCGAAAAAGGAACCCACATCCGTACAACTTCTCCATTTGTTTCATTTGTTGCAGGCTCCAAGGTTGTGTAACATTCGGTATAGATTTTGAAATAGATTTGTTCCTTGTTCTCCAAATTCTCATAGAACAAATAAGCTTCTTGTTTTTCTTCTCGAGAAAACTCCTCCTCTGATTTTTTTTCAAACACTCTCACTGGTTCTTTGTCGCTACTGGAACGGTCCCAGCGACGGAAACAAATCCCCAAAGATCTTTCCATTTCCATAAACACCCATCCTGTTATATACCATTTCCAAATTAGAAAAAATAACGTTACCACAACGCATAGTGCATAAATTAATTCAAAAAAATAAAAAAAAAGGAACAAAATGAATCGACCTTGTTGGGACGCTCAACAAACATATGAAAGTATCGAGAGGTATTTTGAGAAGCTTCCAGCATCGACAGAGACGATCGACATTTCTCGATATAATCTGTTACGATGTCCTCCCATCAATAAATTTACAAATCTTAAAAGGTTCCATTGCGAATTCAACGAATTGGTGGAACTCCCCGAACTTCCAGACAGCCTTGAGGCGTTAGTGTGTTACTGTAACAACTTAAAGACAATTAATAGGTTTCCTTCCTCCTTGCGATGGCTAAATGGATCTCATAACTGGATCGAACATCTTCCTAATTTCCCACCCAACATAGGACACGTCGACCTCTTCAAAAACTGTCTCCAAACTCTTCCAGCCTTGCCACAGAACGCCTTGCTTTATTTAAATGTTGGGAGAAACGACTTAAAGGAATTGCCTCCCTTGCCTGGCAACTTAGGAGGCTTGTGTTGTGAATCCAACCATCTCGAAACCATCCCACCTTTGCCAGAAAGACTACGGGAGTTACGCTGTGAGTACAACCCCATCAAACAGATGCCGCTATTGCCAGATCAACTCTGCCAGTTGGAAATAGAACACACCACCATTTATGACACCGTGTTACAAGCGGACCACATCGACATGATCAAACTGAGGATCAACACACTTTATCATTTCCGTGTAACATATTACACGAGAAAATATGGATGGATCTGGAGAAATTGGTTATGGATGAAGGTGAGACTTCCAAAGATACTCCAAGCCAATCATCCACACCGACTGCAACAAGCCCTCCAAGAAAACGACGATCTCGAGGTAGTGATGGAAACGTTTGGTATAGAAACATATTAAAACAAAAATAGATTCCCAAATAATTTAAAGAAATGTTCACAAAACAATTAACAAAAAATGTGTGGAATTTGGGTTTATGTTGAGGACAAAAAAATTTATACCAACGAAGAGTTGTACCGTGAATTTATGAACATGAACAGCCGCGGCCCCGATCATTCTTCTTTTCAAGAATTCGGAGCAGGAACCTTTGTAGGATTTCATCGATTGGCTATTATGGATCCTTCTCCTCTTTCCAATCAACCCTTTGTCTTGGAATTGCCAAACAACGAAGTTGCCGTTTTTGTTTGCAATGGAGAAATATACAATTACGCTGAATTAAATGAACGCTACAATCTCGGAATGACACGACACAGCGATTGCTTAGTGATTCCACTTCTTTACAAAGCCATGGGATCTGACTACGCCAAATTCGTGCAATTGTTTCAAACCGAAGTCAGGGGAGAATTTTCTTTTGTCATGACTTTTTTCAATACCACCACCAACGAAATAACCAACATGATCGTCGGCAGAGATCACATTGGAGTTCGCCCCCTTTATTACGGCACACATCGAAACTCTATCATTTTCTCTTCCGAAATCAAATCCTGTAATTTGTTTCGAGGGAACCTGCTCGAATTCCCTCCCGGAACGATCCAAAAAGTTATGTTCACCGATTCGACTCATTACTGTATTGAGATCTCCTATGTGGAATGGGTGTCTAATGTTCTTCCTGTCAAAAAAACACATGACAAATATTTGGAAGATGTGAGAACCGCCGTCGCCAGCAGTGTCCTTCGCAGATTACACTCCGATTCGCCCATGGGATTCCTCTTGTCCGGTGGCTTGGATTCCAGTCTTGTGTGTGCTGTTGCGAGCCGACTGATTGGCAGTGGAAGATCCCTCCGAACCTTTTGCTGTGGGATGGAAGGAGGAACCGACTTACTCTATGCTCGCAAGGTCTCTGAATTCTTGGAAACGGATCACACCGAAGTCATCTTTACTGCAAATGAAGCACTGGAAGCCATCAACGATGTCATTTACACCGTGGAAACTTGGGACACGACTACCATCCGAGCATCGGTGGGACAATACTTGCTCGCGAAATACATTAGCCAACATACCAACATCAAGACCGTCATGGTGGGTGAAGGACCCGACGAAGTCTGCTCTTCTTACTTGTTTAACTGGTACGCACCGAGTGCAGAACAATTGCACTATGCTGCTGTAGAATCAGTGAAGGACTTGCACAAATATGACATCAAACGAGTTGATCGATGTTTGGCTGCGTTTGGGTTGGAAGCTCGCGTGCCTTACTTGGATACTGATTTTATTCAAGCCTATTGGCAAATCCCTGCAGAAGATCGGGTTCCACAAGCGTATGGTTGTGAGAAATGGTGGTTACGAAAGAGTTTTGATCCAGTGGACGAACCACCTTTTTTGCCGCCCGAAGTCTTGTGGCGAAAGAAGGAGGCTTTCAGCGACGGGATCAGTCCCACATACAACTCTTGGTTTCAAATCATCCAAAAACATATTCAAGACAACTATGGAATGACAGAAGAAGAATATTACACTCATTCTTTTGTGGAAATGTTTGGCAAGAATCGATTGAAAATCATCGAGAAACCATGGCAGCCCAAATGGAACAAGGACGGCACCCCTGTAACAAGCTACGTCGATCCTTCTGCAAGAACCTTGGATGTTTATGATAAGTTGTCATCTGTTCCCTCCTCCACTTCACTGATCGATTTGTAAAAACAACTATTTTTTTGTTTACAGAAAAAATGATAAATTAATTTAATTCCATTAACTTCTTCGTGAAAAAAAAAATAAATTAACCGGAAAGATGGAGACTTTTTCTCTTATTTGCTAAGTGACCTTGTAAATAATATATTCTGTTTAACATTTTACTTATATCGAGGTTTAATTTTTTCTCAAACTTCTCTTGGCTATCATATTTATCTTCCTCTTCATCCTCAACACTTTGCTCCATCTTTGCAAAAAAAGTTTCAACGTAATCGGGGGGACGTTTTCTTACGTTTGCTAATGTACTACGTATTTCTTCCACTGCGTCTTCCATAGAACCGGTTTTGCTTGCAAAGAACTGATAAAAATTATAGATTGAGTTGTTGTAAGAACGATACTTTATTTCAAGGTAAGTCCGTAAGATTTCTCGAATGGTCTCCAAATGTGGAGTGATGTCGATTGGTATAAAGATCGGGTCGGTTGAACTAAAGGTAAATATACACGCATAAATTGTTTTTCCATGATACCTGGTATAATTGTTTCGTTGGGTGGGTGCGTCAATTCCTTGCTTTTGATTGCATAAGATGAAATGGGTCAATAACACGGTCAAAATAACTTTGTTAAAGTTTAAAGCATTAAAGGTGGGTTCAAGCAAATGATAGACTACCGTTGTACCATTGTGTCCGATCGTATGCAGAGTATCATGCACGTCAATCAAATCATATACCCCAACTAGATGACTTTTGTTATATTCCAAATGTGTCACATTCAGTTCGTTTAATTTCTGGAGGTACTTTTGAAAAACACCACTGATATGATGGACCTGAGAATAAAACCAAAGCAACTGGTGGTCCCCATCTGCCTCTACCTTTTGCGTGTTGTTTCTTTTGTGACCAACCCACAGATGACAGTCACACTGAAACTGCTCGGTGTGTTCCGTATCAACGATAAAAGCGTTGTTTAAACTGTTCATGATATCATAGACTTCATGTATAGTAGCACTTGTAATACAGATTCCCTCCTTCATAATGTTGAATATGTGTGAATATACTACGCACTCGATTAGACACATGGGTGGAACCCTTTCATTGTGCATCCCAACTGGGACTTTATTGCATACAGTTTTAATAATTCGTTCTAGCCAATCAGCAAAATACTGACGGATGGTGTTCTCCTTATCTGCGTAGCTTAAGATTGGAATAACAGAGTTTTCACGGACGCGGTTATAGGTGTTGTTACTTGTACGCTCATTTCCTTTATGTATCTCCTTCAAGTGAATTAGATACTTATTGTTTGGTTTTTGTTCAGTCGTTGTAAAATAAAAGTAATTCCTATGCATTGTTGTCAGAGCGTTATGGCAATCGATTGTTTCAATATGTTGAGTATAATAGTAATCCATAATGCAACGTCGAGCGATATGATGCCCAAAATCAATTAAATGTTTATTGTTAATAGGGTCAATGGGAATATGCTGCTCGAGTTGCAAAACGTCGATGACTTGCGTTTTTAATCGGAGAAACAAAGAAGAATCAGCCAGTATGCCATCTGCGATATCAGTTACTTTAATATTTTTAGATATATGCCCGAGTTCGGGAGGAATATTTTCGGATTTTACAATAGGGCAAACCCTGGAAATCCTCCTGTGAATGTTATCATTGTTTAACACAACACCAAAGTATATTTTTTTCTTTTGACGGGTGATGGCAACATGTAAAAGAGATTCATAGACAAGGTTAATACCTTGGTCAGAAAAACGTTTGAGCGTGCTTTCCGTAATTCCTAACACAAATACGACTTCGCAACCCGTACCCTTTGATGCGTGGATTGACAATATCCGTGTAGCATGTTCAGATTTTCGCAAGTCAATCGGCTCCCCTTTTTCAGCTTTATGCCAAACAACTGTTTTCGTATAGCATTGTTTTGCAGTTTTGTCCTTCCAGTATTCGTGATCTTTCAATACTCTTTCTCGATATTCAACATCTTCAAATTTCTCAGCCCAATAAAACTGCAGTGTAGTGTGTAACACAGACGCAAACACATTATTTTTAATGAACGGAAAGATAAACATAAAATTGTGTGGCAAATAGTCATTTGCAATCACTTCGGCATTTACTCTTTTCATAACATCTTGAATTGTTGGCTCCAACTTACAAGGGTTCTCTTTACTGCACAAATCGTCTACCATTTGAAACGATTCATAAGGAATCGTTTCGTCTTCCTGAGCATTATCATCAACTTCTGTGATCGGTGGCAAATCATAGGTTTGAAAAGGAACAATTGCATTGACAAAATCCATTAGACCAGAACGCTTAAATCTCCGAACCTTATTAACCCCCTCACTCCTTACACATTGGGTGCTCAAATTATCCAGCGCATATGTATATATGTTTTCCTCCCCATAAATACTTTGTAATTTGTCTCCAATAAGATACACATCCGAGTTAGTACGTTCAAGAATCTTATCAAAAGCCTCTATATATTTCCCACTTAGATCTTGTGATTCATCAATATTAATCAATACCTCTTGTGAAAAAGATCTTGAAGCACCAGCATAATACACTTTATCATTTTTTAAGGACATATACCCAGCGTTAATGGTGTGTAGGATGTTTTTAAAATAGTCTGGATCTTCCGCTAATAATTTGGTAAGGTCTGCCAAAGCATGCATCATTGAATCAACTGTTCCAATCAAGACCGTGAGTTCTTTCTTGAAAAGGGAGTTCCAATATTTCATTTTGTATTGTTTTCCATGAAGATCATCTTCGCACATCCGTTGAAGATTCCCAAGTTTTCCTTGATCCATTTGGTCACGAAACTCGAAATAGATGGTATCTTTCGCAGAATGTGTCTTAGTCAAGTAAATAAATAATCGTTTATGGGCAAATTCATCTGTTGCATTAGTCAGTTGCACACTTTCATAGGTTTTTCCACAACCCGCTCCTCGTTGGTTAAAATAAATTTTCGGCTTTGGTAGAGTCGCGGAAAGGGCAGAGGCTGCCTCATTTTCTCTACTTAAGCAATCCGTACATCGATCACAAACGAAACTACGAATGCACCTCAGGCGAAGTTCTCCATTTGATACCGATATAGCCTCACTGTTAAACAAGTTGATGACATCCTTGGCATCAAACTCAAACCAGGGTTCTGGACGAATCAAAGGGTCGGTTTTATGGGTGTTGTAAATTTCAAAAATGTATAGTGGTTGTCCATCGGCACCGATATAAGCCACATCTGCCCTTCTGGAATGTCCCTCGTATAAAAAAGGATATTCTAATTGGATCGATCTTCCTTCGTCTACTTTCGGAATAATGGTTTGATTTAACAGGACACTTTCACCAGTAGTAGCCAGGCATCTTTCACAAATTTGCTCTACAATTACATGCGAATCACTTTCCAACAGTTGTTTTAATTGGATTTGCGCAATGAGATGTGTTTGATTATTTTGTTGATTTTCAAATATACAACAGTTTGATAGTTTCTTATGTGCAAAATGAGGAAATCGCACACTCCCTTTTTTCAAAATAACATCTTCACTACACACAGGGCAACTATACTTATCCTCTCTTGTTGCGTCGACTGGATGAGTGATTTTGTTAGTCTTGCGGTCAATCGCCCCAATCACAAGTCTATGGGTCATGTTTTTCAGTAGATACACATCATATCTTTAAAAGGTTTTCTATGTTATTATTCGCACCTATATATCAATGCCAAAAAAATGGAAAATTAAAAACAGACATACTGTTTTTTTTCCGCAATTCGTTAAACGTGTTTTGTGAATTTTACTTACAGCACAGTGTTATATAAGAAAAAAAATTAAATTTGTTCATTCTTAAAAACTTTCAATAATTGCATTAGCCCTGTCAAAAAAAGTGTTATTCAAATCAAGGACTTTGGTGGGACTGGAAATATCCAGACTATTGCGAGAAGTGTTGGACAGCATCACATGATCTCGTTGTTCGTATCCCAAGCGCGCATATATGTTTCCTGTCATCAGATCTGCTCCATCGCTGACGTCATCCAACACTGAATATTTGATGTTGGGATAGAGGTTTTTAAAATAACAGAGCCCATAGATGAGAAGCAAGCGAGCTAACCCACGTCCGCGATATGGTTCGTTAACAACCAAAGAGCCAACATCGATTGTATCCACTGTCGTAGGTTCTGTACTTCGCAAGCGATTCTTTGCAAGATACAGATCGGATTGTGAGGGTCCGAGTTGGAGACTTCCTGCTATATTATTTGTCCCATACTCAAAGGCCACGACCTCCAAAAATCCATACTCTAACTTATTGGCTTGAATGGAAAAGTTCATTTTTCTCAAGACTGTTGTCGTTCGGCGCATTAAATGTCGAAATGCCAATGCCATTTTTTTTTGTTGAATTAGTATCTTCTAACAGAAGAAGTCTTTAAGTACAATCTCTAGATGTTAATTTGTAGGCCCAGTGTTGCAAGGTTTGTCGGATCTTGGGACTTATCGAGAAGTCGTTGCACCGGGCACCCTTGCGGTGAATCATATTAATCAGTGCCTTGCGGAATCGACTGTTGGGGCCAGCTGTTTTCTTCCAACGACTGATTTGTCGCTCGTCATCGGGTCCGCGTTTCCCGCTGTAAAAGTCACAGTACCAATGCACCCAACCGTAAGGGTTTTCCTTGTGGATCCAATGTTTTGATTCCCAAAACTCGAGAGTGGTGCCAACTGCGACGCCGTATGTGTTGATGGATTTGTCGTAATCTTTCCAGGGTCGTGTTAGGTGATCTTCTGGAATGCCCTTCCACCAAGAGGCTGGATAATCTTTGTGTACGTTGTGATAATTCTTGCCGGTCACCCGAGAGTGAATGGGTCGCCAATAGGTCCCGCCAAAACTACCCATGGTGAAAATTTCGCGCGGTGTTAGGTTGGGTCGAAAGTCTGGGTGATCTGGGAAGACAATTTCTCCAGAAGAGTTCTTTTTGGGCATTCTGCAGAAGAAGAAGGGGGGAGTGTACTATATATTATTTAGAAAAGAACTTAAAAAAAGAATCTTCCGCGAAGATTATCGGGAACAACAAAAAAAATAACACAAAACAATTCTCTTTTTCAAAAAACTAATATGTCTGAACTTGAACCAGTCGTCCCTTACAACCTTGTGTTGAAACAAGCAGAACGAGACGTACAAAAAGTGTGGTCTCAAAAATGGTTACAATTCATTTTGGAAAGCACCAACACTGCCGATTGGAATTGGAATCTACTTAGCCGCAATCCAAACGTCACCTGGGACATCGTTCAAGCAAACCCACACAAACCGTGGGATTGGTATGGCTTGAGCCTCAATCCGAACCTCACCTGGGACATCATCCAAGCAACCCCAACCCACCCTTGGTGGTGGCATGGACTCAGTAAACACCGAAACATTACTTGGGACATTATCCAAGCAAACCCAAATTATCCTTGGGAATGGTATGCTGTGTGTGAAAATCCAAACATTACTTTCGACATCATCCAAGCAAACCCGGGATACCCTTGGGATTGGAATGGATTCTCCAACAACCCAAGCCTCACCTGGGACATCATTCAATCCAACCTCGACAGACCCTGGCACTGGTTTTGGCTGAGCCGCAATCCATGTGTTACATGGGACATTATCACAGCCAATCCACACTTTCCTTGGAATTGGCATTTTGTCAGTACCAACCCAAACGTCACCTGGGAACTCGTTCAAGCAAACCCTCATCTTGAATGGGACTGGGAAGACATCAGTAAGAAACCGTCGGTCACCTGGGAAATCATCCAACAAAACCCAGAGGTCCCTTGGAATTGGTGTGGAATCAGTGAGAACCCAAACATTACGTTCAACCTCATTCAAGCAAACCCACAGTACCCCTGGCGTTGGTTTTGGGTGAGTAGCAATCCAAACATTACCTGGGACATCGTGATGGAAAATCCACTCGCTCCTTGGAATTGGATCGGATTAGGACGAAACCCAAACATTACCTGGGACATTATCATAGAAAATCTCAATGCCCCCTGGGATTGGCATTCCATTTCTGGACATAAGATCACAACCATCCCCACCAAAGGAAAGGACAATTTCATCCGCAACCGTCTGCAACAATGGTTCTCAAGAAGCGATCTCAAGGAGGAGCTCATGGCAACGGTGTGGCACCCTCTCAACATTCACCGCTTCAAGGATCTGGATCCGGACTTTCAAGGGTTTTCCCGATAATGGGATTAGTTAATAATAATCCCCATTCCGGGAGTAATTTAGTGTGTGGTGATTTAAAAATTCACTTTTCAATTGTTAAATCCACACACAGAATAAAACATTCAACCCAAAAAGTACTTAAAGAGAATTACAGAAAGATAAAGGCTTAATTTTTTTCCCCCCTTCCACGACCCTAAGATGTTTAACTCATTATGTGTAACAGAGTCATCAGCGCAAAATAAACCACAAACGGAAACACAATTATTCCAAACCAACAAGCCCATGCAATTTTCTCCGAGTATCGGTGGCCGATGTAATTCAATCCATAGGCAAATCCTGCAATAATCAAGAGATGCATTCCGGATTGTGCGACGTTTACAGTAGCTTGGTCCGCGATCTCCTTGAGCAGTCCGATGATTCCAAAAAAGAAATACACGAGGGCTGGGGTGCAAAGGTTCAGGGGGTGGGGCATTTCTTTGTTTTTGATTTTTATTTGTGTGTGAGGGGGGGTGTGCGTTTCTGGTTTCTTTAAGTTGGTTTCTTTGTGGTATAGTTTGCTAAGGGAATAATATGTTTATCCAAAAACATATTAAAGACTATAAAAAATGTGCAGCGATTGTTCCCCATAAAAAATGGAACAAAAAAAGAAGAAACAGAGAACCAGCAATACCGCTGAGTTTATTGGAAACGCAAAGCTCGTTCATAAAGATAAATATGGTTACAACCTGTTCGAATTTATAGACAGTCGCACAAAAGGAATCATTACATGCGACGTTCACGGGCCATTTGAACAAACGCCAGATAATCATCTTCGAGGAAGAGGATGCCCAGATTGTGCAAATGTTTGTAGGTCAAAAAAACAGGTATTAACTAAAGAAACATTCATCGAAAAAGCAAAGATTGTTCATAAACACAAGTATGGCTACTCACAGTTTGAATATATTGGATATCAAACAAAAGGAATCATTACTTGCGAAGTTCACGGGCCATTTGAACAGACTCCAAATAACCATTTGAGTGGAAAAGGATGTCCAGATTGTGGAATTATAACAAGGTCACAAAAAAAGAGATCTAATAAAGACTCCTTTATTGAACAAGCAAGACTTGTACATGGATACACGTATGGCTACCTACAGTTTGAATATAGAGGTGCGCGCATCAAAGGAATCATCTACTGCGAGGATCATGGACCATTTGAAAAAACTCCAAATAATCACCTACAAGGGCAAGGATGTCCAGATTGTGCATTTATCATACGGTCAAAAAAAAAGACATCCAATGTAGAGACATTCATTGCAAAAGCAAAGATTGTCCACAAAGATAGATATGGTTACAGTAAAGTGAACTACCACAACAACTACACAAACGTTATTATTAGTTGCCATGTTCCGGGTCATGGAGATTTTGAACAAATACCTTCTTCTCATCTAGCTGGATCTGGATGCCCTAAATGTGCTGGGGTATATCGACGAACCACTGCTGAATTTATCGATGACGCAAAGAAAGTTCATGGAGATAAATATGGTTACTCCAAGCTAATGTATAAAACAGCTCATGACAAGGTTATAATAACTTGCGACGTGCCAACTCATGGAGATTTCGAACAAAGTCCAGATGCACATTTAAGAGGGGCAGGTTGCCCAAAGTGTTATGGCAATCTTCCTCTAAGCACAGAAGAATTTATTGAACGGGCGATGCAAGTGCACAAAGGTCGATATGGCTACTTTAAAGTACTATACATCAATTCTCAGACAAAAGTGACGATTACCTGTGAACTTCACGGGGATTTTGATCAAGCCCCAGTTGGACATTTACAGGGTCATGGATGCCCAAAATGTGGTGGGCATCTTCCTCTTAGCACAGAGGAATTTATTGAAAGGGCAAATAAAGTTCATTCATATAAATATGGTTACACCAAGGTAATGTATAAGACAGCTCATGCCAAGGTTATAATAACTTGCGACGTGTCGAGTCACGGAGATTTTGAACAAAGCCCCGCAAACCATTTAAGTGGTTCTGGTTGCCCAAAATGTTTCTACAGCTATTCAAAAAAGCAAATCAAATGGTTGACCCTTATGCAAATCAAGGACTCTTGTCACATCCAAAACGCAAAGAACGAAGGGGAATATAAGATTCCAACCACAAATTTTCGTGCGGATGGGTATTGTGTTGAAACAAATACAGTATACGAATTTCATGGAGACTATTGGCATGGAAATCCAAAGAAATTTAATGCAGCAGACATCAACCCTGCCACAAAAACAACTTACAGTGAGTTGTATTGCAAAACTCTCAAAAAAGAAGAAATCATCAAGTCTCTCGGATACAACCTTGTTACGATATGGGAAAGTGAGTGGGATACCTTTACAAGGTTAAAAAAAGAATTTCAAAATAAATTCAAAAAGAAACGTAGCTTCTCTGCATAAAGTATTTGGGTACTTTTACGCTCACCGTTCGTAGAGACAAACATTACAGAAAATAAAAGTCTTTATATTTTTTTCTGTAACATTTAATTTATCGAGTGAAAGAATCAACCACTTTATCGGATCATCTGCTTACTGAGGTAAAAAGTCAAGGCCAACAATAGGGGCAGAAAGATTAACGCGGCCAAGGTATACCAGGAGGCTCGGGTGGAGTATTTGTTACAGACCCAGTTCAACCCATAGGTAATGGCTCCAATAATCAACAAGTTCATCAAGAATTTGCCAAGATTGAATTTACTCTTCTGGAAAAAATCGCTAAGGGTGCCAAGAATCGCAAGGACTAAATAAACAATTGCCGGAGTGCAAAGGCGGAGTTTCATCAATAAGTGGGGTTATATATATTCAGAAGATTAAAAAAAATAATCATCCAATCGTAATTTGTAAACGCAATTTTTGTCTTAATAATAATTATATATAAAGATGTATTCAAGATCACCTCCTTTTACTAATCAACAGTTACGAGAAGCAATAGAGAAATATTTTTCCGGAAAACCACACATTTACCCACCAATCGCTGAATGGGATGTTAGTCGGGTTACAGACATGGAAGATCTTTTCCAAAAAGTGAATAAAAAAATAGGAACCTTTCGTTATCCAGTCGATTTGAGCAGTTGGAATGTAGAAAATGTAACCAATATGAAAGGACTGTTTCAAGGTTGTAAACAGTTTACTAGCGATTTATCTTTATGGAAAATGAAAAATGTTCAGAGTATCAATAATATGTTTTCTGGCTGCTCCAAGTTTACTTCATTTTTAACTTATTGGAGGATGAACTCATTGATAACTCAAGAAGACATCATGGTACGATCTGGTCTGAAGAATACACAAGTTCCAACCAATTACTATCCGCGTGTATACATACCCAGACCAGAAATAACAGAGATACCTGCCACAAACAGACATTCGCATCTATTCAGGGATGCCATAATTCCAAAAGAAAAAGAAGAAGCAAAAGAAGAAGAAGAAGAAGAAGAAGAAGAAGAAGAAGGAGATAAAGAACAAAGAAAAAAAAGAAAAGAAGAAGTTGTTGAAGGAGAAAAAGAAGAAGAAGAAGGAGAAAAAGAAGAAGAAGGAGAAAAAGAAGAAGGAGAAAAAGAAGAAAGAAAAGAAGAAAGGCCTTCGCTAAAGACAAGGAACGAAGAGTTTTACGCCAGGTTTCCAGACTATTTGCCATTTATTCATTTTCTGAATGACCAAGTGAGTCGTTCTTCACCGAAAGAATATACGGCGTATTACAGTCAAATTTCTCCTTCTTTTTTTATGGATTATGCCCCAGATGGATTTTCCTTAAATGACGTGGATCATCTTTTAGATCCTACCTCGTCCATACCACCATTTTTACAAGGTCTCCGTGTCTTGAATACAATGTTGAACCCATTTAATCCATCGACCAATAAAGTGGGAGACAAATGCACCGAATATTCTTATTCGATTCATATTAACCGATTGCTTTATTATTACAATACCTACATGCTTTTGAACACTTCAACATGGTCCAAAGAGGAAAGCAGAACTGCTGGAATTATTATCATGACCCATGGGTTCTATCCCCGCGTTCCTGTTAGAGTGAATTTGGATGACTTACCGGAACATCAACGTCCTGCAGTCTTTATTTGCAACAAAGCACCTTATGGTTGTTTATCCACTGAGGTAGGGATTGAACAATTCCTGGAGACACTAGACAATGGATTTTCCGAAAAAATGTATCACAGCATGAAATTATTTGGTTATGTTCCATTTGATGAATATTTTCTGTTAGATGTACCACCGAATAAAGCACCAAATAGTAGAGGTCGGCGTTCTTCTACCCCCAAGTGCAGACAAATTCTACAGAACTATCTTGGGAATGCCATGAAACATCGCATTAGTCCAAACCCTTTTGCATACTTTGATAAAATGTATACATTGAGCAAACATGATCGTCGAGAGCTTTCTGAAGCGAGACCTTCCACGACACTCATTTTAGATGTGGATAAACTGCATCAAGTGAAAGATTCTTATAACATAGATGAACCGTTTTTCAATACAATGTTCTGGTATAGACCACGATTTTACCAGGAACCGGATCATGCTGTTCCTGAAGAGCTCCGGGTATACTTTAAAATCATTTGTCAAGCAGACATCAAATTGGACCTTGACTTACCCAAAAGATCGGACGAAAACAGGGTAACTCTCTCGACGTCTGACATTGTAACTTATTACACAAGGAAGTTTAGAAAGAACAAAATATTTATCTATGACTTGTCATGTTCTAGGGCGGATGAATTTAAGTCTACGATACCTTATTATGAGAAAGTGATTGCAGACTATATAGAACCGAGTGAGCGTCTTCAAACAAAAAAGAAGGAGGAAGAGAAAACCGAAGAAGAGAAAGAACAGGAGAAGGTCGACATTATGGCAGCCTTAGATGTAACAAACCGAACAATTTCTGAAAAAGTCATGGAACGAATAAAAGAAGGACTTGGAAGAAAGAGAAAACTCACTCGAAGGAATAACAAAAGAAAAAAGGATTGGAGCCGCCGCCGCACCCATCGCAACCCCCGTTTTTCTGTAACAAAAACTAAGAAGCGTTCATCACACAACCGGCGAACAAAACATAAGTAACGAAAAATGTTTTTGTGTGGAAAGTAAATTACTTTATTATTTTGTTTGCAAGATATCTCGAGAAAACAAACAACATCCCACCCCAAAGGGTATCCGCCAACGCGAATCGAATATCATATTTCCGGAAGATCGCTAAGGTAGTAAAATCATAAACTCCGTAAATACAAACGCCGAACAAGAAGGCTTCGGTATACGAGCTTGTCTTTTGCAACAGGTAGGCCAAAAATACATACACGATCGCTGCATAGTATGGGTTGAGTGTCACGCGGGATCCTTGAATGTTTTCTGCTACTTTGAGGGCAAACGGTCCACCCGTAGAGAGCCACAACAGATCGACCACAAAGATTACGGCGGCTGTAAGAACGAATGTATAAATTGTTTTGCTTGTCATTTTATAAATTGACAAGAGACAATAAAACACAAAAAACAGTTAGAGCCTCTGTTACAACATATTTTTTCCGAAGATATCCATCTTATTTTTTTTATATATCTAAATTTTATAAAAATGAACAAAAGAATTAGTGAAAATAAGGATGGTAATCATGATGAGGAATCTAAAAAATTCAAACTTTTTTTTCCGGATAATCCTTTAGCTAAATCACCTCCAAGAAGTACGTCTTCGATTGAAATAGACAGTAGTCATCCACTAGAATCAGCAGAGAACGCAGAGGAAGAAGAAGAAGAAGAAGAAGAAGAAGAAAAAGAAAAAGAAAAAGAAAAAGAAAAAGAAAAAGAAGAAGAAGAAGAAGAAGAAGAAGAAGAAGAAGAAGAAGAAGAAGAAGAAGGTTCAACAAAGGAGGCCAGAAACAACAACCACGTTCCTCCATACCCACTAGGAACATATTTTATTGGTCTAGATTCCTTTAACATTCCAAACTTTTGGATTAATAACTTAGAAAAAATTTTTCATCACCGCGAGACCTTAATAGAGCAAGTAGACCAAATCAATGAATATGCTGAAATATATTTTACTTTCCCCACCGAAGATAATAAAAAGAATGCAACAGATCATATTGCATCTTTTGCGCGAGCATGCGCATATTACGGATCTAAAAATACGATCATACACGAGATTCGTTCCGCGAAAAGGCATGATGTTGATGTAACCCCCGTCTTAACAGGACATGTAAACCCATTAATTGAACAAGTGAATGATATTAAAAATTTGAAAGACGATCCAATTTTACAGAAAATTGCTCAAAGTTGTGTTGAATTAGTGAGCTGTTTTTTTTATGTGGATGCAAGTAACACCCCATCTTATACAAAAGCTCCTGAACCATTAGAAGAGTTTCCTCTTTCTCCCAGAGATGGTTATAAAACAAATTTGCCCTCTGAAAAAATCTATGAAATGTTTTTTTACTTTACGAAAAATGCCTTAAGGCCTGTTAAATTATTTACGTACGTTTCTAAACATCGTGAAGCAATTATAAAAGGATTTAATAAGATCCGGAGGGACAAAGGAGACGGCATTTTTAATTTTAATCTCGACCCGGTCGAACTCAACAACGAATTAAATAAATACATTTCGGATGAAACCGCTAGCATAGCAATGTACATTATTCATGCATTTGAAATGTTTATAGTATATGGGAATTTCGAGGTCGAAGGAATGCCCGCTTTTGTGACAGATATAAAAAGAGATCAAATAATAAACAAGTCTGAACTAGCATCGACCGTTTATCTTTTAATTTCAATGCATGGAACGTTAGAGGTGACACGCGGTGAATACAGCAAAAAAATGAATCCTACTAAAAAGTTTTCCGAAGACGTGAAAAAAGCTGTTACTTCTTTGGATGGTGTAATGAGAATATTTGTACAAAAACAAGCCGAGCCTCTCACGACCACTTATTCAAGCTGTAGCCTCCAAACATATCAACCCGGCACGTTATCGTATGAAAGGGGTCTTTGTGATTTAAATTGCAAAAAAGAATTTTCAAGCGATTGTAATTGTTTTGAGGTGTTGTCAGATACAATCTTTCTTTCCAAATTACCTCCTGCAATCAACAAAGAATTGGATAAAAAAAAAATTCCATCGGTGCTCTTAATGCAGAACATTTTTACTGAAGCTAAACAAGATGCAATGTATCATGCAACTCAACATATATCAATTTCTGAAAAAAACATAGAACACTATCTTTTTACTCCTGGAAACACTCTTTTGAACGATGAATTAGAAATAGAAGGGTCTACTTCGCCAAGACCCCGTAAATTTATTGGTCGGATTCCTCTTTATACAGACAAATTTATAAACAAAACGTTTGAGACAGATGTGAAAGACGGGTTCTATGGAATATACAATTTGTTAACTGGAAATTTGTTTACGGCAACTAAAATAAATCCATCAAATGCATTAGAGAGAGGTTTCAGACCGTTAAATTTAAGCGGAATAGCACCTGATCCGCCGATTCGCTATACCGGAGACCTAGGATTATATCAAGCATGTATGAAAATAAAAAAAAGGTCAGATGAACCAGATCAAGCGATACCAAATTCTCCGTATTATTTAAATAAGCTTTCCTTTCACAATCTGATTTTGTATTTTTCCAATTTGGGATATAAGAATATTAGTCTCTTTGATTATTCTTGTGAAGCCGTTGATGAGGATAAAACTATGTATACGGCTAGCGAAAAAATACTAATAAGCAATCGGATTGGTGAAATGGGGTATGGCTTAACAAAAAAGCCACGTCGCGGTCGTCGACAGAAAAGAAAAACGAGGAAACACAAGGTGTCTAAACGCAACCACCATCGCAAAGTCCGTCACACGAAGAAAAAGAAGACAAAATAAGTACCGAAATATATGGACTATTACAAGAGTCCCCGAGGTGTCTTGTTATCGTCCATATTTATTTGTGTTTTTTCTGAGCCCCATCGGTGGAATATCTTTATATCGTTTTTGTAAATTTAAAATTGAGAGGATTCTATTTTCTTCCGTTACATATATACGATGATAATTCATATTTCGGGTCCCTCTCGGGGTCTGGGAAAACCGTCTTAGGAAACAAGCTCAAAGCAAAATATAAAAACAAAATTGTGGTTAAGGATCTCGACAATTTGAGAGATGAATTCATCACCAAGACCTATGACACTTCGAAAAATTGGGGTTTTGAAGATGCCAAATATCAGCTCTTCATTGATAATTTTATCCAGCACACCAAAAAACCCTTGATCTTTGTTGGATTAAATGACAACAACTGGGGAGAAAATAAAAATCTGTATTACAACCTACACGCCACCCACACTTACTACATCGACATTGACGATATGATCGTTGTCAAACAAAAATGTATGAGATTCTTAACAGATGAATTACCAGAGATGTTACAGAAAGATGAACAAATGCAAAAAGACATTACTGGGAACAATCCCTTGTTTGTCAAGTTAACCTGTAAAAATATCCAACGAGAATGTGGAACCAAAGAAACCATCAAAGAAAACAAGAAATGGAAAACCAATTACAAAAAACAAGGATACACGTTTGAGTCTCGAGAACAAATTTATAACACGGTTGTCAAGATATTAAATGCCGCGTTAAAAAAAAAAAAAATAAAAACGAAGAATACAAGGAAAGCAACACCTGCAAAGAAAAACAAAACACTCAAGAGACGATAAGGTTGGTGAATTAGTAATTAAAAAAAGAGAGGGAGGGTTCTTAAAAATCCTCCGTCATTTCAAACGCCGTGTCCATCCCACTGGTGGTTGCCAAGGCATAGTCGGAGACTTTCTTGTCAAAGAAATTCGTCTTGCCTTCCAGCGAGATCAAGTCCATAAAGTCAAAGGGATTGGTCTCGTGGAAGATCTTGTCGTATCCCAGTTGCAAACTCAGCCTATCGGCGCAGAACTTGATGTATTTGGTCATCATGTCGTTGTTCATGCCAATCAATCTGCAAGGAAGCGATTCGATGATGAAAAAGCATTCCAGGTCAACGGCTTCTCGGATGATTTCGGTCACTTCTTCTTTGCTGCAAGGATGCACCAACTTGGAATAAAGCAAGACGGCGAATTCGGTGTGGAGGGCTTCGTCTCTGGAAATCAATTCGTTGGAAAAAGTGAGACCTGGCATCAGTCCTCTTTTCTTGAGCCAAAAGATGGAACAGAAGGCACCCGAGAAAAAGATACCCTCAATACAAGCAAAGGCCACCAACCGTGTAGCAAAACTGCTCTCTTGGTCGTTGATCCATTTCTGTGCCCACTCGGATTTGCGTTTGATACATTCGTAATGGCGAATGGCTCCTAACAGTTGGGCCTTGTATTCTTCGTCCTTGATGTAGGATTCGATCAGCAGGCTGTAGGTTTGGCTATGGATATTTTCCATGGCGATCTGGAACCCATAAAAGGCCCGGGCCTCGGCATTCTGCACTTCCCCCAAGAATCTCTCTGCCAAGTTTTCCACAATGAGTCCATCACTTGCTGCAAAGTACGCCAAGACTTTCGATACAAAGAAACGTTCGTCTTCATTCAAGCTCTCCCAATCTTGAGCATCCTTGGAGAGATCTATTTCTTCTGCTCTCCAGAAGCAATCCACTTGTTTGAGGTACATCTTCCAAATGTCTGGATACTTGATGGGGAACATCACATATCGACTATCGTCGGGTGTCAACAGAGGTTCGTTGACATGTGCAGCAACAGAAGATGCAACAGAAGAGTCAGGAAAGAAAGTCGACATTTTTTCGTATTGTTTTTTTATGTATAAAGAATAAAAGAAAATAATAATATCTTTTTAAATTATTATGGAACAAACACTGCAGGGATCTGCAACTCATTTACCGAGACATAAATTAGACCTCTATCGAGAGTTGTCAGAGCGATTAGATAAAGTGCATCGGGATTCAAAAACGGATATCTATCTTCACAGATTGAAACAGGGGGTAGGTAACTGCAAGACGGCTCAATGCTTTTCGCATTTAAGAAAAATTAAAAAAGAAGAAGTGGCGGCTTTAAAGACATTAGAAAACTACTTAAAGAAAGACGCCGCCCTCCATCCCACGCACAGTCACCAAAATGACCTCGATCAATTAGCCCAGCTGTTAAAACCCTCCCAACGAAAAGGTGGATGGTTCTAAGGGAATAAAATTATATTTGAAGGGAACGTTTATCCAAAAAGAAAAACAATAAAATTTATCTCTCACTAGAATATAACAAAAAAAAATATGAAAATCCCATTCCACGTTCCCATCCAGGTAAAAAAAATCCTTGTCAGTCGCAATGCTCTCTATGTCGTTTTTGGGATGGCTCTGTTGCAGTGGTTGTATTTGATGTCGATCAATCGATTCGATCTCTTGATTGTGTTTGGATTGGTGGCAGTCATCATTTACAAATATAACAGAAACATGATCATGGTTTTGGGGATCCCTTTCCTCGTGGTGTTGTTTTCTTCTCAATTGTTGAAGATCGAAGGATTCGAAGGAGATTCCGACAACTCTGGAGATAACAAAGACAAGCAAGATAAAAAGAAAACACCAGGAGACACACCCATCGTTACACCACACGAAACAGATCCCCTACCTCCAACCACTTCTGATTCTGAAACGTCGGCAGACTCTCCTCAACCCAGCAACGAACACGAGACCACGGAAGCCGCATCCAAAAATGAAGAACCGGAATTCGATCCCAACCAAATTAACTATGCAAGCACTCTTACACAAAACATGAAGTCCTACAACGAACTTTTGGGAAGTGATGGATTTGCAAAAATGTCTCAAGATACACAATTACTCTTGCAACAACAAGAACAATTAGGCAATGCAATGAAACAATTCGCTCCCTTAATTGGACAGATGACACCCTTTCTCGAGAAAGCAAGTGGACTTCTCAACAACATGGACATGAAACAAATCAACAAAGTGGCCAATGTCTTTAAGAATCAGTAAAGCAACAACCCTACCAGCCTCGTTTGTGTTATCCCTTGGTTTCTGTGAGAGATGGGGGTTCCGGAGGAGGGATGAGGTTGCTACCGACTTCTTCTGTTGCAGGGGCGGGGGTGAGGGATGATGTCTCCGGTTCTGTTGCAGGGGTGGGGGTGAGGGATGATGTCTCCGGTTCTGTTGCAGGGGTGGGGGTGAGGGATGATGTCTCCAGTTCTGTTTCAGGAGTGAGTGAGGATGATGTCTCCGGTTCTGTTGCAGGGGTGGGGGTGAGGGATGATGTTTCCAGTTCTGTTTCAGGAGTGAGTGAGGATGATGTCTCCAGTTCTGTTTCAGGAGTGAGTGAGGTCTCGAGGTATGTTGCAGGAGTAGTAGTGGACGATGCTAAGGGCGTTTGAAACTTCATTTCGTCTCGAACTTTGTTCACGGTTTCATATAGAGTTTTGATTTGTTTAAACAAAGAAATGGTTTCTTCCACTGTAACTAGTTCTTGTCCTTCTTCCATTTATACTAAATAACAATATAAGTATTTGTATTTTTCTGTTGCAAAAATAAAAAAAATGAAATATTGTTATTTACATGTTAAGTTATTGAGTTTGAGATTGAGATTGTTCTAATGGGGAAGGTGGAGGTAACGAAGATGGTAGTATACTTTCTACTGGGGATGTATTTTCATAGCCGGGTATTGGTGAAATACTTGTCGATTCTTCTTCGTCGTCGAGTACTGAGGTTGATTGTAAGCTTGGTGGCGGGATGTTGTCTTCTGTTTTTAGCGGTTCCTGAACTTCTGATGGCAACTCTAATTCATTGCTTGGAGAAACTTCCGGGGATGTTGCTGGTGTAAAGGATTGCTTAGCTATATCCATTGCTTGGTCCTGTGTTTCTGTCTTTTCTTCTTCAGTTTTCTCGACAATAATGTAGGGATTGTTTTTCGAGATAATGTAGGTTTTGTCGTTGTAGACAACTTCCATATATTCGGGAAGAGTGTCTTTTATTGTTTCTAACAATCTCTGAATATCTTGTAAAGTGGTTGAAAAATCAGTCGAAAGAATATTTCCTTCTAAGGGACTTTCTGGAACCTCTGTAATAAGCACTTTTCGAATCTTTTCGTTGTCTGGATCAAAAGATCGAGTAATACCGGTGTCGTTAGTGCCATGGTAAATGTAACTATTACTACTCACTGGGTCTTGGTCACCGAGAACACTTGGATCAAATACTTCATTTGGATCACTGAGATCATTATCGGTGAGAATGATTTTACTTAGCCCCTCAATATCCGTCAACGTTGTGCCGGGATACAGTGTTGCAGAGTTTGTTGGTTGAGAATTCAAGGGCAAGTTATCCGAGAGGTCTGATGATGAAGGTTCAACAACGTCTGTGGTGGATGGTGGTGGTGTACCAGAGAAATCTGGTTCGGTTTCAGTGATGTCTGTTGTTGTGGGTGATCCAGAGAGATCGGGTTGGGTTGCAGGGATGTCTGATGTGGGTGATGATTCAGAAGGCTCTAGTTGGAGATCTGGTTCGGTTTCAGTGAGGTCTGATGTTGGTAATGATTCCGAGGACTCAAGTTGGGGAGATAAGTCGGATGGTGGTGGTGGTGGTGGTGGTAGGGATCCAGAGAGGTTAGATAAGTCTGCTCCGGTGTTATCGTCTTCTCCTTCTCCAAGTCCACCCCTCATGAGTTTAGCCAATTTACAGTTCGACTTTTGCCTCCGCATTTTTCTGGTTTTGTTGTTATATCTCCTAGTTTTCTGTTTTCTTCTTCTGTGTTTTGTTTTCGGTGGCATCGTTTATACATTCTGGACATTTTTTTTTTATTTTCAATTCTCCTTTTTTTTCTCTTCAATCTCGAGAGTTCCTTGTGGAGATTCAGAAGAACCCATGGAGGAAATAACATTTAACAGAGACTCTAACATTGTGGGGCTGGAAGGTGTTTCTGGTTCTGTTTCTTCTGTTTCTTCTGTGGTTGGAGAAGGAGTGGCGGCGGCGGGAGTGCTGCTAGAGCTAGGGCTGGAGGAAAAGGGGGAGGGGGAGGGGGAGGTATCAGTCGGAGGGGTGGAAGGGGTCGATCCTTCTGGTTGGAGAGCTCGTAACACCAAGTCGAACCGACTCTGTAACAAAGCCACGGAAGAAGACAACGCTTGATGGGTAGATTTATTCATAATATAATATATAAGTATTTTATGGATATAAAAAGCACCGACAACACTTGCGACTTAAAATGCGCATTTAACTTTAAGTACCAGGAAACTACGATCCAATCATATCTCACAACAAACAGTATTTATCTAAGATTTGGATCTCCTGCAATAAAGCCAGTAAAATTTAACAACGTAGAATACACCCCAATCTCGGGAACTCTGAGTTATCCTTCCACGACAACTTACAATGGAATTAAGGCAGACGGTGAATTTACTATTACTCATATTGCAGATTTGCATAAACCCTTGGTGATTCATATCCCCGTGTCATTTAGTTCCACGACCAAGCCGTTAACGTTGGATGCAATTGTTACACAGACTGCGACATTGTTGCCTAAAACGAATCCTACGAATCTCACAATCCCATCCTTCAGCTTGGAGCCGTATGTTCCAAAGGGTCCATTTTATTATGGGGATTCTTCTCAACGTGATGAGATCTATTACGGGTTGGATAATTCGTTGTCTCTGTCGAATGAGACGTCCCGCAAGTTACAAGAGATTATGGTTGCAATGGAAGGATCGAGTTTGAGTTCCCTTCCGGATTTGTATTATAATGCGGATGGATCGAATTTACCTTCGGAGGGTGGATCGGATTTTAATTTCATGGAATGTGAACAATATTATGAAGAAGAAGTTCCAGTGAGTAGTGGGAATGAACCAAACATTTTTGACAAGATGTGGAGGAATCCAACGATTGCAATGGTTGGTGCCTTTATGTTGGCGATTTTCCTTGTGGGTCTCGTTCTGTATGTGTTTTTCCATTCGATCAAGGCGTTGTCCTAGTTCTTAAAGTGGAGAGGCATGGTGGGTGCAATCCATCTTGGGACGAAACGAATAGCCGAAGGTTTGAGGTGTGGCGTAGAAATCACTCGAGGGTAACATTTCTTTGACGATTTCTTGTTCCAGGGTGTAAGGGAAATGGTTGTAGTCTGCGAATTGAGCATCTTTGGTTGCTTGGGAAGGTTGTGGGGAATTGTGGTACCAAGCTCTATAAATGAGTACCAAGGAAGCCAGTCCTCCAAGAATTGCTAAAGGGGTGCCGGTATATTTTTTGAGGTACCAACAAAAGGCGATCAAGAGTACGACCCCGACGCCGCTATTGACGAGTGTGATGATAATCGGAGGTGTTCGTGATCCAAAAAGGATGTATGCCACTAACAGGACGGCCAAAACGATTTGTTCGACTTTTTTTTCGTTCATTATTTTTATACAGTTTGTCGAGAAAATAATGAATGTTTGGAGAGTATTTAAAGCTTTCTCGACAATAAGTAGACACAAATTTTAAAAATCAATTTTGTTTTTTTACCCAAAAAAGATGTCTACTAATAAGAAGCGCAGCAATCCTATCGCCACGGCCACCACCCCTCCAACGAAAAAACAAAATAACAACAACAACAACAAGCATTTGAAAGAGCCGGAACTTGAGGAGGAGAAACCTTCCTCAACCATTACCACCACCTCCACACTTTCTGCAACAATTCCTCCCACAATCTCGAATTATATTGGACCAAAAGGATACACTCTTCTCAAATCCAATTTAACTCCCAAAGAAGAAACGGCCATCAAAAAGGAACTTACCATTAAACCTTTCTCGATGCCTGTTGGCGGAGGAGGAGGAGGAGGCAAATCCCCAGCAATGATGTTTGGATCTGCAAATCAAGTTTCTTACCCAGTTTATCGAGAAAGCGCAAAGAAGCTCTACGTCCCACAATATTACGGAAAAGAAAAGTTTGGTAACACTGTGGAAGTCAAAATTCCTCCAGGTCTCGACATTCATCTGGAATTCAATGGAGCGTTGCGTGATTACCAAGAACCTGTCATCCAAAAGGCCATCACGTATTTCCATTCCCAACCCTCCACCGCAGGATTGCTGGAGTTGCCATGTGCCTGGGGGAAAACTGGCGGATCGCTTTACCTGGTCTCGGCCCTCTCGAAAAAAACCCTTGTCATTGTACACAAAGAGTTTCTCATGAATCAATGGATCGAACGCATTGCTCAGTTCTTACCTGCAGCACGTGTTGGGAAAATCCAAGGACAAGTAATTGACATTGAGGACAAGGACATTGTCTTATGTATGTTGCAATCCTTGTCGATGAAAGAATACCCGGCGAATATGTTTGACAGCTTTGGGTTTACCATTATCGACGAAGTACATCACATTTCCAGCCAAACCTTTTCCTGTGCCCTCTTCAAGATTGTTACACGATACATGTTGGGATTGTCTGCTACACTGAACCGAAAAGACGGAACCACGAATGTGATCAAGATGTTTTTGGGGAATGTGATTTACAAAGGGAAGAGAGAAGAACAACACAACGTCTGCGTAAAAGGATACCATTACAGAGTTCACGACGATGAGTTTAATGAAATGAAGTACGATTCCCGTGGCAATCCAATGTACAGTTCGATGATCACAAAACTCTGTGACTACAATCGGCGATCAGAATACATTTTATCGATCTTAGCTGCAACTTATGCCGCCAATCCAGCCCAACAAATCATGATCTTGGCTCACAACAAGTCTCTGTTGGAATATTTTTATCAGGCAATCTCGAGAAGAGGCATCTGTGGTGGAGATGTGGGATATTATGTCGGTGGAATGAAAGAGGCTGCTCTAAAGGAAAGCGAAGGACGCAAGGTGATCATTGCAACTTATTCGATGGCTGCAGAAGCACTCGACATCAAGACGTTGACGACTCTCATCATGGCTACTCCTAAAACTGATATTGAACAAGCAGTGGGACGTATTTTGCGTGACAAACACGCTTCTCCATTGGTCATTGATATTATCGATGGCCATCAAATCTTTTTAAATCAATGGAGAAAGCGAAAGGCTTTTTACAAGAAGAACAAGTACACCATTACCGAACATACTCAAGTTGGTGCGGAGGTAGACAAACTCGAGGAGGACGAAGAGGAAATGGACGCCATTGGAGGTGGAGGTGGAGGTGGCAGTGGGAGTGGAGTGTGTTTTCTATAAACGGTGTGGTACGAGGCGAAGGATAGAACTTACACATATAAATTGAACCCACATGTGTAAATTAAATATTTAAAATGAAAAAAAAGGACTTAAAGGTTTTGTGTGTTTGTTTGTTTTTTTTTAGCTACTGTAGTTTGGCAAGTAAGTAGGAGGATTGGCCATTGCACTCAAGTTCAAGTTGGGATTCAATGGAGCAGGGGTCGCATATCCAGTTGGGAAACCTTGATTCATCCCACCCATACCTCCCCTTCTCCTTCTTCGATGGCTCCTCCTTCGGTGACTTCCCCCACTACGACCCCGTGCAAGAGTCATTCCCATCGATCGATACCGTTTGGAAAAACGGCTACTTTTTCTTCTTCTCTTTCCTCCCACATTTGCTCTGGCAGGAGAAAAAGCAGTTCCGAAGAGAGAAGAAAGACTCGTTTTCTTACTCTTCCTGTTATGTTTACGACGGTTTGATTTATGTAAGTATCCTCCTTTCATTGGGTTGGCTGGAGTCGGAACGGTATGAGGCCCTCTAAATTGAGCATCACTATCCATTCCTGTGGCAGTATACGGTTGGGGGTTGGAGTTAGTCGCATTGACATTTTCATAAGAAGTTGCAGTAAGCGCATTTTTCATATTGTAAAGACTCATTTTTTATCTCCCTATACATTCTACGAATATTTTTATTTTTTTAAACGCAACGATGATTGTTCACCCCAATTGCTACTCATCCTTCTCTTCCTCGCTTTCTTCTTGTTTGTCGAGATGGCTATATCCTAACATGTTCAAGTAAGGTTGATTTGTCAACACTGAGGTTTTAAAGTCTGGAAGTGGTTGTTTTCGAAAAGGATCTAGGTCTTGAGGGATAGTCCCCACATCCGCCTTATCTTCTGTCCTGGGGACATCAATCACTCTAAATTCTCGAGATGTGGTATATACCAAATCAGTATCATGGGTAGATTTCTTTATTACCTTTTTGTTTAAAATGTAAATAAACCGTTGGGTTTGTTCCCTTAAATTCTCATTGTAAAAGCAATATTCCAAATGTTTAATCTCGTAAGGGAGGTGAAGACTACCTTTGGCAAACTCCATCCACTGAACAAACATATGGGTTATATGGAAGGTAACATTCTCAAAATTTGGATCTACTAAATTTGTTCTCCGGAGATTCTCCCTGGATGCATTCCGTTGGTGAATTTCCGAAAGAATTCCTCGGTTAAATACAGAAGCGAGTGTACGAAGTCGTTCTTCGTTGGTAAACAATTCCTTGTTTTGATATACTACAATATCCGTCACGACAAAACAACTTGCCTTCACCTGGGTGCAAAAGAACAACATTTGAGGGTTCCAGTTGCTGTTGCTGAGTGCAATTGTGGCAGCAGGGATGGATGAATTCTTGAGGAAAAATGTGAGGGTGTTATGGTATAAGTAGACAGCATATTCCTTTCCTTTGGGAATGACCCGAATAAAATCAAACTTGGGAAGTTTTTTTGGATTATCAGTTACAACCGGAATTCTTAAATGATAATCCATGGGCAAGGTTGGAAGGGGGCTACGACGACTTGTTTTGTTGGGATTCTGTGGTTCCTGTTGCAGAGGGGTAGATGACTGATACATTCTTTTTTTGCCTGCAAAGCTGTGGTGATGGTTGGTAGACTCTGTGGGAATCGCAGCAGATCGTGGCAGGTTGATGCGAAGTTCGTTCATTTAAGATGTTCTATGGCTTTCTCTTTTTAGAGAGTCTCTATATCCTTTTTTTTTCAATTCATCTCTTTTTTTTATTGGTGGAGTTTCAAAAAGTTCTTCAATTCTTCTTTCATGTCGAGAGCAGTTGGTAGATTCTCGATAAAGGTTGTTGAACTATCGACACTTCTGTTATCAATCTCCGCATCGTCCTCGGCATCTTCTCCTCCATACCTGGAAGAACCTTTTGTTTTGTTCTTCATTACATTGTAAATTTCATCATATTTCTTTTCCGTTAAACTCACTAAATCTTTTGTTTTTGGAATTGTCAAGTTGTCTTGGAAAAAATAAATGATGTTGTGCACCATAAAAATAAAAAGTATCGAGAGAATCGCCGTTTGTATTACTAAAAAGTACATATCTATCAATCATACGAGATAATATATCACTTGTTCTTCGCCATTGTTGCGGAGGGTGTAGGAGTGTGTGTTGTATAAGGAGTGTTTTACTGTCTCGCAGCGGTAGCCGCACCTACATCGGTCGGCGTGTTTGTTTGATCCAGGTGTGGAAAGAAATTTACACAAACAAGCTCGTAGATCGTGGGACATGCCCAAAAGAAACAATAATCCAGTTCTCCGTCACAGCAGCAGACCGTGTAACAGCAAGTATTCATACTATGGTAGGAGTCTTTAACTAAATGTTCTTAACTCAATGTTGCGGAACATGGAACTTTGTAAAAATACGTGGGATCAAGGAAAGCTCACAAAATAATTCAAAAAAAACCACCTAACTTTTTCTCTGCAACAAAAAAAAATGATGAATCAACCTTCGACCCCTGTTACATATACTCGATGCTCCCAGAATCCCCCTGTTGCTCCTTCCAGAAAACGACCCTTGGAAATCTCCGAAACACCAACCCTTCTGCTGCAACAAGAAGCAACCAACTCCACCACCACCACCACCACCACCAGGAATCTACTCTCTTCCTTTAATTCAGTCGCCCCCTTGACAGAGACGGACATGATGGCCGAGGATCTTGTGGTTGAAGAAATTAGAACCTAGATCATTTAAACATAACTTATCCGAAAAGAATATAAAGAAACACTCGTTCTTACTTCTTAAACAAAAAAAAACATGACGACCGTTTTACTCGTCGAGAAATTAGGGAATATTAAACCTTTAAAAATCAAAGAATACAATGAAGAGGAATTTTACAAGAAATGCGGATACAAAAGTGCGGCAAATTTCAAAAAGCAACACACATGGAAGTCCAAAATTAACGGCACCACGTATTTTATCCATCTCTTTGCAAAGAGTGATGTCAGTCATTCGATCGGCGAAAACAAATACGAGTTCCCTCCTCCTGTAGATTCCGTACTTTTCTTTGGAACTTGTCTTTTAGCAGCATCCGTAATGGTTGGTTGGGACCGTACAACTCAACCAATGAGTCTTTCTGTAGAGTTATGGAATCAGATTTACAATAAACTGTACGGAGGATTTGAGAATTTGGCAGATACTGCAGAAGAGGATGCCAATGAATACGACGAATTAGAACATATTCCAAGCCACAAGAAAACCAAAGAAGGATATCTCAAAGATGGCTTTGTTGTGGATTCCAAACCTAAAAAGATTACAGGGGGTATGGCTGGGGCAGGCGGTGGCGGTGGGGGTGGTGGCGGTGGTGGCGGTGGTGGAGGGGAAGGTTCCTCTAAAGGTCGTCCATCAAAATCACGATCGACCAAAGCAAGCAAAGATGATTCACAAAAGTCGTCCACAAACACCACCTCCTCCAATACTCTCTTACCCATTCAGTCATCATCATCCTCCACTCCCAACCATGGAACAAAAGCCCACACATATAATAATGACAGCGGCGATGACGGAGAGGATGATGAGTCATCTACCGTCTATACTGACATTGATGATGACGAAGAAGACGAGGATACCCTTGTATCTGGTGGAGCTGGTGGTACTGGAGGCAGCGGAAAAGGAGGGAAAAAAAAGAAGGCCTCTTCCAAAAAGAAAGAACCCTGGAAGGAGGTTCTTGCAGCTTCTGTGGAAGTAACCATCCAAGAACTACTCATGACCGAAGAATTAAAAGAAGAATCTTACATAAATGGAAAACAAATATAAGAATTTCACTTAAACACAATAATTTATCTTAATATTTTTTTGTTGTTAAAAGAAAAAAAACCTTTGGATATATCATACAAAGATGCGCTGTTATTATCCACTCGTTGGGTATACCCCGACAGAGACTATACGACCCGACCAATATGGAAGACTTAAAAGTTGTAACAATTCTGGTCCACCTTTGGGGGCGACTTCCGTCAGCCCAAGTGGGGATGGACCCACGGGACCCACCGGACCAACCGGACCCGGCTTGGAACTTCTTGGAGCCACGAATTATGGAGATTATTTGAGATACAATGGCACGGTCTGGGAAGTCGCCAGCAATCCTGTCTCATTAGGTGAAAACTCGGGACAATTTTCTCAGGGACTATATTCTGTAGCAATTGGATATCAAGCTGGTACAACAGGTCAAGGGACCCGTGCCGTCGCAATTGGAAATCTTGCGGGAGCCAATACCCAAGGCTCTGGGGCAATCGCCATCGGAGACTCTTGTGGAATGTTTAACCAGAATTCAAATGCAATCGCCATCGGCAACTCCGCCGGAATTTATTCTCAAGGCAATGGATCCGTGGCATTAGGGGTGGGCGCAGGAGCCACTGGACAAAAGGCTTACTCAGTGGCAATCGGTCTTTTGAGTGGAGCAAATACACAAGGACAAAACTCTGTTGCAATTGGTTCGAATGCCGGTGAATACTATCAAAGCGGGGCTTCTGTGGCAATCGGTGTGAATGCAGGTCAAGGAACACAAGGAAATGGGGCCGTCTCTATTGGACAAGACTCTGCAGTCGGCTGGCAAGGACAATTTGCAGTGGCTGTCGGAAATCAATCCGGCAATATGTCTCAAGGATATCAAGCAGTCGCAATTGGGAATTATGCAGGAGCAACCAATCAAGGATCCAGTTCTGTTGCAATTGGAGTATTTGCTGGATCCTCTTTCCAAAACACAAATTCAGTAGCAATTGGATCCAATGCAGGATCTTCCACTCAAAGTTACAACTGTGTTGCAATCGGTACCAATGCTGGACAATATAGCCAAAGCCCTTACGGAATCGCAATTGGATATGATGCTGGAATCACCGGTCAAGGGAGCTACTCAATCGCGATCGGGACAAACGCAAGGAACAATGGGTGTATTGGGTCTGTTGCGCTCGGTTATAATTCTTCCTGTACACAATCAAATACCATTGTCTTAGGAACCTATGCTGAGACAACTGTTTTTCCAGGACCGATTGGTCTCTATGGATCCACCAATCCAGGAACGGCTTTATTTACGGTCACTGGCGGAATAACTTCGTTTGAGCCTGGATACAGCCAAATCAATTATTTAGGAAGTGTGTATCAATATTCCTTCCTCCAATCCACAACTTACACACTCACTGCAGTGATCCCCACTCCACCCAACGTGATTACGTCGTTCACCATTGACAACACCGTCATCCCATATGGCACTTATCTGTGTTATTTGTCGATCGCCGGAATGGCCGGAGTTTCAGGCGGTTCCGGTTCACAAGCAATTTATATAAACATCCTTCCAACTACTACTTGGAGTTACATTGGCGCAAGCTTAAACACGGTGCAACAAAATTGGTCCTCTGGGTTGACGTTCATGTCAACGATCCAAGCGTATAGCACTCCGAAAACGTTCTATGTGCTAGGTGGATTAGAATACGGATCTTTCCAAGCAACGGTGCAATATTGCACGTTGAATTTGACTAGGATCGCTTAAACACATCATCATATTTTTTCTCTCTTTGTAAACTATGATGAATTTCCAAGAAATCATGAACGAACCTCGCATGAGGAACAAAGGAAACGTCTTGCAATACAAGATCAATCAAAACCCTCTGTCGCAGAAAATGATTTATGCCAAGAAGGTCCGAGGCCAATGGACCAACAACAAAAAGACATATGCCACTCAAACGCAATCGGTTGCCAATCCCAACACTGGATCCCTGTTACGACTCAATGGTACGCTTACCAGTGTTGGGGGAGATCCCACCAGCACCAACACCTATTGCGTCTACGATCCAGATTCCTTTCCTTCTAATCAACCTTCCGAGATTGTCGAGATACCTCCATACGCTTACGAGACACCTCCAATAAATATCATCATTCCTCCTGCAATCGTGGGACCCATTACAGCAGCCGTGTTTGATCCACCGCCCGTTGCCCCAGAGGATCCAGTGAATTATGTAGCGCCGACGGGTGGAATCTTGGTGTGTAGTGTGACTGTGGAACCGACCTGTAGTACCTCTGCAGCAGACCAGCAGGTGATCAACGAGACAACCGACCAAATGTGTTACACGGCGGATCATTCCGATGTTCCCGGAAATTCGGTACTCTGTTGGGACGAAGGCACCCAGACGTGGTTCCCGCATCCGTTGGGAGTGAGTCTTTAAGTATGTTCAAACAAACTAAAATAAAAAAAACACTTAAAACAAAGAGATATATAGTCTGGAACAAAATACATATGGACACTTCGGTAAACACACTGTTAGAAACGGATCGGATTTCTAATTTGTTGAAATATTATCAAGATCAGTACAGAGAAAATGAAGAATATATCCATAGATTGAAAGACAAATTACAAAAACACACGGAGCTTTCTTCCCAATTGCAGGTCGTTATACAACACATGGAATCAACTGTTGGGAATATTTTCAAAGACTTGGGATCTAAAAAAATACTACCAAATAAAAAAGAGGACGACTCAGAGGAGGAAGAATACCAAGACTCAGATGAGGAGGTATCCGATTCAGAGGAGGATGTATCAGATTCCGAGGAGGAGGAGGAGGATGAGGAAGAAGAGGAGGAAGGGGAAGATTCAGATGAGGAGGAGGAAGTATCTGAAGACAAAAACCCACGCAAAGAAGAAAGTATTTGTGTTCCCACCACTTGGTATGAACCGCGAGATCTTATATCCCAAATTAAAGCATGCAGCACCGTGGTCAATGCTTACAGGATTCCCCCAAGTGGTGCTGCAACCAGTTATCTACCTAATAATAAGATAATTCCGTTTTTTCATTACAAGGAAATCGACGTTTTCACAATTGAAGCTTTTGGCCCACACAATGAACCCCAAAGGAATAGTTCAAGATTTTACGGTTTCTATAACGACAAAGACGAATTCATTCGGCTGCTTCAAAAGTATTTCATCGATCAATCATCGGAAGGAGTAAAACAAAATAAACCGTTTAAAATTAACATTGGCGACTGTATTTCTTTACTTTCTAAAAACATTCCCACGTACATATATAAAAATCATTTGGGAGGCATATGGATTGAAATTGACGGTATGCCATATCATGCATTGTACGGAGGGATTAGATCTAGATTGTCAAATGGTACAGAAGACGATCAACTTCGGAAGTTGAGTGCCTATAATCTGTTACCGTATGGCGTGCAGTTGTGTGGTACCTATTACCTTTACTGGATTTCGAAAGCGAGAAACAAAGATTTACCTCCTATCTTTACGCATACAACAATTACTTACAACAAACAACGGTTGTTATTTGCTTTCACTGGCTCTATTGTGGAAATCTTAGTGAATAAGTTGATTATTATCCGGATCCAAAATACGGCGCAGAAACTATAAACCACCCCCTTCGACTTTCACACATTTTGTTTAAGTTGGCTTATAAAACACATACAGATATTGGTAGTCGTACCCCACTTTCATCATGTCGATGATGGCATGAATGATAAATCCAGCTTCTTGGGACTTTTGCAGAATGCTGGTGAGAGTCTCCATATACAGGGTATGCTGATTGACACGTACTTGGCCGTTGTCCTTTCTCTTGAACTTTTCTTCAAAGATCGCCGTGTCCTTCTCTTTCTTTAAATCAAAATTGGCATTATATTCATATCCGTTAAAGTCCACGTTCGTCTTGGTGATTCTTTCCTTCGTGTAACTCTGTGGAGAAAGAATGTAAAAGGGATTGCCTGGTGGCAAGATGGGATCAAACCTGTTCCGATCGACGAGATGCACCACCAAAAACCCACCGGGTTGTAACAGGGTGTAACAGTTCTTGAAAAATTGGTCTTTGTTTCGCATGTAATAAATCGTAAAATAGAGACACAAAATGTGAGTAAATGTTCCAGCATTGTAAGGAAATCCTTCCATGTTCATAATGTCCGCCAATTGAAACTTGTAATCGGGATAGTTGGCAACCGCTTTTTCTATCATCTCCTTCGACTTGTCGATTCCCACAATGTTGCTATAGCCTCGTTCCACAAACCCGTGCTCTGTGTGACCCGTTCCAGATCCAATGTCGAGAATCACACTCTCACTCGTTGGAGTAGTCGCATTGATGATTTGGCCAACTTCGAATTCTGTTTTGATTTTGTTGAAGACGAGATTGTCGTAAATGTTTGCATAGAATCCATCATACAACTGATCGTTCATTTTTATCGAGAACTCTTGAGAGGTTTCAAATCCTTCTGTCTGATTCGTAGCAGTTGTTGTTGAATTGGAAACCATCATCTTGTAGCTCATAACCACAATCAGGACAATCGCTGCTGCAAAAAGAACCTTCGCCCACGTTGTACTGTCGTTATACAGATTGACTAATTCTTTCATATGTTGCCTTTTTCCACCGAATGTATATATTATATTAAATGTGTATTTTTTTTGTGTAAATAATAAATTATAAAGTTATACAGTTTTGTTTTCACACAAACTTGTGTTATCTAAACCGAGAAAAAAAAAACACCCACAGACACGTTCACATGGATATCCAAAATGAAATTAACGACATACGAACCGAGAAAGAGTTTAAGGGAATCTCCTTTTCGGGCTACAAACTTACAGAAGTCAAGGCGAACTTTGTTCGATCCTTAAAAGAAAACAAAATCGAGGAGGCTTGTTATTGGTCTGCGGAGATGGTTTGTTCCGCACACTATCTGGAATTATGGGACTCGGTTGTCAGTTATTATTCTCGACAAATCCACCTTGCCAATCCAAAGATGGCCAATTACTTGGAACAACGGATCCAATTGTTTATCGAGATCATTAAGGATTATTCGGGACGGGACCTCCTGGCAAGAAACAATCGGAAGATCCGCCATCTTGTGTGTGAGGTAGTGTGTATGGTCTGTTCTTCCAAGAAGAGTAACACTTGTGCAGACATCAAGATCACAGAACTCCAGAAGGATATCTCCGCCATTCGGGATATGTATCAAGCACCGAATCTCAAGTTTTTGGAAAATGTCTTTACAGAAGATGATCCCAGAGAGCTGTTTATTCCAATGAACGAACTCTGTTATCAACTCTCGAGAGAAGGAGGAAATACGTATGCCGCTTGTTTTTGGATCGAATGGACCATTGACCATGTGAAGAGTGCGAGCAAACGGGGCGTCAAGTTGATCTGCAAACGCCGACCTTTTCTCGATATTTCTGTTGCAAGTTCCTTACAGATGGATCCAGTCTGGTTACTTTGGGAAGCGATTACTTTGGAAACGGCGTCGAGAAAGAAACCCTTGCTAAAAAAAGTTGTCCAAAGTTTGTTGTATTTGTTTTCTCTAAAATACACAAGCGGAACCTACGCCAAGAGAAAGTATCTCTTGTTTTTTGCGGTCTCTCTCTTAACTCTTCCAATGAATATCGAGAAGGAACCACTTTTGAGTCCACAGACAAAGGAAATCCTGGATGTGGTGAAAGGAAAGATCAACAATGTCTATCGGCAGGTCAAAGCCAACGAGCAATCTCCTGGAACAGATTACTTATTCAACGGTCTCGATAAAAGATCGAATTTAGAAAAGTCTTTACAGAAGTTGGAAATGTTGAATGGTATGTCTTCTCGAGAAGGAGAAGGAGAAGAAGAAGGAGACGAAGGAGAAGAAAGGGAAAGGGAAGAACCAGAAGAGCTGGGGAGGGAAGAAGTTTTTAGTCGCGGTGGTGGCGGTGGCGGTGGCGGTGGCGGTGCTGGGGGTATCTTTCCAACTAGATTTATAGAAAAACCATAAACAAACCTTTTTCTTTTTCAACAGAAAGCAAAGACAGATAATTATCTCGAGATATTTTATATAAAGTCCTATGCCAAAAACAAGAAGACGATCGCGTTCTAGTTCGACTGCAGCAATTGCCAAAAAAGATATCGTTGCCTTTTTCTTAGAGCTCTTGACTACCATCAAGATGTACCACTGGAACACCTATGATTACCCCGCTCACAAGGCAACCGATGAGCTGTATTCCAAGTTGAGCGATCACATCGATCGGTTTATGGAGGTCTACATGGGTGCGACCAATCAGCGGATCGATCTTGGCAACCGCCGATCGATACCTTTAAGTTCTTTAAGTAAATCTTCTATGAACGCCTATATTCAGAAAAGCATCTTGTTTCTCGACAATATCCGATTACCTGCTACAAGTACCGATCTTTACAACATTCGGGATGAAATGCTTGGAGATTTGAACCAGTTTCTCTATTTGTTTTCTTTCAAATAAAAACAAAAAAAATTACTGCGCTTGGAGATGAAAAAATATTGTCTTAGTTTATTGATATGGACTTTATACAAAAAACATCTACAGATAAAATCAATCGAGACCTGCAAAACTTCGGTAGCAGATCCCCTGCCGCTTCTGCTTCTTCTTCTCCCTCATCTTCTGCGTCCTCGGCTTCTCCTTCACAGGCGTCCCCTGCCCAACTACAGGGCACCTCGTCTCCCTCTGCTTCATCTGGATTCTCTTTTGCTTCGATCTTCACACCTTACACCATCGGGATTATTGTTGTTATCATCCTCCTGTTTGCAGGATGGTTTGCTTGGGATTGGTACAAAACACATCACAAAGCAAGCACCACTACTGACACAGATGGCAAACAAGAAGAAGAACAACAAGAACAAAAACAACACCAACAACAACAACAACCGATTGGTGGGGATACCGTGAAACCTCAAGATCTTCCCCCTGACAGTTCTACCCCCCCACCAGTGGTCACGACCATGAGCCCGATGGCCTATGCCAAATACCAAAAAGACCAACAGGCTCTGCAAACTGCGTTAGCAACCTCACATAAAGGGGGTGGAAGTGAACCATTACCCGACGATTCTGCTGCAGGTGCGGGGAAAGCTGGATGGTGTTACATCGGCGAAGACCAAGGATATGGAGTGTGTGCCAGTGTCCAACCACAGGATAAATGTTTGTCTGGAAAAGTTTTCCCCACTGAAACAGAATGTAGACAAAATATTATCTAAACATGAAATTCGTGGGGTGTGTGACAAAGTATTTAGTTAAAAAAGAATATAAAGAAAACTCTATATCTTAATATGTCCCCCCCCACATAGGGGGCGGGCTCCACAAAAATAGCGGAGTGGCGCAGAGGAAGCGCACCTGGCTCATAACCAGGGGGTCAATAGATCGAAACTATTCTCCGCTAAGCCTTGGGACAAAGACTACCCCCTCATATAAGGTAAGTCTTGTTATTCTTTTCCAAAAACATTCTTTTTTCAGATCATAACACTTTTCATAGGGTATTATGATTTTATTTTATTTTGGCTTGATCGGTATCAGTAAAGGAAAATTATATTTTTACTTTTCGAGTTTTTTGGTTCCCATTTTTTATGTCTCTTGTAAGTCGCAGTTTTTCCAGTGATAACAACAAACCAACTCACATTACCAATTTTGTTTAATACTTTTTTTATCTTGGCCGTTGACTGAGATTGTTTAATCAGAGCAACAAAATGGAAGGTTCCCTTTATATTCTTTTTCACTTCTAGTTCTTCTAATTTTATATCATTCTCTACAAATCCTTGGTCAATTTCTTTTTTAATATTAGGTAACGTGTTTGTTGGCGAAACAATGAAAGCTTGGACTAATTTACGAGACATTATATATAATACATTTATAAAAGCATTCACACACAGAGAAAACTTATGTAAATGATTAACCGTAAAAAAGAGTAACCAATATATATATATCATACCATGTTATATCAATGTTATAAAGAATTCTGTAAAATTCCATTTCTGTAAAATTCCAATACTTTCGGGTTCGCCTTGATCTTCTTTGGATTGAAGCCTTCCAGAAACAGTCCATCTAGCGATTTCACTCTCGACAATGCCACATACATTTGTCCATATTCAAACACAGAGTTCCCCAAATCCATGATCGCCGTGTCAAGAGTGGTCCCTTGGATTTTGTGGATCGTCACCGCCCATGACAAAATCAGCGGCATCATTCGAATACCAAGAGTCGGATAGTTATCCGATTGCCACACGATCGGTGCAACAATCTGTGTGCACGTTTTAAATTTGATAAGCGGATAACCATTCGCTGCAAAGTCCATCACTACTCCTTGAGATCCATTACACAAACCCTTCTCGAGATCGATGTTCATTGTCAACATCACCACACATCCAATTTTCAAACTTATCTTCTCGCGACAATTCGCCAGCGACAAGATATTTCCTATTTCGTAATCTTTGGCTGCAGCGGACAACCTGGCACATTCTGCAAGAACTTCTCGTGTCAAAGGGACCCCCGTGTCATTCCAACATGTCAAATTGGTTAACGCCTCATAAGTGTAGTCTCTCACCTCCCCTTCCAAATTGGCAAACGTCATGTAATTGTATGTGTCAACTTGTCGTTTGATGGAATACAATTTGGGAGGAGACACTCCACCAGTTAAGGCAAGGTCCGGTTCCGTCGTGCTTACCTTACTCCGCAACAATTCAATTTGCGACTCGGTAATGTTCCCTATACGAATGGATTGCAACAGATCAATGTAGACTGGGTCATTTTGTCGATAGATGTGAGTTAATTCGAGATGGCAATCGGGAGGGAAGACGGTCAACCAATGCACACTTTCAAAACAAAACGCACTGGTATCTGGATCGGATGCGTTCCCTACAGGAGGAAGTTGGAAAAAATCTCCAGTAAAGATAATTTGCATCATGGGATTCAAGGCGGACACAATTTGGTAGAAAATGTCAAACATTTTTTTCGACATCATACTAATTTCGTCGACAAAGAGAACCTTGGTTTTTCGAATTCTGATTTGGGTGAATTTGTTTTTCATTACACCTGCAACACACTCTTCTACACTACCACGACATAATCCCACTCCTGCCCAGGAATGAAAGGTGGTAGATTTTGGTCCAAGGAGAAGCGCGGCACAACCGGTTAAGGCGCACACTTTGTAAGGAATGTTGTTTGTCGCAAGGTAGTCGGTCATTCGGTGGATGAGTGTTGTCTTTCCAGTTCCTCCTGGACCGGTAATAAATAAATTCTTTCTCAATTGAAATTGTTGGAAAGCTTCTTCGTGGCTCATAGTAAACGTAAGTTGGGGAGGAAAAAAAAAGCTGGGAGTTTGTTTTGTGTTAAATCTCCGAAGAGGTTGCTTTTAAAAAAGTTTTTTAAATGCCTTTTTATTATTATATATTTTCTGTCGTAATTCTATAAGACACCTCCCATGACACACAAATATCGACATGCAAAAAGACAAAAGCACACGAAGTCAAGGAAACCTAGAAGAACAGGGGGTGGGGTGACCTTTGATGAGACCTCCTTCAGAGATAAAGACCTCTCAGATCTTGATGCCCTCGACCTGTATGATGAAGATAGTTTACATGATCTCGAGAAGGAGTTTTCCAATAAGTACGGTGACTTAGACAAATACAACCCGACGGTTCCATTGGATAGAGAAAAACCAATCAGGCAGAATGGGCCACCTGTCCCAGCCCCATCTGAAAACAAAAACGATCCACTTTCTTCTTTGTTTAAACAATCTGGAATCCAACCAGAAAAACAAATCCCATCCCAAATGCCACCACCACCACCACCACCTTCACTGCCGCAATCTTCGTCATCTTTATCATCATGGTTTCCACCAAAAAATAATGTACCTCCCCCTCCTCCCCCTCCTACGCAAGAAGTTATACCTGAACCGATACGAATGGAACCACCCCCCACGCAACAAGCCTCCCTTCCTTCTTCTGCAGCTCCTTCCTCCTGGTTAGGAAAAATTTTGTCAAATTTGAGTTTAGCAGGAGAAAAACTGAAGAACTGGGCTCTCGAGAAAAAAACCAATCCAGACACGAATCCGAGTTCTCCTCCTTCTTCTGTCCCTCAACAAGGAGGAAGAGGAGGAAAAAGAAGAAACCGAAGAAACAAAGGAAAAGAAAATTCCAGTCGAAGAATCAGACCACACCCGATCTGTAACAAAAATAAAAAAACCCACAAAAGGAAAAACTCTATTCATTAATAACGGAACTTCAACATTCAAATATTAATAGTAACAAAAAATCCCTTGCCGATCACAAATAAATTAGCCAAAAAAAAAATGAACCCCATTTGTGCTGAGGTCAACTGTGTTTCTTATAGCGATCAGGATGGATGTACTTATGACGATTATAATTTTGAAATCAATGTGGAGACAGGAAGTGTTGTAATCCATCATGAGATTCGTTGCGGTTTGATGGGTACCCAGCTCTTCTGTGAACCCGCCATCGAAAAAGAATTTGGGTTTCCTATTCCAGCTCATATGGTTCAAATGATTCATATGATGCTTGTGAACAATGATTTTAAAACCGAGCCCAGACACAAGGCTGCTGCAACAGATACGTTTATTCAGTGGCTCCTGAGCTCCATGGAACAACTGGCAACGGAACACAAGACTCACACCGAATTGGTGCAACAACTCACCGAGGAAAAAGAACTTGCCGAACAAGAGGTAGAAGCTCAATCGCAAGATCACAAGAGGTGGATGGATACATCTCTTGGATTAATGGAGAGCTTTTTGCAGAGATAGCCCCACTATACTATACATTATGTATTAAACAAAAAAAAAGGATTTAAAAACATTTCATTAAATTAAACTATTTGTTAAAAACGACAACATCACTAACAAGGGTAATACCCATTTGGATTATGGGTGTAGGGACTATATTGTCCGAGGGTCATATAGCAGGGAAAACAAGGGTTGGGACCACACACGGTTGCCAATCTATTTTTTGCCCTTCGGTTGGAAATGGACGACGCCCCTACGCCACCCTGTCCAGGTTTGTATTTATTGTAAATGTATTGTGGAGAATTACAGATCGAAGTTCCCCCTGCAGTAAATTGGGTAGATCTGCGTCCACCTCCTCCTCCGGTCTTTTTGTAAAAGAATCCTGGGAAAGAATTCCCGCCAAACCAAAGGGTTCCAAAGGACGTTTTCGAAATCTTGTGACTGTTCATTTATATCGAGATAGAAATTAAAATTACATCAAAAAGGAGAATATTCTACGCCCACCCCCTTTAAATTAAAATAGAAACGCTCGTTCTTCGATACTAAGATCGACCCATTTCATTTCATCCACCACTTTCACGCCGGAAACATTGTAATACCCCACCCATACTCCAGCGTATCCCCCCTCTTCTAGCCACTCGTTTTTTATCCAGCAACCGGAATATTTCGACAAAATGCTTTGTAACCATGGAAAATCGGGTTCCCAACCAGTAACGTTGGCGACAATAACACCTTTGCTTCCTTTTTTCAAAATCTCCTTATCCCATGCTCCTTCATAATTGTTCAAATAATCATTCGTAAAATCATACAATTGATTTTCTGTATTGAATCGAATCGTGAGAGTATTGTTACAATGATTTGGCATTATCCTTTGTTATTTGTTATTTATTTTTGTAATTTTTAATTTTCTTTGTTTAATGAGCCATACAAAATTACAGAGATCTACATTTTTTTAGAGTTTCTTTAAATTATTTTTTTTATAAATGTTTCTTAACACGGCTATGAACGGATAAAGGAAAAATCTTCTCCAAGAGCGTATTGAACTGTTCCATATGTTCTCGAGACTTCCTTAAACAACTCATTACACTGGTTCACCAATCCTTCGATCTCTGCTACAAACGGGGCCATGTCGTATTGATCATTCGGGGATTCTTTGAGATGGTTGATCAATCGAAGGATCACATCTTTGCAAGCAGTCCCTGCAAATTGCATGATTTGTCGGATCTCTGTGTTCTTCCTGTTTTTCTTGTCACGTCGTTGGATTTCTCTCTTGAAGTCTTCTTCTGTTGTAGTACCTTCCAAATAGGCAATTCTCAAGTCTTCGTTGCTCTGAATGTAATCTGTCACTGCAAAGTAATTTACCTCGACACGCATCAAATGAATGGTGCTCCTTATGATTGTTCCAAATCGATCAATCAGATATTTGTTTTCATTTACTTTTTCATTTGAAGCCGAGGAAGAGGAGGAAGAGGAGGAAGAGGAGGAAGAGGAGGAAGAGGAGGGGGAGAGGGAAGTTGTTTTCCGGTCATAATGGCTATATCCACCACCCCCATAGTATCCATAGTGATTTCTCTCCGGAGCCGAGATGGGACAAAGACTGGTATGAAGTTTGCACATTTGTAACAGAACCTGATAATCATAATGTGTGAGTTCTCGGTCACATGTCATATCGTTTTCTTCTCTCCGCCCGCCACCTCCACCTCCTCCTCCTCCTCCACCGCGGTGACCGTTTGCTTGAGCTTCTGCTGCGGCCGCAGCTTGAGGGTTGTTCCGCAACCATTCGAAGTAGTGAGGATTGTGGATCCCGGTGGTATTGATTTGCCCCGTGGTCCAAGAAAAGGCCGTGTTGCACTGGGTACAGAACATTTGATTACATCCCGAGATTTTGAAAATCATGGAATGACACGAAGGACAAGGTTTGCTATCTTTGGCCAACATTTGAGCTGTTTGTACATTGTTTGGATCACAGGTATGCTCCCCATCTCGAGTGGATCCTTTTAATTCATGACACTCTGGACAAGTCCACAATTCACATATGCCACATTTCCACTGGGTGCTAAGGAATCCACGGCACCCTTCCGCAGGACATTGGCGAACAAAGGCTGATTTTTCTTTTTTGCTGGGATCTTCTCGCATATGGTATTCTCCTTCTAATGCCGTTTTCTTCGCAAAGAGTTGGGCCATTTCTCTTTCCACTTCTTGGATTTTTTCTCGGACACGTTTCTTTCTGTTCTTTTCTTCCACAAGAAGTTGAGAATTTGGCAAGAGTGCTTTTTCCTTGTCAAACAAGACATCTTCCATGTGGGGTCTGTAACGCTTGGTTAAAAAGACAAGTGTGAAATTCTCTCTCAAGAATTTTCTGGACCATTCTTTGTAACAATCGGGATTCATACATCTTGGGTTGGGTTCGCTCAATATGTAGGTTTCACAACATGTGCGGCAGACTTCGAAATTGCAATACGGGCAAGGAATACAAATCCGAGTAGATTTGTTGTAGGTATCAGCGCAAATGTTACAGGACATAGGGATTATACAGTTAAAACCAGAGAGCTTTAAATCTTCTTTCTTTTTACTCTGATTGTTTTTGGAGGAAGCGGGCCGCGGGGCCAGGGACGCGAAAATGTGAATGGGGAAAATATATATATTAAAAAAAACAATATAAAGAAAGTGTCTCGCGTTTATAAAAAAAATTATGTTGTCTATGTATACATATGGTTCATCGAAAAATAAAAAGCCACCGAAGGCGAGGAACTCGAAGACGAAGCCGCAGAAGATCGGGTGGAATGATGGAGAACCCATCTGCTTCTGCTTCTCCCGCCACTGAAAACCCACCCACACCACCACCACCACCACCAACCGATACGAGCTCGAATTTATCAACCGCCTGGAATAAAACCACCGAAGACATGAAAGCCGCTTATGACAAAGCCATGGCAGCAGCGAACGATGTCTTGGGGAAAACCAAACAAACCATTGCAGATATTAGCAAAGTATTACCAATATCATCCAGCAGCTCAACTGAGACACCTCCTGCTACACCCACCACTCCATCCAGTACCCCCTCCTCCACTGGTGGAACTAGAACACGTAGAGGCAAACACCGAGGAAAAAGTTCCAAGAGAAGAAAAACAAAAACAAAAAGGAAGGGAAAGAGGAGAGGGTCTAAGACAAATTAAATCCGTTTGTTTTTAAGTTGTTTTGTGTGGTTATCCACTATAATTATTATCTAAATGTTTACCGTAGCAGCAGTTTCCGTGGTTGCCACGATGATTCTCATTTACATAATATTCCGTTACATGTTTGGGTTTTGGATCCGACAACCCGTGTTTCATTCGTATGACATCTCTTATTACTTCTATCCCAACCGGATTATTGATCCAGAACTTCCTGCAAAAAATAAGTTTACAAATTTCCTTCAGATCAAAACCTATCTCATGGATGAAATGAAGGAACCCTTGTGGGCGACCTTCATTGAATTCATCCAAGGCAATTTTTTGAAAAACAAAAACAACGAATTCCATCCACGTCTCGAGAATGTTCTTCCGTATTTCAAAAATTCGACCAAATCGATGTTTTCCTTTTACACCGAAACTACCAAAGAAGCACCGATCCCAACAACCATTTCTGTAATGACGAGCAGACCGGTCAACTCGATCTTGAAAGGGGTTGGACTACCACTGTACTATGTAGATTACCTCTGTGTGAAGAAGTCCCATCGCAAAAAGGGCATTGCAGAACAAATGATCCAAACCCACCATTACAACCAACGCCGATTAAACAAAGGCATTCAAGTCTCTCTCTTCAAACGAGAAGGGGAACTTACAGGGATCGTACCCTTGACCTGTTATGATTGCTGGGGATATTTTCTCGAGAAATTCCTTTATCGGAACGAGTTTAAGGTGAACGATAAATATTCTGTGGTGGAAATTGGAAAAACCAACATGCACATCCTTACCGATTACATGAAGAGACCCGAAACAATTGGACGCTTTGAAGTGTTCATTTACGACAATTATTCTTCCTTATTGGAAACCATTGCAACCAAAAACATGTATATCTATGCAGTTATCTCGAGAGAGACCCAAGACATCCTGGCCTTTTATGGATTCAAGCGATCATGTGTAACAATCAATCGGAAAGAAATCTTGACTTGTCATTTTACTTTGCAATCCCCCGGGACTTCTAAGGAATTGTTTTACTATTGCTTCTTGGATGCCATCAAATCGATCAACAAACAATTGACGGTTCCTTACCGGTTGCTTGCAGTAGAAAATATTACAGACAATCAAGTAATCATCCAACATATCGAGAAAGTATGTCGACCGTTTGTTCGATCTCCAACGGCTTATTTTCTGTATAACTACGTGTGTATTCCAGTGAAATCCAACAAGTGTGTGATCTTTCTGTAAACGGGGGTGGGAGTGGGAGGGGGTGAGTCAATTATCTTTATATTCTTTTTCTTTTCCTTTGTTCTATCTCACATATTTCCCAACTCTCGAGAAACTATCCACAATGAAAATTATAAAAATACCCAAAAAACAGTACATGATAATTTCTTCAATCGTGCTATTCGTTTTCACGTCTTGCTTTTCTTCCAAGAGGTGGATCATGTAATTGAGCTTTTCCACCAACATACCATCCGCGGCACCACCACCACTGCAACCACCTCCCCCGCCATACTCCGACAAGGAAGCAATCCCTTCTTTAAGTGGATTTTGTAATGCCTTTGTGGCATCTGGGGAAGTCGCTGCAAAGATCTTCGGGAGACTACCCACCTTGTAATTCGGGACTACTTGTTGATAATAATTGTCGACCACCTGTGGCGGATGATACGCATACTGAAGCTTGTTTAATTCATACGACGATTGATTTGACGAGTGATTTACACCACCATTCTGGGGAAGAGAAAAGGGCTCCGCCTTCTGGGGTTTCTTCCCCATAGACGAATTGGCAAAATTCTCCTTGTCCACAGTACGTTGCACACCAGCTGAACTCGGGGTAGGAGGCGGATTGAAGTTGCCTAAATATGTTGTCGCATCATCGTCATCCATCTCTTGCATCGATTTCAACACCGTCGACACTTTTTCATTTGAAGATGAAGACAAGCTAGAATAGTTCTTTTGAGTTTTTGTAAATTCACTCGATTTTTTTGTTGGAGGAGGAGGACGTTCTTTCAGTAGATCATCTAAACTAGCCGGTGTTAAAAGTTGAGACATTATTTATATATTATAAAAAAACAAGATATTATATATGAAAAAGAAACAAACAAACAACAACATTCATACTGGATCACCCACACTTTCTTTACCACAAACACCAACAACCACTAACCCAGTGACGAAACCCGGGTTTTTTGAACACATACACCTCAAAATTCTCGATATCAATGGCAGCAAGTTTTTCGCAGGATTGGTCATGATTATGTTAAATGTCGGATCCAAATTCATCCCCATTCAATTTAGCAAATCTGCAGAAGCATACCTCAAAGAATCAGTTAGCAAAGTCATCTTAGTATTTGCCATGTCTTGGATGGGAACTCGTGACATTTATACTGCTATTATCCTTACCCTTCTCTTTGTCATCTTTTCAGATTATCTGTTTAACGAAGAAAGCCTCTTTTGCATTGTCCCACACAACCAACGAATCTTAGAATCCATGAATGGGAACAACTCCACCAACAACACAACTTCCACTAACCCTACTCCCAACAACAACTCCAACAACCCGAGCAACTCAACCTCGGAACTTCACAAGACATTTTCCGAAGATCATTCTAAACAAACCCTTGAATTAATTGCAAACACAAGAAAAAAAATAGAAGCAGATAATAAATGAGCGATTTAAAAGAAGACTCGCCGCAGCGGACTAAGGAGTTGAATGATACGATTAAAGAAATAAGCAAACAAGTATCAAAAAAGCTTATTGGCAATAGAATATCTGACTACGGATTGGACAGTCAGAATTACAGATGGGACAGTCGGAACTATGGATGGGAAAGTCGGTTTGAACCATCCAAACGCTACATGTTGACTCGACCGATTACCTCAATTCCCACAAACGACCTGCTAGGCTCGACAAGAGATGTCTTAACTTCTTCGATGAAAAACTATATCTTTAACCAATCCTCAACAAGCTCTTCTTCTTCTTCCTCTTCTTTAATTACACCAAGAGTTGTCTTCTTGATTGATTCCTCTAAAAGCATGTATTTTTCGGAACCTTTTGCAAAGTTTATTTTCAATAGTTCAACCCTGACTCTTGAAGGGGGGCAATACATAAACTATGGGAAAACAGAGTTTAACATCTCTTCCGTCGTGGATATGAAACCATTGTTACAGGCGATCACTGACAAAGAAGGAAAAAGATCCGATTTACTCAAGGCAAATAATATTTACAACACTGAGAATCTATCTACTCTTACCGATGTCAAACAATTTCAAAAATGGGAAAAAACCCAACCCCCTGCTTACCTAACCACCGTCACACGCAATAATCAATTGTTCAACAATGCGATTCTTTGTGACAACATCAACGCCTTGGTTACTTTCTTGTTTCAAAAAGGAAACGTCATTGACATCAACCGAGTCAAATACAAAATCAAACAGTCCACATGGAACAAGTACGAATGCACCATTAATCCTTTTTCCTTAAACTACAAACCAGAATATAGCAAATATTTCAAGCAAAAATTCCATATGGAAGAAAACACACGGCAATTGTACAAGATACGCGAAGAAATCAAGTCTTTGAAATACAAATTAGACAGAATCGACCCAAACTATTACTCAAATATTGCTGTGCAATTACAACTAAACCACATGGAAGCATCTGAACTCTATCTGAGTGTCGAAATGATTTACAACGAATGGGTCACCATGAAACGACGCTTTACCCTGCCAGACATTGACACTAATACAAATATCGACGAAATACCCATTTTTACACTCCAAGACCTCGGCCATGTGTTTGAGGACGATGACAATCACGACCTAACTCATACAGACATCGACGTATTTATTACTGGCATTCTGAAAATGATGAGACAAATGTATTCCAGCTTGTATTATTTTACGCAAATGACGTTACACACTTTCAATATCGTCAATGAACAGAAAAATAGAATTTACGATAAAAATCAGTTAATGGAAATCACCAGACAATTGGAACAAATTCATATCCTTCAAAGCGTGGAAGATAAAAAAGGCTTTAGGCCCGTGCTTGTGTTTCCATCAACTAGATTCGACTCTACAAATTCCAAGATAAGAGAGATTCGAAATTTCATTGAAAAAGAAAAACATCTCCCCTTGATCTTGGGAACATTTTTAATTTTAGACATCTTATTTTCGATGGATCAGTTCTTTACAGTCTATCGAGATAACAGCAATAGAAAAATACTGTGTATAGCACCGGATATGTATGAAACAGTCACTAGCTTATTTAACTTTGAAACTTCTGATAACATCTACAATGAGTTGATGGAATTTTTAATTCGGACGAATCCACCCCAACCTTTTTCAGCAGAAACATTACATCGACGCAATGCAATGTCATATAATGATCGATTACGAAACACCTTTGGTATATTCTCCTACTTGTCTTATTATTCTTATTGTTTTAATTCCTTCCATAAACTAATTGATGCAGTCAGGTCCTTTGACGCCGGTCTGTTACAAAGCATATATGCAAATTTGGGGAAACAGTCTCAAGAGATCAAAGGAACGAAAGAAGAAACGCAAAGAGAACTCAAAGGATATCTTAACAGTTTACGGGAAAATGTAAGAGAGATATACATCCAAATGGCTTATGTATTCGACCCAGCCTTAACAATGTTTATCTCTTCACCCGTAAATTTAAATGAGATCATTTCACAGCCCAATTGGATGTTAGCATCAAAAAACACTCATCTCAATGGACTTACTGGATACACTTATCCTTTCCTCAATTATGCCACACTGCCCAATTTTAAAACACCCACCTTAAAAACAATCGATCGGGCAGCATCTGAAGCAAAATCGAAAAAGCCAGTACAAACACCACCACCTGCTAAGAATGACGTCGATGAACGTATAATACCAGAAGACAAATCCTCGGAACAAAAATCTGATCTTCCGCCTCCTGTTACTCAAGTTGTTCCTCCGACTAACCTTAACCCAACACGGGTTGATCTTGATAGTCCATCTGCAGAGGGAACCACATCAACTGCTACATCTATTCCACCTCATATGGGACAGGTGGGTGGTATCGGTGCGTTTGATACTTTTCGATACTCGGTTTCTTCTGCAATTCCCCCAGATGAAATGATTGATAAATTGGAAGCTGAATTCTTAAAAAAAGACAATCCATTAATTTTACCACCTATGCAAATAGACAATTTGTGTTTTAACAAAAACGTACGCATGACACAAGTCATAAAATCGAATACAACCACTACTAACGCATTTCTATACATAAGAGACCTGTCCGAATGGATAAATGCTGGGGATCGCTCGGGCCCTCCCGGTGGTGATGGACACTTGCCAACCCTGAATGAACCCATGACTGAGAATACCCGATTCATTGGAGGAGTCGGTGAAGAATTGCTTGATAATCTATCGGGTAGGAAATCGGAAAATAAAAACTGGGATGATGAAATGTCGAATGATGATGATTACTTTCATGATGAATTCCCGGATGATGTAGCTTTTGACGAGGAAATATCGAAGTTAAGTGATAATGATCAAAAGGAATTTGAGGAAATAGTTAAAAAGATTGCAGGAAAACATCGCGATTTTGATTTTGATCCGCGCTTTTTCCAAGAATTACTATCAGAGTTTAAAAAGCAAAAAGCCTTTGAAAAGGCAAAAAATAAAACCCCAGTTAAAATGGTGATCGAGGAAGAGACCCCAAGGGAAATTACGCCTTCCGAAGAAACGATCGTCAATTTATACAATACTTATTGTAAGAATATTCCAATACTATACTTGGTAAATAAGTTGACAGAAGAAGAAACTTTTAGACTTCAGTTTTTGGGGCAAAATACAACCGAAGGAGACAACAAACGAACAGAGATCAAGAATTGTTATTTGATCCTTCAAGAAGGGTCTGGATGTTATGTATATTATGACGTCACTTTTACTCCAAATGACCAGATTCCAAATTACGATAATTTAACCAGAAGTGAATGTGTAACGATACTCAAGCCAAGAGGACAAATGTCTTATTTACAGAGAGGCAACAGAAACGCCGACAACCTCTACTATGTCAAAGTAGATCTAACGGTTTATTATTCGAGCGAAAACAGACTCGAAGAGTTCCGTCAAGAATGTGATGAAAAAAAATCAAATTTATCTCGAGCCTACAAGAAATTACGGTCATACAGTCAAAACAACGTGTTCTTTAAACGACCTGATTTCTCCCCGTTAAAATCCAATGTGGAGGATATAAAAAAGCGGTTGAAGGATGCTTTAAATAAAAAGGAGGGTACGGGATTTCTGAAATTGGGACAAAATGACAAGGAAGGGAAAGGAGAAGGGAAAACAACAGATAGTGCCTTAGACAATCAAATATTATCTTACTTATCTACCGCATGGTCAGAGTTAAAGTTTCCTGACATGCCGACAAGCGAGGACTGGTCGACCATAATGCATAGGTTGGGCCTGGGAGAAGGTCATATGTCGACGCTACAAACAGTAATAAAACAATACACTCCAACGCTTCCGAGCATTTCAACCTTGAAGGCTCCAACGCTTCCGAGCCTTCCAACAACCTTTCCAAGCTTTCCAAAACTTACAACAACCTTTCCAAGCCTTCCAGAGGGAACCACCCTGTATCCGTTTGGCACAAAAGTACCCCCTTCCCCCAAGCCAGATGAAGGGGTGGAGCTCGGATCGTTAGAAAAACCAAGTGATGTTCCTCTGCCTCCACCAGGGATGTCATCCTCTGATGTAAGTGGACCGGCACCTTCATCAACCTCTCCCCCCCCTCCTGCAACAACAAGACAGTCAATTCTCAGTTGGTTTTCCAAGACATCCAAAAATACTTCTTCTCAACCAACAAACACAACCAGAAAAGCAAACAAGAATGGTGTGTTTTATTCTGATTATGGCAAAAACAAGTTATCTAAAGAAGTACCCGAAACCGGGAAGGGAACGACTCTGGCATCGACAGACTCCACTCCTCCACCACTGACAGAACCCCCTCCAGTAGCCCCTCCACTAGCCCCTCCAGTAGCCCCTCCTCTAGAATCGACAGACTCCACTCCAGTAGCCCCTCCTCCTCCGGAATCGACAGACTCCACTCTAGTAGCCCCTCCTCCGGCATCGACAGACTCCACTCCTACTCCTACTACTCCTGCAAATAGAAAAGTACCGTTTGAACCGTTTGACGTAATCTTCTCACCATCACCACCACCAAAAAAACTCCCTGCCACCACTCCACTAAATCCGACATCATCATCCACTATACTTACGGCACAACCTTTTCTACCTCAAAAAACTGGCGACGATGAGTTTTCACCCTTTTCATCTTCGAAGGCAAAAGGGAAACCGGTTCCTACTGGAGAAAAATCCAGATTAACTGTACCACCCGCAAATGAAGAATCTCCTGAAGGTACGTCTTTCCTCAGCCCTCTTGCCGGGTCTATATTCAGTTTCGGTAGTAACATTTATAACAAAATATTCAGTCAGATTGGAAATACCGTTTCAACGAACGAAAGCAGTCTCGGAAGTAGTCTTGGAAAGAATACCCAGACCGTCTCCAGAACACCATCCCCAACAGGAGGGCCATCAGCATCTTCAACACCATCTGAAACAGGAGGTCCATCAGCACCATCTGAAACAGGAGGTCCATCAGCACCATCTGAAACAGGAGGTCCATCAGCACCATCTGGAAAAGGAGGTCCATCAGCACCATCTGGAAAAGGAGGTCCACCAGTATCGCTACCCCCAACACCTGTAACAGGAGGTCCACCAGTATCGCCACCCCCACCATCTGAAACAGGAGGTCCATCAGCACCATCTGAAACAGGAGGTCCATCAGCACCATCTGGAAAAGGAGGTCCACCAGTATCGCCACCCCCAACACCTGTAACAAAAGGTCCACCAGTATCGCCACCCCCAACACCTGTAACAAAAGGTCCACCACCCAAAAGAAGGCTGGACCTATCTAAAGTACCGGCTGGGTCACTCCCACCCCCACCCCCCACAACCCCGACCACGACCACGACCAACCCACCTGTGTCACTACCCGTGCTACCTCCACCCCCACCGGTGTCACCCCCACTGGTGTCACCCCCACCTTCCACAACTTCGACCACGCCCAACTTACCTGTGTCACTACCGGTGTCACTACCTCCACCCACTGATACGACTACGACGAACCCACTCCTGCCGGTATCAGGGACCACCTTTGTTCCACCACCATTTTATTTTACAAATAAAAAAGACTACGAGATCGAGATAATCCCGCCGCCCCCATCTCCCGAGGGAGCAGCTTCCTCAACAGATCTTTCCTTACTAGATCTCCCTCCGATTGAGTCCTGGACAACCCCAGCAGAATCATTATACCCTCCAAATCTAAATTGGACAACGTACGATTCATTTCCTAAACTAAGGAATTCTCAAGCAACTTGTTATGCCAATTCGGTGATGCAAGTGCTTGGACATATTCCTCCATTCGTGGATATAATTAACCGGGATACCAAGGAAAATCTAACGGGAGAAAATATAAATGTAATGGGATTATTCAAAGATTTCATCAACACAATGAGTACCCGAGAGATTAGGCAAGATGTAATAGAAACAAAACAAATTTATGAGACATTATTCGGTGCAATTAACAGTAATCGTCGTATGAAGATTGAACTCGGGAGACACCAATCTGCCGCAGAGTTTTTGGTTGGGTTGGAGGAATATTTAGTTGACCAACTAACCCCAATTGATCCCAAAAGATATAAAGAATCTTTTGTAAGGCTGCCCCATCATGGACGGTTCTTCATTGACGATAGAGTACAACAAATCATAGACAAAGGTAAATTTACTCGTTTACAAGAAATTTTTTATGTTGCAACCATCCAAATTGACATAAATAGTTCTGGCAATGAAAGTATGAATTTTTACTTTGGTCCCTTCTTGTTATTACAGAGAAACTATAAAACCAATTTGATTGAATGTCTGCAGGAAGAAATCGAAGAAATAGGTCATATACAACGGGTAATCACTTTATACCATCTTCCTGAGATCCTAATGATTAATTTAAATCACGAATTTAAAGAAACTGGAATTGACTATCTATATGAAAACTCACAGGAATTTATGTTTCTCGTCCCAGTAATATTAGACCTCACTCCATATGTATTGGACCCCACCGAAAATTATGGTTACATGTATGAATTATTTGCTATAATTATCCGAACTGGAGGCACTACCGGATGTGGACATTATGTAGCAAGCGTACTCATAAATAATAGGTGGTATAAATTTGATGACAATCTCATTACCGAGATAGGAGGCAACCCAGTGGTAGACGGTTTCATTGTGAACAAAGATATGATGAATGGAGAGTTATTTTTTTACAAACGAATACCGGTAAGCAACTCACCTTCTATCTCGAGTTCTTCACTTGTGCCTCGCCCTTCAGAAAGAGTCACACCACCACCACCACCTCCGTCAAAAACAAAAGATAACAATTTGAAGACAAAGAAAAATAAAAAAAAAGGCGGCCACCGCAGGAAAAAAACCCGACGTCGCAGTCTGGCTCGCCGACGTCACAGTAGTCGTTCCCACACCAAGCGTTAAAAAGTGAGTAATCTTGCCCCGAAGCTTTTTGCGGGTTTGTATTTCAAAATGTCGAGTTCTTTTGCCGTGGTTTGGAAATTCCCTGGTCCATACACTTCTTGCAACAGAAGCCACTCAAACATACCTCCCAAGTAGACATAGACATTTGAGAATCCGAGGCTTTGCAATTGTTTGTATTTTGTAACAACGCTTTCGTCATTTGTATTTCTCCCATAGACAAGGATGACGACATCTTTTTGTTTTTTTGTGAGGAGATTGTTGATGAGTTCTTCTTCCATCGAGAAAGGGGTTGTTCCAAAGATCAAGCATGTTTCGTGGGTAGGCATGGTAGAAATAAGGATGGTTGTGTTTCTCTGGGCGATGGCTTGTTGCACATCCTCGAAGTTTGCCTTTTGGATTGATTGGTAATTTCCCATGAGATTTAGATAGAACAGATCGAGATAATATTACAAGAGTACTACAGTAATATTATTTTTTTTAAAGGGTTTAAAGGGAACGTCGAGAAAGAGAGGTTCGAACCTCCTCCACCCGCCAGTTAGTTGGGTTGGTTAGTTAAAGGAGATAACAATCTCGACATCTTCTTTCTTGATGCTTTTGATTGCAGAAATGGAAAGTTCTTCTCTTCGTTTCCTGGTTTTGGAATTGAGACTGGCTTGGTGGATGGTGGTGGGTGTTGTTGCAGGGGTTGTTGCAGTGTGTGTGAGTAAATTGGTTTCGTGTTCTTCAATGTGTATTCCCTTAAGATCCGCACTATTACTGCTGCGAGGCCCACTGGTGGTACCTTCTTCTCCACCGCCGGCTCCTCCGCCTCCGCCTCCGCCTCCCCCTCCTTGTTTGATATTTTTCTTGGACATGCTGTTGCGGTTCATCATGTCTCTCTCAATCTCATCATAATTGTCTTCAATGTAATCGATGATTTTATGTTCCAAGGCCCACTTGAAAAAATTGAGTTGTCCGATGGTGGTTTCGATCAATGTTTCGCCGGTTTCGTCATACGGGACCGTGATGCGTTCCCATCGGCAAAAGGGATCAAATTTTTTTTTGTTGTAGGCCTTGAGTTTTTGTTTGTAACCGAGATGAACTTTGAATCTTTCGCTGCCATTCTGAATGATGGTGTAATTTTTTTTGGCATAATTGGTGACGAACCAATCGATAATTCGTAGAGAGATTTTGGTTTCACTCTTGATGATTTTCAACATTTTGTGAAGGTTTCCATTTTGTCTGTAAAATTTCATTAGATCCGCGAGGATCAAACGATCTTGGCTTAAAATGGTAGTGGTGGACATTTTGTTTTAGTTAAAAAGATTTTTTTAATTAGTTTAAAGAGGAAATAAAATAAAGTTCAACAAAATTATAAAATGGACGATTTCAATCTATC